ACACCCACACCCACACCTACACCCACGCCAACACCCACGCCAACACCCACACCCACACCCACGCCCACACCCACACCCACACCCACACCCACACCCACACCCACACCCACGCCCACACCAACACCCACACCCACACCCACGCCCACACCAACACCCACACCCACACCCACACCCACGCCCACGCCCACACCAACACCAACACCAACACCCACACCCACGCCCACACCCACACCCACGCCCACGCCTACACCCACACCCACGCCCACGCCTACGCCTACGCCCACACCCACGCCCACCACACCTCCGCCAACAAATGCCGATATGCCAACAAGAGTAATACCACAGTCAGCATCAGCGAGTACACAAGCAAGCATCGGTTTATTACCACCTTTTCCCAATAATTATGATACAGGTGCAATGAACACCTGGATTACCAATAATGCAATTCCTTTCTCAAACGCAAACAGTGTAACACTTTCGCCCGTATCCAATACTACTACTGGTTTTAATCTTAATCTGTTCAGCAATTTGGGAATGATTGTTCCTGTTCCTCATGTCTTTGTTTCGTCAGTTCAAATGTACATTAATGTCACTAATCCCATTATTGAATTTGTGGATCCAAACAACGCAGTGATTCATACGATTCAAAACACGGGACGTTACACGGGAACGGACTTGCAAACATTTGATATCCCACATGTGAATATGGCAACAGTAATCAGCGTGAGAATTAGATCTGCTTCAATCATTGAACCCAATATCACTTGGTACGGTCTTCAAAGAGCGAATAATGGTAATGGTGCTAGTGAACTATTGTTTACGGGCAATTTTACTTTTGATACTGTGCCACTCATGCATGTTGACAATGCAAATGGAGTAACTAGCGAGTTGAATGTGACTATAGCGACCACTGGCGAAACTCAAATTACGTCTGGGTTTATCATTCAACCAAATCTTGAATACAACTTTAACCCATTTTATTTGACGATTCCGACATTTTCATTTACTGGATCAGGAACATCCACAGTTACACCCGTTCCTTTTACGTTACGATTAACTCAGAACGGTCCTGTGGTCACAACTGTCAATTTCAATCTAAACGCAGGAGCACCCTATCCAAATGGCATTGTCATTCCCTTAACTAATCCATCAGTCATTCCGACATCAGTAAGCAACTTAATTCACACTGTAACTCCCACAATTACAACATCTCCCTCATTTTTAAGAGGAACATCTACTATAGTCGGAACATTGACTTGTTCGTTGAACGGTGTAAGCAATTTGAGAGTTGTAACACGTGTCAATGATAACGGTGGGCTTGCGGTTCGTATATTTGGCACGGGTGTAACGATTGATCCATTATTTACGCCAGACAATATTGCGGTTATGTCACCTATTACATTTTCACCTAACAAAATGATAACCTTTCCAAATATTCGCACGGCAACTGATGTAATCGCTTCCAATACCATGTCATATACCATTATTCAATCTCCTAATATTGTCACTCTGCAACCAGCAACAAATGTTACCCAATCATTTAGTCTACTTAGTGCATTCACTCAAAATAATGCCACCATCACTGTGTTGGCACATTCACGTGGCGCTCGCGGGTTGAACCCCAGAAGCATATTTGTGCAACCTTCCATTTTCAATTATCAAAATCTTATCCCTGGACGTGTGGTTCCATTTGTCAATACATACAATGCGGCACCTGTTACCGTTACAGATAACAGCAACAACCCCGCATTAGCAGTAATGAACGTTACTTTTACACGGAACGTGGTTCTGAATTCATTGGATTTTGGATACGTTTTTGGAAGGTTTCTACCCGCATCAAATGTCACAGTTGCAGGATACGCTGCTACTAACATTGTCGGTGGCACCGCCACATTCACCATAACACTGACATCCATCCCGAGAATCGCTGGTGAACCCCCTATAACGTACGGCAGTGTTCAATTTGTGTGTAGGCCAAATCAGTTAGGTCCGACGAATGCATATCGTGCCATACACAATAATACTGAAAACCAAAACTCAACAAATGATGGCACCCTTCTTTCCATTCCGTTCACCACAACCGCCATGACACCGCTTCCAACATTTGTGAATTCGTTTACTCCATCAGTCGCTGGATCCAATTTTACATTCAATATAGGAGATCAGGTTCGCATTGAGTTTGCGTTTAATCAAGTTGGTAACCAATTCATTGCAACACCCATAGAACCCACACAATTTTTAGGTATTGTGCAACAACCAGAAATGTGCGGTGCATTAATGTGCACACCAAATCCTCCTCCTCCTCCTCCTCCTCCGGGCTCGGGTGCCACAGACCAAACTCCGACACCGCCGTCAAACCTTTGGTTTAGCACGAATAATGGGGAAATCAATTTGCAGACCCACACAGTTCTAACTGAAACATTTACGTTTGATGCACCCACAATTCTTCATGGTTTTCGTTTAACTTCTTTCCGCCTACAAGGCGTCACAGCAGTATTGAGGCTGCGAGTTACCATATTCAGAAACACTAATAATGTTTTTCAAGTGTACTTTGACTACAGTGATTGGCTTTTGTCTGGCACCACAGCCCCGCTGTTCATTCCATTCAGTTATGCTGAATTTGATAGGTATGCTCAAGCCAATCAAGCCAATCCAGAAGATGTCGTACGAATTGTTCCAACGTCCATTGTTTTCAGTCGTCCTCAGCACCCAATTTTCAATACAGGAGAATCATTACGGATGGAGATCTCCGTCACGACAGCCACGACACCGGGTGGTGTACAAAGTGCACTTTCACCGCAAACCATTGTATATAGAGGTAATGTTAACACAAACGCAATTGCCGGAAGATTGACCGGCATAATTTTGAGTACGCCCACTATTACATTTCCAACTCTTCAAATGGGCGAAGGAGACGGAGCAATCCGACCTGGAATTACTCCAGTTTTTGTGGGCATCCTCACGAATCCTTTCGTCGCTACCACCCCTACAAGAGATATTCCCATTTCAATACCTACATCAAACAGCGCCGGAGCGTTTACCTATACTGTTACATCACAATCAGTCAATCCATCTGCAGCATCTGGAGCACCTGCACCATCTATATCAACTATAGCTAACAATGCCTTCACAGCTCAATTTGCTAATAATATTAATTCCCGCTTTTTGATTAACGCTTGGCAAAGATCGTCAACCATATTCACTAACGGGTTGGCTACTTCCACGATTGACTACATAAACACTTCAGGGACGTTTGGTGCATACTCAACGTCACCTAGTCCTACTGCGGGTGGGGGTGGGCAGAATATTCAAATGATAAACAATCCCCGTCCTTTTGTTGCATGTATAATGGAAAACAGCGCAGCATTGCACGGATTCAGTTTTCAATTCTTTGGAGGCTATCAGGGGGGCGGGTTTAATTATACAATGCGTGTGTGGGTAACACGTGGATTTGTAAGACTAACACCTGAGTTAACAATAACCTTTACTACTTCAGTGGCGACGACAAACCGTAGTCTCCTTGATGGAACATTTGCTTACATTCCATTCCAACAAAATGTAATTCAAACTCCAACACATGTAAGCAATGTAGCGTACTCTGGATCACTTCCAATGGTTCAGCTAGGGGATTTTGTTAGGGTGTCTCTGACTGGTAGTAACAGTAGTGGTAATGGCGTCACCGCAGCCATGCTAACTACGCCATTGCAAACAACTTCTGGTGGCAACCCTGCTGGGCCTATGATGGGGTCATTACTTATTGATACTACAATTGGTAGACCAGCTATATTAGAAGGCCAGGGAGCTTTGGATATGCAAAACAACGGTATTGCTATTAATGCTAATTCTAGTATAGTGGTATTGAATACACAGATCAGCAATGCCAATATCGTGGCATTACAGTATATACGTTTGCCGATGATTGAGTTAGTGAGTACACCTCCTACACCTCCTACAGTAACGTCCCCGCACAGGATGCGGGTTTCAATATTTGTGTCTGATGGAGGAATTTCTATTTATACTTGTGAGATTGTCATATGCATTATTGCTCAACAAACATCAAGTGGTGGTTTCATTAATATACCATTCAATATGCGAATGCCGGCGCCCGCTGACTCCACCCCGGGTTTTTTCGTTGAGTCATTCAATCCAAGATTCAATCCAGATTTTTTCAATATACTTCTTGCTGATCCAGAAACTTCCACTGCAACACATTCATTCCCACGGATCATGCGGCGACAAGACCAGGGTAATTATACCTACACTGTTTCAGTCGAAAATATGGAATCTTCAAGACAGGCTATACTTAGGCAGACATTAGTGTTGGGAACTAATATAGCTTGCACACTTGGTTATATAAATCTTCCAATTTTCTAGTCAATCAATAGACAATAGTCAATAGACAATCATCAAAATAAATATAATGATATGTATAATTATATCATTATCGCATTCATTCATTCATTCATCGTATTAGCATGGCATTTACTCGCATTCACGACGACCCTTGCCGCATTGCCAAGGAAGTGCAGGAATCCACGGGCGCTGGCCGATATGCGCTCAACGTGCCCGGCAACGGCGACAAGCCCTGCTACATGGAGGACCCCTGCATTCGGCTGCAAGGGTGGGGCGGCAACTTAAGGACCAACGTGGTTGAACTGGAGAACGACCTGCGCGGGCTTAATATGCCGCTGTCGCGTGACTGTACGAATTACCGAGTCAGCGCCGCAAAGGTGGGCGACGCCCCCATTCAGTATCCCACCTGCACGCCGTTCGTGGAGCAGCCGCGTGCCACCCATCCCGCGTGGACCGCGCGCGATTTAGAGCAGCCCAATTTCTCTTATTTGCCGCTGAACCCGCAAGAAAACGTGTGCATCCCCTTCCAAAACAACTTGAGCACGCGCATTCTGGAGAAGGACTATTTCAGAACACCTACGGTTTTCCGAACCTTTCCCTGCAAGGAGCAAGGCACTTAATGGCTCTTGTGCTGTGTGTTCCACTCCCAGATGCATGACATTTTTTCACACTGTATTATATCAATTGTCACAATAATTTGATTTTATACTATGAACACGTTATCAAACCCGTTTCTAAGCGCGTCAATGCACCCCCGGACCCGCAAGCGCGCCCAGGGTCTGCCCCTGTTGAAAAACACGCACGTTTGCGGAAAGACGCATGAAAAGACGCTCGGAAATGAGCTGTCCGTGTCCATGGACACCGTGTTTGAATTGAACGCCTTGACGCTTCCCTTTTTCATTTCAAAATTCAACTACAACAACGGGCTTTGGTTCAAATTCATTGTCGTGAATTACGATGGTCGCCATCGCGTGTTTGTCTGCAATGGCTCGCTGATCACCCGGCATTCGGTGATTTACATTGAAGCCATGATGGAGTTGATTAAGCGGAAGCAGGAGCAGGAGCAGGGACAGGGGCGTGATGCAAACTACGAGAAATTGATGGAGCTGTACGACTACATTACCGCGTGCAAAACGTCAAAAAAGGGGCTGGCCGGTTGTCCCGACATCAAGCGCGCGCAGACCCGGTTCAGCGCGGAGTTCAAGAAGCATTTCAACTGCATGGAGGTGCTGTCGGCGGGATCGGGCACCGTGTTTTACGACATTGCTGATTCCAAAATCACCATATGTTTAAACACCAAATCCGGGCACTATCGGCCCACGCTGAAACACATTGATTTAGCGAAAGAGGTGGTGGAAACCATTGTTAAAAACGCCCGCCTTTCGGGTCGTTTGGGCAAGTACGACATTGGCGTGATGTCGCAATACAAGCCCCGGAAAAGCACGTTGAAACGCGTGTTCGGCGCAACCAATGCGCACAAGCTGGGCATGTGCGTCCCCCTCCATCCATGAAATAATAAAATAGTAGAGTGTAATTGCATAATAAACCCATACGGATATCTATGGCGTGCAAAACCATCACCGTGCGCAAGCGTGCAGGAAAGCAATATCTCATTCATTTTGCGGGCGGGGCGGCATTCGTCGTGCGCGTGTTTGGCAAAGTGCTCACCGTTTACACCAGCAAATACGCTCCGGACATCACAGCAGACAAGCAGGTGTACCGTGCGAACATCAAGAAGCTGTTTGTGCCGTCCAGCTTGAAGCCGGGCGTCCGGTTGCCCGCTCGCACATTGAGTGGAAAACCGTTGAAGGACGTGTGCGACATTGGTGAAGCCGGAAACTCGCTGCTCGCGCACATTGGGTCCAATGAATCCAAATTCAAATACCTTTATATCGGCCACGACGTCGTGGAAGTCACGCTGGACGAACCCGTGGAACAGTATTATTCGGAACTGGTGTCGGGGTTTGCCGGCAATCCGTTCTTGAAGGTGGCGGCCGACGCACCGCTGGCGTACGCGGTCACCAAGAACTACGTGTACTTCTTTCACACCATGAAGCGGTTTGATCGCGCTGCATTCCCCCGCCTGCGGGACGTGGTCCCCCCACTCAATCCAGCGACCGATTATTCGCCCGCCGTGAAGACCGCCATGCGAAAGACGGCCAAGCGAATCATTAAGACGATTTTAGTTCCGTTCTCCAGCCATTAGCAATTATTAGTGAGTTGAAATACAAATAAAAAGTATATTCATATATTAGTATTTATCATTACATAATATATTCACACCTTCCTTACAGATCATGGCTGAACTTGCGATTCCTCTCATCGGATTGGCCAGTGCATACCTTTTATCCAATCAAAGAAAGAACGACGGCGGACCCAAACCTTTAGCTGCCTCTAATCCCGTGAAAGAGGGCTACGTCAACATGGGCAAGCCGGTCAATTCCATGCCCAACGTGTCGGTTCCGCCCGACAACTACCCCGTGTTCAAGCCCAAGACGGGCTACGACGCCAACGAGTACTCCAACTTCCCGAACCCCAACGCCGCCACCGACAAGTACTACGAGCAGTCCGTGTTTGAGGAAGTGGCCAACGGCGGCCCTGACTTCGGCGGCAAAACGCAGTTCGGCGACGCCTACCAGCAGCGCCGCCAGGTCATGTCGCTGACGGGCAAGCCCATGGACGCCGCCGACTTTAAGCACAACAACATGGCGCCCTTCTTCGGTGCCAAAATCCGCGGGCGCACCACGGACGCCAACGTGCACGAGTCCGTGCTGGACACCATGAACGGCGCCGGGTCGCAGTGGGTCAGCAAGACGGAGGTTGCGCCGCTGTTCAAGCCGCAGGAGAATTACAACTACGTGTACGGCACACCCAACACGAGCGACTTCATGCAGTCGCGCCAGATGCCGTCCAGCAAAATGTCCAACGTGAAGCCGTGGGAGGAGGTGCACGTGGCGCCGGGACTGGACAAGGGCTTCACCGACGCCGGCAGCGGCGGCTTCAATTCCGGCATGGACGCGCGCGACAAGTGGGTGGACCGCAACGTGGACGAGCTGCGCGTGAAGACGAACCCCAAGCTCACGTTCGGCCTGGAAACGCACGAGGGGCCCGCGTATTACTACATCCAGAACGCGCCCAGCGCCGCCACGCAGGGCAAGGTGGAGAAGTACCTGCCCGACACGTTTTACTTGAACACGCCCGACCGCTGGCTCACCACCACGGGCTTGGAAAAGGCGCAAACCGCGCGCGCCATTCAGGCCGACCGCTTTGTGAACCGTCCCTCCACCACGTCGGAGTACTTTGGCGCGGGTGCCGAGCAGAACGGCGCTGCCACGTACGCTGCGCCCGCAGTGGAGCCGTCCAAGCGGCAGCAAGTGGACCCCACCAAACATCACGCCATCAACATGGCGGCGTCGGATCAACGCCCCGCATCCACCGGCGATCACGGGCGCACGGGGTTCAAGTTGCTGCACAACAATCGCAGCACCACCGCGCACGCAGTGGCACCGGGCGGCGTGTTTGGCGCCATTCGCGCCGTGGTTGCGCCGCTCCTGGATGTGGTGCGCCCGTCGCGCAAGGAGAACGCAATCGGCAACCTGCGCGCGTATGCGAATGCAGGTACGACGGTGCCGGCTGGCACGGTGTTCAATCCCGCCGACCGCCTGCCCACGACAATTAAGGAAACCACGTCCGCGTTGCTGGATTTCAACCACTTGAACTTTGAGCGCCAGACGAACGCGGGTTACCAAGTGGCGGACCAGCAGCCCGTGGAGAACCAGCGCGACACGACCACCGACGTGGAGTACATGGGGTCGGCGGGTGGCGCAGGGGCGCACATGGGCAACCAAGTGTACGACGCCGCTTACAACCAGCGCAACAACTGCAACAAGGTGCAGACGTCGTGGACGAACCAGGGCAACATGAGCCTCGCGAATCACGACGTCAATCTTAGCGTGCGCAAACCGCACGCGAATGCGTGCAACTACATGGGCGCCGCTGCTCCCGGCCCCAACACCGTGAACATGCCGCCGTCTGTGGAAACGTACGGCAAAATGCGCATGCCGCAGGACTACCCGCGCAACGCCATTGAGTGCGAGAGAATCAACCCGGAAATTTTGGACGCCTTCCGCAACAACCCGTACACGCAGAGCCTGAACAGCTACTGCTGCCGATAAGGGGGAACCAAGGTTCCCCCAAACCCCTCCTTATCTAAGCGTAGCACTAAGCGTAGCGATAAGCGTAGCACTAAGCGTAGCGCTAAGGGGGAACCTATCTAAGCGTAGCGCCCCCAACCCCTTCCTTAACCAATTCACTAATCCAAACCCCTCCCCTCTTTATTATGAGCGGCCCGATTCATTGAAAATAATTATATTCACAAATATATAATTATATAATAGGTTTGTCTCCGAACTGAAACACATGAATTACTTTGTTTTGTTTAGCGCAATTATCATTGCTGTGAGCGTGGTGATCTTATTGTTGCCTTCATCCAATGCAGAAGAAGGGTTCGCCACGCGGCGCAGAGGCGAAAAAGCAGAAGCAGAAGCAATATCAATGGCAGAACCATCTGCTGCCGGACAGCGCAACGCATCGGGCAATGCTGGCAGCGCCGATGGCAGCTCAGACCATGACTTTTTGCTGGACAACCTGCTCATGAAACACGACAAACTGGCCGAGGGGTTTGAAAACCGCGAAAAAAAACCCCAAAACACAGTGTCGTCAACCACTACGCAAAAGAAGGGCATCGCATCCACCAGCGGCCGATACAAAGGAGACCGTGTGAGGATACCTGTTGCGGGTTGCAACAAGGACAAGTGTATGGAAATTGGAAAAACGCAATCCGTGTTTGACCCCATGGCAGCAATTGATGGCAACTGTGTTAATCCCACGCTGCCAAATGGCGACCCCGACTACAGCATAAAATACTGCGCTGCGTTTCGTCCAAAGGATGACACGATGGATGCGCAAGAGTGTTTGACATGCGGTTACTACACATACGCGGCCGATTGCTTAAAGTATGCGGATCCAAAAGACCCCGACAAATGCACCCAGTACGGTAACTACACTTTTCAACAACCAACCGGGACCAGTGAAAATTACTTGACATGCGATACGGACGACACCGTGTGTAAATTGTTGGCACAACAATTTGGCGGTGGTGGCGACCAAGGACAAGGACAAGGCTCATCCGGTCCCATTTGTTCAGAAAGCACTTGTCAAACAAATACGATCACAATCGGTGATAACCAGTGTGTGATTCCAGGGTGCTATTCTGCGGATGACGGCATGATGCCGTATCCCAATGATTTTTATGGAAACTCAACCATTAATCCGTGCATTAATGACCCAACGAATGGGTTCATGTGTCCTGCAATCACATCCGGGACAACTTATGACAGTGGAGGCGGGTCTACTGATCTGTGCTACATGACCAACACAAATACAAACCCCGCACTTCCTCCAAACTACATCATTGATCGCTCAAAATTTGTTCCAATGGACACGGTGTGCTCCAACGACAAGCAGAAATCCAAACAACTGTTTGTGCCGGGAAAAGACGCGCCCATTGACGACAATGACAATCACATAAAGCGTCGCTCCGCATCCAAAACGGGCGCCACAACGTCCGCCATCCAGCACCAGCACCAGCACGGGGGCGCAATCAACGTGTATCATTATCATATGAACTCAACCGGCAGTAAAAACACGAAGGACGGCAAAAACAGCAATACCAATAAGAACCAGGGATACATGGAACCCGAAGCGGGCGCATCAGTTCTTGGCTTTTTATAATTTTTGTTATCGTATCGTTCCTTATCGTATCGTTCCTTATCGTATCGTTCCTTATCGTATCGTTCCTTATCGTATCGTTCCTTATTCGTTCCTTATCGTATCGTTCCTTATCGTATCGTTCCTTATTGCATGAGTCCCATCATTTCCGCCTTGTTGATGTGCGTCTCCTTCGCAATGATTTTCAGGATTTTGCGGTGCGCGGCTTCGTCCTTCTCAATGTTCTTGTACAGCTCCTTGCAAATGCTTTGATACTCCATGTGCATTTTCTCCTTGTTCTCCCAGCCCGGGTGAGCCTCCATCCAATCCTGTATGACGCGTGTTTGATAGCACGACGTCATGTAAATGAACTTCTTCACCTGCTCGTGCATGTCGTCCTTCATCCATTCGTCGCTTTTGATGTACATGGTTTCGCGTTTGGCGTCCGTGCAGTGGATCGGCCGCAGGTGCACGTCCATGCCCTTCAGGTTGTTCACAATAATGGAGCCCACGCCCTCCACGATGCCGTTGGTCTTCGTGTACTCCAAATCCTGCAGCGTGATTTTCAGCGTTTTCACAAAGTCGCTCAGCTTGACCGCATCCTTGCACTCCGTATTCAAAAACACCTGCACGTTGAACTGATTGTTGTGGTTAATCGTATTATTTGTGTGCGTGACATGCGCCACTTGTGCGGGGTTTTCTTTCATTGTTTCAACAAACGTGGTCAGCATATCCTTGTGCATTTTTATCATGGATTCCATAAACGTGTTCATTTCGACTGTCGGCTGACCATCTTTTTTTGATGTTTGCTTATGTTTTTCAGTTTCACAATGCTGCACATAGTGGCTCTTTTTGTTGCAGTGATAGCTGCATGCGTCGCAAACAAACTTTGCCTTATTATATACTTGTTTGTGTTTTTCGGTTTCACAATGCTGCGCGTAGTGGCTCTTTTTGTTGCAATGATATTCGCATGCTTCGCAAACATACTTCGGTGGTTTGGGGTCCATTGCAAAACACTTTGAGAGAGTTGTATATAATAATGACAATATTAAAATTTATGCTTTAAGCATTTTCCACGCTGATTTGAATATTGTCTGCGGGTAAATGGTCTCGGCCTATCGCGAGCCTATTTTAGGCTTTTCCCCTAGGTATCGGTGACTATTTTAGCCTATTTTGCCTATTTTTATAGTGAAAAAGAGCCTATTTTAGCCTATTTCGTAGGCTGTTTTTTAGGCTCTTGTCCCCCAAAATGCACGCATTTTGGTGCCTTTTTTTAAGTTTTTTTTGGGCCAAAAAATGCGCCGTCGTGGTGCCTTTTTTTAAGCGCTGCATTATGCTCACGTTTTTTAATACAAAGTTGGTTGAATAATTTTGTTATTTTTTCGATTCGAATTTGCACAAGAGTCGAAAAAATTTTGAGAAATGGACAAGAAAAGTATGTCCAAAAATGAGATCGACGAAACACTTTTGGGAAAATTCGACGCGTACTAGGTAATTTGCGGAACTTTTTGGGGCGATTGGTGGTGAGACCATGCATGCAGTGCCCGTTTGAAAAAATATGGTGTTTCCGATTTTCGTCTAGAGAGAAATTGTAACATTTTGCGGCTGGTGCCTTTTTTTAAGCTCTCGTTTGGTTCATTCCCAGATGATGACGGGGCCGCCGGAGGGCCACTCGGCGTAAGGGACCGCCTTGCTCGTGGACTGTGTTAAATTAACTAGTTTTTGCAGCGCGGCTTTGCGGCGTTCCAGCGGGGTCTGGCTGGGGTGCGACGGTTCGCGGCGCGTGAGCTGTTTGAACCGCCATTCAAATTGGAGGGCGGATTGCCATGTGGGGAAGCCGGTCACGTGACATGCGCGACGCCATGTTTGGCCGCGGGCCACTCGGGCGCCGGTGGCGTGCGCTCCGCCTGCTAGCTCCTTATTGTGCTGTCTGAGTCGGCGTTCCAGATTTACGGTGGCGCCCACATACGTGGCGCGTTTGCAGGATGATTCCAGTAAATACACGAAGAATTCATTGGATTTTTCGGATTCATTTTCCGTGGGTTCCATGGGTTCCATGGGTTCCATGTTTTCCATGTGCTTGTTTAATGTATTCAATGTAGCTCATGTATCTATGTCTGTATAATAAATAAATGAAAAAAGTGTAGTATTTTTTTCATTCACAATTGTATTGGGGTTGGGTTATTGGACTTACCTTGGGTTATTGGACTTACCGTCTGCTTGACATAGTTCGGCTGGGCGCGTCGTCCGATTCAAATTGGTCAAACTCGGGTTGCGAATCGGGTTGCGAATCGCCAACCGCGTCGCTCTTGACATTCTCCCAGCTGTGCGCTTGGCAGTCTGTTGTTCGGCCCAGAGACGGTGTTTCCGACAGGACGATGTCGGATTCGTTGAATTCGGTGCTTTGAGTGTCGCCCGATACGCAGCGCCCTAGGGCACGCCTGCACACCTCGTACGCAACCGGGGTGTTTTCGGAATCGTGCTGAATGGAGTGCACGCGGTCCAGCCCCATGTCGCTTGCATTGCGCATGGTTGACGGGTCAGAACCAACGAAGAGCACCGAATGCATGGGGTTTTTCTCCTTGTTCTGAGCGATCATTGTGTTCACGTCGGACAGGCTGTAGTTCCTGGAATCGTTGTTGTGGCCGTCCGTGAAGATGTACGTGGTTGCGGGAACCCCTGCGCTCTCCGTGTTCATGCGGGTGATTGCAATCGCGGCTGCATCCCACAGCGCCGTTGATCCATCGCATTTCAAGTCGGCAACTGTCATCACCGGCACATCGTGCACCGGCATGCTGGGGCCGATGCTGATGTTGTCATGCGACGAGAACTTGATGACGCGGATGGTTGCAGCGTGTTTGCATGGCGCAGCGTAACGATTTTTGAGGTCGCCGACGATTTCATTGATGCCGTTCACAACTGAGCGACGCTGTTCTTCCATGGAACCGCTCACGTCCTGCACAAAGATGACGTTCATGTCTTTGACAGCAGCAGTCACTGCCACACTGTCCGTTTCAACTGCGGCGGCGGGGTCCGAGTCAGATGTTGGAGTCGTGTCATCCTGAATGATGGGTTGCAAGTCGGCGTCGTTGGTTCCGGTTCCCTTGAGGTTGTCGTCGTTGTTGTTGTTGTTGGTGTCGTTGTTGATAATAGTAGCGGCCATCGTTGTTGTTGTTGTTGTTGTTGTTTGTAACTTGATCGGTAAATGGATTCCCAAAAAGAGCTTTCAATTTTTTTTTTAAATCCAGAAAATAAAAACAATAAAAAAAATAAACATTTAATTTTTAATTGCATTTGCACAGAGCAAATTGTCACCAATCACCCACTTCATGGATGGCTTGTGCCAAAAGTGTTTATAATACACGACTCCGTCGGTCAGCATTGCGGCAACGTAACTAAACGAGCTGGCTGATGTGACCAGCGCATCCGCAAAAACCAGTCCATTGAACGCGTCTTCCACCGATTCATCCAAATGCATGACAACCTCTGCTGCACGCGTTGCGGAAAAATTGGTGAATTCGTGGTTGGCGCCCCCCTGCGAATGAATGTGAAACCGAACCGGTTTTGTGCCGGTGTACTCCTCAAGTATGAATCGCATGACATTGAGGTAGTATGCGGTCGGTTCATTCGTGCGCTTGTGGACACGCATGTCATGGGCGCTGTGTTTGCGCACATGAACCGCCACATTGTAAAATGCAGTGTCGTACGGCGTTGTTTTTCCTTCAAAGAACAATTGTTTTATCCATTTGAATGCATTGGTTTCCAGCAATCGTGTCAAATTTTCTTCGCAGAACGCATAATTTTCAGTTCCTTTGTACCAAACGACGTGAATTGGTTTGGGCGCATTAAATTTGGCATACAAATTCATGTAACGAATCAATCTATTAGAAAACGTGGGGTCATCACTGTAATTGTGTTCAAACTGCATGCGCACAATGTTGGATGGGAACACGTATTGCACACCGGGTGTCATCGCGGTTGTGTACAATATGTCGAATATTATGTTTTGAAATTGTGCTCCAAACCCATCGGTTCTCGGCTGGGACGACACCACGCGCGTCATCATTTGTCGCTTGGTTTGCATTTAAACCATTGATTGTTTTTAATTGTTTTTACACCTTTACTCATTTGCGCGCGCTGTGATAGTTTTGAACGAACCACTGCACCGTTTCGCGGATGCCCCGGCGAATGGGGGTGAATGCAAACGGCGCATCGCGACCATAGAGGCGCTTGAATTTGGCGTTGTCCGCCGTTTTTTTGAATTGGCCGTCGGGTTGCGCGGTGTCATACACAATGTCGTTGTCCAGGCCGATCGCGTCGGCAATGTGGCGCACCACATCGGCAATGCGGATTTCATCGGCGGGATCCACCGAAAGAATGAGGGTGCCTGTACCGGCACCGGCACCGGCACCTTTGTCCTTGTCCGCAGTTGCGTCATAGTGTTCCAGCGTCCAAATGAGCAGCAGTGCCAGGTCGCGCGAATAAATGAACTGCCGCAGCGGTGCACCGCTACCCGCAACCACCAGCGGCACGCCCTGCTGCTTGGCCAAATAGCACTTGTGAATCAGCGCAGGAATCACGTGCGCATCGTCCAAGTTGAAATTGTCGTGCGGACCATATATGTTGGTGGGGATGACGCACGCGTAGTTGCGACCGTGCTGTTCCCTGTAGCAGCGCGACTGCACTTCCAGCATGCGCTTGGCATGCGCATACGCTTCGTTGGATGCGTGCGGCGGGCCGGCGTGCAGCATGGACTCGTTAATTTGTTCCGTCTTCGTTTTGTCGTCCGGAAAAATGCACGTGGATAGGCAGCTCACCACCTTGGACACCCCCAATTCATGGCACACGCGCAGCACATTCATGTTTATCCGCATGTTGGTTTCAAACATGTCCACCTTGCACCGCATGTTTTTGAACAGACCGCCCACAGCCGCTGCCAGGTGAATGACCGCGTGCGGCGCAACCATGCGGAAATATCGCAAGGTGGCATCATAATCGGTTAAATCACAGTCGTGCGAAGACGCGAAAATAATTTGGTACTTCAATTCAGGTCCGCACACGTCGCGCAGCGCGGACCCAACCAGTCCGGATCCGCCAGTCACCAGCACACACAATGGGGGAAGGGGGGGGTGCGGTTGCAGTAAGCCAATCGCTGGCATGGATGCGAGAGATGATGGATGCATAATGTGATGCATAATGTTTTACATTTAACTAATTTAAATGAATTAATACATTACAATCATAATTGGTTATGAGTGAATTAGTGTCCTCTCTCTCAACTATGTCACAGCCAATGCAGCAACGGATTGCATTCATCACCGGCATCACCGGTCAGGACGGGTCCTATTTGACCGAGCTGCTGATAGGCAAGGGCTATTTGGTGCACGGCTTGATCCGGCGCTCGTCCACCATCAACACGGCGCGCATTGCGCACTTGTTTCATAATCCCGCCCTGAAGCTGCACTACGGTGACATGACGGACGGTGCGTGTCTGTACAAAATTTTGAACCACATCAAGACGACGCACCCAGCGATGGAGCGCCTGGAGATTTACAACCTGGCCGCGCAGTCGCACGTGAAAATCTCGTTTGAGATGCCGGAATACACGGCCGACACGGACGCATTCGGCACGCTCAAACTGCTGGAAGCGATCCGTAATAACAACCTGGATTCGGTTGCCCGGTTTTATCAGGCGTCCACCAGCGAGCTGTACGGCAAAGTGCAGGAGATGCCGCAGCGCGAGACCACGCCGTTTTATCCGCGCTCGCCGTACGCGGTGGGCAAGCTGTACGCGTACTGGATCGTCAAAAATTACCGCGAGGCGTACGGCATGCACGCGTCCAACGGCATCCTGTTCAACCACGGCGGCGTGCGCCGCGGCCACAACTTCGTGGAGCGCAAAATCACGCTGGGATTGGGAAAAATTCTGCGCGGCGAGACGGACCGGCTGGTCATGGGCAACATTGATTCGCAGCGCGACTTGGGCAGCGCACAGGATTACGTGGAGGGCATGTGGCTCATGCTGCAGCAGGGCGCGCCGGACGACTACGTGCTGGCCACGGGTGAAACCCACAGCGTGCGCGAAATGATTGAGCTGGCGTTCGGCATGGCCAACATCCGAATCAAGTGGCGCGGCACGGGCGCCGACGAGGTGGGGTACGACGAGGTCACCGGCAAAGACCTTGTTTTCATTGATCCAAAGTACTACCGGCCCACGGAGGTGGACGTGCTGTGGGGCGACGCGTCCAAGGCGGCGCGCGTGCTGGGATGGCGCCCGCGCACCTCGTTCCAGCAGCTCATTGCGGACATGGTGCAACAAGACACACAAGCCGCGTATGCAATCGTGTAAAGAAAAATGAGAAAATGAATGTGGAAATAATCATTGGAAAGAATTAGTGTATTCATGCAAAAATTGAATTAGACCGTGCTCTAGTTTGAATGGTATTAATGTATCATTCAAATCAATGTTGAAATCAATATTGAACCGCAAGCACGCGCTCACCAATTTAACGGACGCGGAGTTTGAAGCGCTGCTACCTCAGCTGGCCGCCGAACTGGAAGCCAACGGGGTGCTGCGTGAAACATATGCAGACGCCGACATACAGAAGGACTGGGCTCTATTATTAAAAAAGGACGCGACCGTCAATGCCATGACCATTTCGGCCACGGAGGTGGCGGGCATGAAGGTGCTGCGAAAGCACATGCAGCACTTCCACGCCGTGCGAAATTACAAGGGGCACTCCGTGGAGTCGTTGTGGACGCAGCCGTGCCTGGAAAAGGCGCTGCGTTTCAACCGCGCACAGCACTCCACGCCATACGCGTCCGAAATCATTCGCTCGCTGTCATTCGCCAACGGGCTGGGCAAGGTGACCATGTACCGCCCGCTCATGGCGAAAAAGGTGGTGGCTTACCTTGCCACCAAGGATGCCATGACGGACGTGCGTGTATTGGACGTGTGCGCGGGCTGGGGCGGCCGAATGATCGGCGCCAAAAGCGTAGAAAGCCCCTCCTTTGCGGGGGTCTCCCCCTCCGTTGCGGGGGGTTTGAGGGGGGAGCTCGTCTCCCCCTCCTTGAAGGTGCATTACACAGGTATTGACCCCTGCGCAAAGACGTATGCGGCGCTGCGTGCCATCCGCGACGAGCTGGGGCTCACCAACGTCACCCTTATTAACAAGCCCGCCGAAGTGGCGTTGCAACAATCGCTTGGCACTTATGACATTGCGCTGACGAGCCCGCCGTATTACAACCTGGAACTGTACTCGGACGAGCCGACGCAGAGCGTTCATAGCGTCCAAGTGGGTGGCTACCAGGCATGGCTAAATGACTTCTTAAACCCAGTCATCGCCGGCGTGATTCGGCTCGGCGTGAAGTACAGCTGCTGGAGCGTGAAGAACTTCAAAACCGACAAAAAGTACGACCTGCTGGACGATGTGATCCGGATTCACGGCGAGCACGGGTGGCGCCTTTTGGACGACACGGTGTTCACGATGGCCAACAGCCGGCGCCCGGGGCAAAAAGCCGCAAGCGATCAGAAAAAAACGGAGGAATGCACATATGTATTTGTGCGCGCGACATGATTGATACAGCTAACGAAGCTTCGCAGTTCGCTTGCTTTTTCTCTTCTTATTGTCGCTTCTCTTAGTTCCGCTTCGCTTAGTGCCGCTTCGCTTAGTGCCGCCATGGCTCTTGCGTCGTGTTTTGTGTTGCATTGATCTAACAAACCGCTGTATTTTGGTTGCTGCGCTGGCGCGTTTTTTTGTTCTGGTTCTGGATCTAACAAACCGCTGTATCTTGGTTGCTGCTGCTGATTCGACTTTACGTGCTTCCCGTTTAATCCAATCCATCAGGGGGCGGGGATAGTCTATCCGACAAAGTGGGCATGTGTTGAGTTTCATTGATGCTGCCGCGAGTATGTCTACTGGATGCCATAATTGAACGTCGGCGGTTTGATCCAATTTTAAACCGAAATGAAGCAGGTGAAATTTGCGGGTATTTAAATCAATCACATCCAAACTAATGGGATCCTCCAGTTTTTGTAAAATTCCTGCTTGAATTAACTGTCTGTATTGTTTGGGGGACACAATGCAGAATGAATGAAACGCATGACTGAACACGGGCAATGCAACAGCAACATTGATGCTCAACCACATGATTGATCCAAAACCCACTGGCATGTTATCCTCAAAATCCCCTTCATATGTAAGATGGTGGCCGCTGTTTGTCACTGACATGTCTTCACTATGCCCCACTGCCTTCTCGCCATCATGTTTGAGATAACCAATGAATTCACGATTCACGCCATTGCTATACAATATTGAACCGTCAAAATGGTGATCATTCCACATACCATCATAGATTGTGCCATTTGGCACTTTCATTGTGCCTTTGCCGTGTAAAAAATCATCTTTCCAGGTTCCGGTGAAAAGCACGCCATCCTCATACAACTGACCTGTTCCATTGCGTGTCCCATCCACAAAATCTCCCTCATACCATCCGTTCCTATCAATTCCTAGGTGCGTCATTCTGCCATGTTTGAAATCGCCCTCATCATTGAATGTTCCATGAAATTCCACACCGCCACTAAACGTCATTGTGCCTTCCCTTGCATGCCCATTTGCATGAAAAAATCCGGTAAATACACATTCATCACCTGCATCACCTTGATAACGGGTGCCACTTAGCAGAACACCGTCGTGCCATGTTCCTTGAATGCGTAAATTGTTCGTTGCATCATTCGGGTCATTGTACGTGTATTCACCTACTCCGTGGGGAATTCCATTTTTGATTTCCCCACTGTATACCCCGTCTATGCCCATGTAATCGTAAACCATGCCATCATTTCCCGTGGTTTCCATTTTGCGTATACGTCCACCTATAATACATGCGTACAATTTATTTTGGAAGAGCGCTGACAAATTTGCGCAAGCACTCCAGACCGTGAATCGGCGTCAGGTACGGCATGATGGCCGATTTCAGCGTCCACCAGCCCTGTTTGCCTTGGAACGTGACGACCTTTTTTTCCCGCAGCTCGCCCATAAGGAGTGCCTTTGAAATGCACCATACCTTCCATTCGTGGAAATCTAGTATGGCCAGCATTGCAAACTCGTAATCATGCTCGGGTTCCAAATGCTGCCACCGACACTCGTCGTTTCCTGCCCAGTATCGGGCGCATTTGATTTCGCATTTGCGACCCTCAAACACGCCGTCGTTCTGGCTGGACGTTCTTGGCGCCATTTGAAACAGCTCTGCCATCATGGCTTCGCCCACGGTGCCGAACGGTTTGGAGTCCAGACTCACCAGATCAATCACTTCGGGCGCGGCGGCCATGCGAACGTAATACTGCGTCTGCGTTTCTCTTCTTTTGTTGTTGGTGAATGCCTTGGTGTGTTTCCAGGTGTTCACTGAAAGCAGTGGTGTCGGGGCAGGGGCAGGGGCAGCCTGATTGGCCAAGAATTCGGCGTACTTCTCCTTTAGGTCATCGGGTAAGCAGGCGGACAGCAGTCCGTGGATCTCGTCCTTAATGGTGCTATTGTTTGCGTTGTTTGCGTTGTTTGCGTTGTTTGCGTCGTCGGATTGCATGAATGAATGAATGCAATGAACGGAATGAACGGAATGAATTGTGTACTGTTATGAAAAAAACGGGACGTTTCATGCATTCAATTTTTTTTAAAATTTTTCAAATTCGCGTAATCATAACCAGTCATCATCATACCAATCGCTGTCATATTCAACCGATTCGCGAAAGGGGGAGCACTCAGGGTGAAACGTAACGCGTTCCATTTCGCGCAGCTCTTTTGCAGAGAGGAGCCAGCGAATGGGGGCTGCATCCCCGTTTTCTTTCAACCGTTTAACCACACAAATGCCGGTTTCTTCGCGGCCACCATGTTGGCCGTGAATAATTGCATTACTGGAGTCGCGAAACTTGCGCGAGCTGAAGAAGATCATGCTCTTGGAATAAGTTGTAGGGTCAAACACTGGCCACATGCAATAATCACTGGAGGGTGGTTGGACCGGGTCTTTGGTCCAGCGAGCGGTTCCGGGACGCGCCTTGCCGGGGAACACGTTTGCTTTCTGTGAAAGAAGCCAAAGCATTTTGAGCGGGAAACTATGTTTTCGGTTACGATTGTAAAGATGAACATGGCGCAATTCGGGTTCCAAGCGAATGTTGCGTTCAAACAGCGCTTTGAACTCGGCCACCGTCTTGCATGCCACCAGCTCATCGGAACGCGAATGAATGAGACACCACAACATGTCTTCCATGCATTCTTGTGTTTGAGTCAATGCCAGATCGCGTTCCGTGCTGAAAGGCGTGACATAGAAAACAATGGGGGTGTGTTTGTGGTCATGTTCCACATAAAACCCTCGGGTCTGTTCATCTTTGGAAACTTTGGTTTTCATGGGAGGAAGCAACCAATTGTTTTTGATGCGCCACTCTTGCGTGCGCTGTTCAAACACTTCATCCGAATATTTTTGGTTTTTGAGAAGTTCTGAATACTCCCAATCATGCAGTTCCTCTCTTGTTTTGAAAACGGGAGTTATTTTTGGTGCATCTGGACGTTTCAACATGACCCAATTTGGTCTGCATTGTGCCTCATCTTCTTTTTCAATTTGGGCCAACGATTCTTGGTTCACTCCAATTTCGCGGCGAAACCATTTGTGAAAATCATCACATGGTGGTTCCGGTTCCCTTGCGGTGGTTGGTTCCGTTGCCCCGATGTTTTTCTTGACTATAGATGCCCATGACATTGTATTGGTATGGTATGGTATGGTATGGTATGGTATGGTACAATGTGTCAATGTATTGTGTTATATATGTCCTCAAACCATGTTTAAATCAATTTTTTTTAATAAATAAGGTATTAAAGTCAACGCGATCATGTTGCGTAGATATGAGTGAACCCGTTTTAAAACCCCGCCGGGTTCGTGTGGTCAAGAAGCCCAAAACGGAACCCTTGGACTTGTTGGACATTCACGGCGACGTGCAGCAGAAACTGCAGTACTTCATTGACCATAAAAAAATTCCCAATATTATATTCCACGGCGTGTCAGGGTGCGGCAAAAACACGCTGGCGTGGAATTTCATTCGTCGCATATACGGCAACGACAAAGTGGCGCTGAAGGATTACGTCATGCACGTGAACTGCGCGCACGGCAAGGGCATCCGGTTCATCCGCGAGGACCTGAAGTTCTTTGCCAAAACCAATGTGGACTTGAAGGACGGAGAGATATTCAAAAGCGTGGTGCTACTGAATGCAGACAAGTTGACCACGGATGCGCAGTCCGCCCTGCGCCGCTGCATTGAGCTGTTCAACCACTCCACGCGGTTCTTCATTGTGGTGGAGGACAAATGCAAACTGCTGCGCCCCATTCTGTCGCGGTTTTGCGAGATTCACGTGCCGGAACCGGTGATTGACGGCGTGCAAACCAATTTGCACACGCACCTGTTGCGGAAGACGTTTGCGGGACCTGCGCTGGACAAGTTCAAGCAACCGCGCGCAGAATGGTTGAACAAAACGGTTTGCTTGCAGCGCACGTACACTGCGGACGGCATCATTCAATTGGTAAATGAATTGTATGAGCGGGCGTACAGCAGCATGGACCTGTTGCAATGGCTGGAAGCATCCGAGATGTCGCCGGATCAAAAATACGATAAGCTCATTGCCTTCCAAAAGGCGCGCCATGAATTTAGGAACGAAAAATTGTTGATGTTGTTCATGCTGCATTTCATCCTTTTTCGTTCCAATGACAGTTTAGAAAATATATCATTTATGTAAACCCTCAGCAATGGACGACTTCTCTCTTTCCAACCTGCAAGAGTCTCGCAATGAATGGTGCGCCCGTCTGATCAACATTTTGGCACCCATGATGTCGGAAGGGTTCCGCTCCATTTTTGACGAGGCGTGGAAGCTGTGCGACCAAAACAACGAAACCGGTAAATATTTGATGACATTTCAGAATTTTCTCTCGCGCGTGCCAAAGTGGAACGCCACCATCATTGAGCAGGAGACGCAGCGCATTGTGGAGCGCAGCGGGTGCGGGTACTTGGCGGACTTGGTGACGTGCGTGCACATCATTCAGCTGAAGAGCTTGACCTGCATGCGGGTGGGCACCAAGCAGAAAAAGGTGGACATTGACGTGCCGTTGTTGAACGAGTTCATTCACAAGGTGTACGTGCATTGCGCGCGCAAGTTGTACACCAACGTGTATTTGTTTGAGCGCGGCATTCCGCCCCTGTCGGTGCAGAAAAACGGGCGTGAATTGGAGATCATCATCAAGGAGTGCATTTTGGACAGCATCCGCGATAGCATCCCGCTTGAACTCATTTTGAAAACGTACATGGATGAGACCATAGAGGATCACATGGAAGTCAAAATTAAGGAAGAAATCGTGTCGCAGGTGGTGGAACAGCAACAAACCCCATCCCCATCCCCATCCCCATCCGCGGATTCGGTGCCAACCGCTGCGGCCATTGCTGCAGGGGTTGATCCCGTTCCGGATGCATTTCCGTCGTCGCCAACGCCACTGTCTGATATTTCAAATGCTTCCACTGCTTCCACTGCTTCCATCAAATTCAATGACGTGGACAGCGCCATTGACATAAACAATGCAGAACACACCATTCATGCACCCAAGACGGAGGAGCGGTTGGAACAAATCAGCAACGAGAGGTACATGCAGCGCAAGCTGCAGGAAGCGGAAGATGATGAAGACGCGCTGGACCGAATCAATATTGGCGAAGACGTGCAGCTGGACGTGTTTGACGTGCAGCCCATTGAAGAACCCTATAAAAAGCTGAATTACGACGCACCAGAATTGGACGACATTGAAATCTTGGCCTAAAATGCGTGAATGAATTCCATTTTTACACAATTCGTAAAAATGCTCATTTGTTTCGTTTGTGGTTAGTATATACTTTAGCAATCAATCAAATGAACGGCAACGCATACGTTGTGAGTGGCATCATTGCCTTTGTGTTTTTGGTGGCCAAATTCATTGAGTTGCGGTTCACCAACAGCAACAAATCCGGCGAAGAAGATGAACCCAAGCCGCCGAAGTTCTTGTTGCGCGACGCGCTGCTCGTGTACGTGTCCTCCTTGATGGGGTTCTACGTCATTGCGCAGTTTGAAGAGCATGCAGTCAGTGGCGGATCCGCGACCAAAGAGGTGGCGGCATTCACGGGCGGGCCGGACTTCTGACACGGGAACCTTAGGTTCCCGTAAACCCTCCTCTTCACGGAACTACGTAAAAGCGCAGCGCAGCGCAGTCATTGCATTTAATGCCTTGTGAACTACGTTCCCCGTTTTCTGATATAAAAAGAACTCATTTAAAAACAACGACATACAAAACAAACAACATAATCTCCCCATATAATCAGCATGAATACCCCGGCGTGGAATCAATATTTGCAGCAATACGCAGAACTGGGTGCCGACGCATTTCGGCACATGCAGCCCAAGCACGCCGTGCGCAAGTTTTGCGTCATTGTGGAACCGCGGCAGCACCCGAACCTCATTCCCGTGATTAAAAACTTCATGTGCTTGCTGCAGCATGCGGGTTGGGGACTCATCGTGTATCACGGGCCCGACAACGAGAGGTTCGTCAAGGACGGCTTGAGCCACATTTTCACAGATGACTGCGTTCATTACGTGCGCATGACCCAGCGCAACTTGACCACGGGCGAGTACAGCGCCATGCTGGGCGACCCGATGTTTTGGCAGTGCTTATTGGACCTGTTTAAATGCGAACACGCGCTGATTTTTCAGTGCGACACGCTGCTGCTCAAAGGCGGCGACGCCGTGGATGCGTTCTTGAAGTACGACTACGTGGGTGCGCCGTGGGCGGATTATGGCATAAGTGCAACCATTGACAACCGCCCCTTGCAAATGACTGTGGGTAACGGCGGGCTGTCGCTGCGCAACGTGCGCGTCATGCTGGCCATTGCACGCAAACATCCTTACCCGAATGCAAGACAGAACAACGGCGTGCGCGTCCCCGAAGACGTTTATTTCGCGTACTGGCTTAAGGCGCATGAAGACGTGTATTGGGTGCCCAGCAGCGAGGAAGCCAGCACGTTTGCAATGGAGCACGTGTACAACCCGTGCGCGGCGGGACTGCACGCGCCTGGATTAGATGTGACTGAAATGATTGAGGCGGCCATTCCTCAAATTAAAAAATAAAAATAAATCAAATATCGTGTTTTGTTTATATACTAGCAATCAAAATTCAAAAACTAATAGATGGGAAATAAAAGTTCAAAGCAAGTGCCGCCAACGGTTGAAACCGAAATGAAGGATCAAAAACAAATTTCATTGGAAAGAATGCGATCATCTTTGAATGAGATCAATGCACAAATCGCGTCCATGCAAAATTCAACATACTTAACTGATGAACAAAAAAAAACAATGACTACCCAAAAAAAAATTATTGAAAAAGCAATCCGTTTATTGGAAGATCCAAATGTAACGTTTGATCAATATGAGGCACAAATGGGATTGTTGAGTGGCGGATCCAAGAAGAAGTCCAAGTCTAGGGCCAAGAAGTCTAGGGCCAAGAAGTCTAGGGCCAAGAAGTCTAGGGCCAAGAAGCACAGGTCCTGAAACAATTGATTGATATTGTAAAACTCATTTAAAGATTAGTTGATGGTGTAAATCATCATCAACCAATAATCCAAATCACAATGAAGAAGGCAATCGGAATTGATTTAGGCACCACGTATTCGTGCGTCGGTGTGTGGCAGAACGAGCGCGTGGAAATCATTGCCAACGACCAGGGCAATCGTACCACCCCATCGTACGTGGCATTCACGGATTCGGAGCGCCTCATCGGCGATGCAGCGAAGAACCAAGTCAGCATGAACCCGGAGAACACCATTTTTGATGCGAAGCGCCTCATCGGCCGTAAAATAGACGACGCCGCCATTCAGGCCGACATGCAGCATTGGCCGTTCAAGGTGATTGCCAAGGACGGCGGCAAGCCGCACGTGCAGGTGGAATTCAAGGGCGAGCAAAAAACATTTTCGCCGGAGGAAATTTCGGCCATGATTTTGACGAAAATGAAGGAAATTGCGGAGAGCTATTTGGGCACCGCGGTGACGGATGCGGTCATCACCGTGCCCGCGTATTTCAACGACGGGCAGCGCCAAGCCACCAAAGACGCTGGCGCCATTGCGGGGCTGAACGTGCTGCGCATCATTAACGAGCCCACGGCGGCGGCGATTGCGTACGGCCTGGACAAAAAGGGCAAAAGCGACAGCAAAGGCGAGCTCAACATTCTGATTTTTGACTTGGGAGGCGGCACGTTTGACGTCTCGTTGCTCACAATTGACGACGGCATTTTTGAGGTGAAGGCCACGGCTGGAGACACGCACTTGGGTGGCGAGGATTTTGACAACCGCATCGTGTCGTGGTGTTTGCAAGAGTTCAAACGCAAGCACAAGAAGGATCCATCGGGAAACAACCGGGCGCTGCGCCGACTCCGGACGGCATGCGAGCGCGCCAAGCGCACCCTGTCTGCATCGGCGGAAACCACGATTGAAGTGGACGCGCTGTTTGACGGCGTGGATTTTGCGACGAAGATCACGCGCGCCAAGTTTGAGGAGCTGTGCATGGACTTGTTCCGAAACACCATTGACCCCGTGGACCGCGTCATTCGGGATTCCAAGATTTCCAAGGGCAGCATCCACGAGATCGTGCTGGTGGGCGGATCCACGCGCATCCCCAAGGTGTGCGCGCTGTTGTCCGAGTACTTCAACGGCAAGGAGCTGAACCGCTCCATTAATCCGGATGAGGCGGTGGCATACGGCGCCGCGGTGCAGGCGGCCATTTTGACGGGCGACCAGTCCAAGACCACGCAGGACATCCTGCTGCTGGACGTGGCGCCGCTGTCGCTGGGCATTGAGACGGCTGGCGGCGTGATGACCAAGCTCATTGAGCGCAACTCCACCATTCCGTGCAAGAAGAGCCAGACATTTTCCACGTACGCGGACAACCAGCCGGGGGTGCTGATCCAAGTGTTTGAAGGCGAGCGCCAGCTCACAAAGGACAACAACATTTTGGGTAAGTTCCAGCTGGACGGCATTCCGCCTGCGCCGCGGGGCGTGCCGCAGATTGAGGTCGTGTTTGATTTGGACGCAAACGGCGTGCTGAACGTGAACGCCACGGACAAGGCGGGCGGCAAGTCCAACAAGATCACGATCACGAACGACAAGGGGCGGCTGTCCAAAGAGGAAATTGAGCGCATGGTGTCGGAGGCAGAGAAGTACCGAGATGATGACACCCGTCACAGGGAGCGCATTGACGCGCGCAACGGGCTGGAGAATTACATTTACTCCGTGAAGAATTCTGCCACCGAAGCCAAGGACAAGCTGTCGGAGGAGGAGCGACAGGCCGTGGAGTCGGCGTGCAAGGATGCGTTGGAGTGGTTGGAATCAGCCGCGACCGATGTGTGCGTGGATGATTATGCGGCCCAGCAGAAAAAGTTGGAGGGCATTGTGGCGCCCATTGTGGCGAAACTTTATGGACAACCAGGGCAACCAGGGCAACAAGGGCAATCGCAAGGCCCCAACATTGAAGAGGTGGATTAAATTGATTACAGCAGAGCGCGCTGGAACAGGAACCACACGTCGTATTTGCCGCCCTCTTCCCGACAAATGTGGAAGTTGGATTGCGTGTCTTTTGAAAACACACAATCTGTAATGATTTGCTGGTCGTCTTTCACGACCCGCCCTTGGTCCATGTGGCGGTGCAGTTTGGCATCGTACGTGACGGCCCACCACTCCGCCTTGGACTTGTGCAGCATGAAGAACCCGCCGGCGATGAAATTCAGGCGCGGATCCAGCACCCCTTTGTTTTGATTGGTTTGATTGGTTTGATTGTTTTGAGTCTGATTTATGGTTTCAATGCAGTGCTCAATTTGCGACCAGTCGTTGTTCACGCAGCCGTAGTAAATTTTCGCAGGGTTGAGCACCGCAATTTTATCGGGGTTCGGCCATCCCCGCAGCTGCGACATGGGCATGTCCTGAAGTGGGCCCGTGGTGCGCCCCCGAAAGTACCCAATGTCGCACCAGCCGTAGTACTCCGTGTCAAAGTACTTCTGGTTCACGGTCTCATTCACAAAGTGCACCTTCTCGGACCACAGCGCGTTGACGCGCCAGTCTACCCGCTTATTCAGCAGCTCATTTTTCGCATGGTTGGCAATCCACACGTCCTTTAGCGCGTAATTGCGGAAGGATTCAAACGGCTTGATAATGACGCGAATGCGCGGGTTCACATCGGCGTACGCATCAAAATTGAATGCGGCACGCCCCGCTTCATCCGTGTAAATGACGAGGTTGTACGCGCGCACGTTGGACAGCATGTTGCGGATCCACTGCGCGTACGTGGCGAAATCAAACTTGGCTTTGAACGAGTACCAGCACGTGGAAAACGTGATGTTGGCCGCGGACATTTCGTAACCCAGATGTTTTATCTACACATACTACAATATTTAAATAGAAATTGCATTGAAATGTTTGCGACATACAAAAAAATAATAAGTCCGGAATCCAGTCCCATTTTGGGTCCTGCATCTCCTAGTTTAGCGCCCACCAATGCAAATGCTAACAACCTCAAGGAAACCGGAACCAACGCCAACGCCATGGAATCGTTGTCCTTGTGTGATTGCTGCTGCACTAATAGAAATAAGAACAAACCAAAACAGGGTGATGCCCCCGCAACACAAGACCCAGACCCAATGGCACAAGGCTCGGCACAAGGCTCGGCGCAAGGCTCGGCACAAGGCTCGGTGCAAGGCTCGGCACAAGGCTCGGCACAATCCAAGTATGAATTCGGCCACGCAACACATTACACGTACAATATGACAAGCCCGCGACTGCTGTGCGAGTTTGAAACGGGCACCCCGCCGTCACCGTGATTGCATTCATTCATTTTTTTAGGTGCATCTGCATTTTTGCGTGTTCCATTCGGCGTCGCATGAGCTGCTCCTTGTCCAAATCCAGCATCAGTTGCCCGTAGTTTGTGATGCGCTGCTCAATGTCGCTGTAATCCTCGCGCTGCACCACGCTGAGCGGCGTTACGAGGAACCAGCGATCCCGGCGCTGCAGTTCAAACCAGTACCGGTCAATGGCGTAATGTATTTTTTGTTCGGGGTTGCGCATCAACAAATTGATGCCCGCACGGTAATTGGCAATGAGCGCGTCGTAGTAATGCGCCCGCACAATGTAAGCCGTCGTGGTTTGGCAGTTGCTGATTTGAACGCACGCGTCGTTCACCACCCGATACGGCGGGATGTTGTTGCCGGCCAGCAGCACCACGTCCCACGCCGGAACCGTCGCCATGAATTTAGAAAATTGTGCCAAAAACAGCGGCACGTTTGTGAAGAGCACGTCGTCTTCGCAAACCAGCACGTGGTCCCAGCCGCGCTGCTTGGCCAGCTGAATGCAGCGCAGGTGGCTCATGCTGCACCCGATGGCACCGCTCGTGTCGTGTTTAATTGCGCGGAATCTCTCGGCAGCCAGGTTCGGCATCCCGTTTATGCCATTTTTGAGCGCGGACAGCTGCGCTTCCACGTGCGCGCGGCGGTCCGTGCGTGCGTCCAGATTAATGTAAAGCGCGTGTGTTACATTCACATTCATGAGAGCAACAAATAATACACATTGCGTTGTATTATTTAAATTTGAATCCATTGAAATAATAGTAAAAATTGAATTTGCCGCATTTAGTCCCACGATACCCGTAAAACATGCACATGCACAGTATGTTCTTTGACGGATGCAGCAAGGGCAACCCAGGACGCGCGGGCGCAGGTGCTGTCATATACGACGCGTCGGGCAACGAAGTGTTCGCGGAATGCGTGTTTGCCGGGCACAGCACGACCAACAACGAAGCGGAATACACGGGACTCATCTTGGGACTAAATGCGGCACTGAAACAGGGAATCACGGAGCTGCAGGTGCGCGGCGACAGCCAGCTCGTCATCCGACAAATGCAGGGCAAATACAAAGTGAACTCGCCCAAACTGGCACCGCTGCACACATGCGCGACCACCCTGGCAGCCAAATTCGTGAAAATTGACTACGAGCACGTGTATCGCGATAAAAACCAGCGCGCAGATGCGCTGTCGAATGCAGGGGAGCGATGCACGGTCTAAGACGGGGACACAAGGCACTAAGTGCAACGCAACGACTGCGGTTCCCGTTCCATGCACGTCTCGTTCCCCAGTTTACTTAGGGAAAGGTTCGGAAAACCGTAGGTTTTCTGAGGAGGAGGTTTTCTGACGGGACGCAATGCTTGGCACCTTAGGTTCCCGTTTAGGTTCGCCGAAGAGGAGGAGGGGTGCGGGGAACATTATGTTCCCTGAGGGAAAGGTTCGGAAAACCGTAGGTTTTCTGAGCCGTACCATTTTTTATTCACTTGCGTCATTACGTCGCTGTAATCCACGTGCTGCCGAGAAACGTCGCTGTAATCGGGGCGCTGAATCACTGAAGTGGGCACGATTAAATACCAGCGATCCACGCGCTGCAGCAGTTTCCAGTATTGATCAATTGCGTAACTGGCTTGGTTTCCCGGTTCCGCGATCAAACGTTTCAGCCCCTGGCGGAAATTGGCCAACAGCCGTTCAAAATAGGGGCGCCGCACCAAATACGAGGTGGTGGTTTGACAATTGGCCACGCGCACGGCTTCGGGCGACACTTGGCGAAAGGGCTGGTAATTGTTGCCGGACAGCAGCACCACGTCCCACGCGTCGCCGGCCCGGGCCAAAAATTGGTTGAACTGGTGCACCAGTTGGCCCGGGTTGATAATGGTGGCGTCGTCTTCGCACACGAGCACGTGGTCCCAGCCGTTTTTGATCGCCAGCTCCATGCACGCCACGTGGCTCATGCTGCACCCAATCGCGCCGTCCGCATTCCGAATCGCCGCAAAGCGCTGCGGCTGCAGCCCTATTTTCCGGAACTGCGATTCAAAATGGGTGCGCCGGTCTATGCGCGAATCCAAATTAATGAACAGCACATTTTTTATGTCGTGGAAATTTTGTATGGACGACGACATTGAAACGCGTTTATATGTATATGTATATGTGTATGTATATGTATATGTATATGTATATATATACTTAATTTATGTAAACTCCGCAAAAATCAATCCCATTTTATGCCGTGATAAGTCAAAAAGTGGATAAAGTGCTTGTTTTCGGAAAATTTATTGGCAACCAGCGCGATGTTGAGGTCCGTCATTGCGAATCGCGCCGGGTACTGCTTCAGAAAATGCTGCCGCTTCACAATGCCGGTGGTTTGCAGCACTTGTGACCACTTGCAGTGCGTGGTGTTTAAAGGAATCGGCATTTCCTTGTTTGAAACCGCCGCAAACGGCACGAAGCCCTTGTTAACAAGATGCCGCGTGATTCCGAGTTCATACAATGAAATGGCGGCGTGATGATTCATCGGCAGTCCGTGTGCGTCAAAGTAATCCACGACCGCGCCCATTGTGGCGGCATTGTTGAAACACATGAAATACGACTGTATGTGGTAAACATTTTCATAACTGCTGGTAATTCCTGTGAAATCACAGGCCTGCGCAAACATGCCGTGCATGCACCGGTCAAATGCCGCCACGTCCACCACGACAAACGAGTCGTTCATGATGCACACTTGCGAAGCGCGCTTCAACTGCCCTCCCGCCTGCATGATGAAGACGCCGTAATTACGAAAGTCGCTCTTAAAATTGTAGCACAACACGTGAAACTTGTTGTAGTCGGGGCTGGCGAACTGCCACTGGTTCGGACAATTCGTCAGCACAATCACGTGATCAAACCGGTGTTCCATTCGTTCCAGCGTCAAATAATTGTAGCTCTCCACCTCTTCGCGCCCGGAATAGTGCGAATAAATCAACACCCGTTTTTCGTTGAAATCTAGCTGATGACAAATCATGTGCATGTGCGCGTAGTTTGCAGAAACGGCGCGAGACACGTGAGAGAATGAAATGGCCTGCATCATTTTCATCGCGTGCTTTTGTACATGGGCTTCAAACCGCTGGTCGGCGGCTTCACGCAGCTGGGTGCGTTCCTCTTCCAGCTGCCGCCTGGCCGCCTCAAATTGTGTCTTCGCCTGGTTCAACTCTTCCATGCGCGCGAGATGTTTGCTGTTCTGGGATTCCAGTTCGGATTGCAGTGTTTGTTTGGCGGCTTCACGCAGCTGGGTGCGTTCCTCTTCCAGCTGCCGCCTGGCCGCCTCAAATTGCGCCTTCGCCTGGTTCAACTCTTCCATGCGCGCGAGATGTTTACTGTTCTGGGATTCCAGTTCGGATTGCAGTGTTTGTTTGGCGGTGGCGTGCAGCTGGGTGCGTTCTTGTTCCAGCTCCCGCCTGGCCGCCTCCAGCTCCCGCCTGGCCGCATCCAGTTGCCTCGCAGCATCCGCCTTCGCCTTGTTCAACTCTTCCATGCGCGCGAGATGTTTACTGTTCTGGGATTCCAGTTCGGATTGCAGTGTTTGTTTGGCGGTGGCGTGCAGCTGGGTGCGTTCTTGTTCCAGCTCCCGCCTGGCCGCATCCAGTTGCCTCGCAGCATCCGCTTTTGCCTTGTTCAGTTCTTCCATGCGCGCGAGATGTTTACTGTTCTGGGATTCCAGTTCGGATTGCAGTGTTTGTTGGGCGGCTGCACGCATCTTGGTGTGTTCCTCTTCCAGTTCCCGCCTGGCCGCCTCCAGTTGCCTCGCAGCATCCGCCTTCGCCTGGTTCAACTCTTCCATGCGCGCGAGATGTTTACTGTTCTGAGATTCCAGTTCTGCACGCATCTTGGTGCGTTCCTCTTCCAGCTGTCGCGTGGCCGCATCCAGCTCCCGCCTGGCCGCCTCCAGTTGCCTCGCAGCATCCGCCTTCGCCTGGTTCAACTCTTCCATGCGCGCGAGATGTTTGCTGTTCTGGGATTCCAGTTCGGATTGCAGTGTTTGTTGGGCGGTGGCGTGCAGCTGGGTGCGTTCCTGTTCCAGCTCCCGCCTGGCCGCCTCCAAGTCCCTCGCAGCATCCGCTTTTGCCTGGTTCAACTCTTCCATACGCGCGAGATGTTTACTGTTCAGGGATTCCAATTCACGTTCAAATCGCAGTCGTTCTTCTGCCTTCAGCTCTGCCGCGTGCACGTCAAGTTCTTCCATGCGACGCGCGCATTGCACCCTGCGCCGTTCTTCCATTTGATCCAGTTCTTCCATGCGACGCGCGCATTTCGCCCGCCGTTGTTCTTCCATTTGATCCAGTTCTTCCAGCCGGTGCTTGCATTCGGCATCAAAGTGTTGCTTGGCCGTTTCCAGCTGTGCGGCTTTGTTCTTTTCAAATTCTTCCATGCGGGTCAGAAAATGCAGCATGTGCTCTTGTTCGCGTTGAACACGCGCTTTTTTTTCGTCCGCAATCGCGTTTTCCAGAGCCGTTCGCGCGGCTTCCAATTCCGCAGTTTTGGTGGCAATGGTTTCGGCACACCGCGCATCCAAGCTGCGTTTCATTGCGATGAGTTCAACGAGGTTGGACTGGCGTTGGTCTGACAGTTCTTGATGATTCTGCTTCTTCATGTGCTGCTGCATTTCTTCGGTTTGAGCTGTCATGGCTCGGCGTTCGCGCTGCATGGCCTCCGCCATTTCTTGTTGCGCGGTTTGAAATGCTTGGTGCTGCTTCATCATTGCCTCCGTTTTAGCGGCATGTTTTTCGGCTTCTTGCTTTGCCATCGCGTGCAACCGGGCGCATTCCGCCTGCAGTGCTGCATTTTTAGTAATCAACTCCGCATTCATGCGGCTCATGCGGTGCAGTTCCAACTGCTGTGCGCGTTCTTCTTTGGCCGACGACGACATTTTGAAAACAACCCCCCGAAATGAAATATTAAATTATAGACTGTGCTTATTTTTATATGGTGTTTTCAACACATGGAAATAATGGAAATAATTATGTAATTGTATTATAAAAGAATGTCCGCATTGCCGCCGAATGCAATCAATGCGGATGAGTTCAACATGGATGACATATTACCCACAACACACTTGTTCTTTGACGACGTCATAAACAACATCGTGGATGTTCAAACGGCCGTGAATAAGCTGCCGCTGCAGCTGCAGCTGCAGCTGCAATCGGTGCATTGTCCGGGTGACAGCCTACTTCTGTATTATGATGACGCCGACACCAAAGACAATGTGGTAAGCATCAACAACGTCAATGATTATGTGAAACTCAAACACATGGATCCAGATCCAGAATTCAAGAATTTTAAACCGAGTGGAGGAGAGGTGGGTCCGGGCATAACTAACAATATGATTCAGCAAATCATTTCATATGAAGAAGCCAACCCAAGCAGTGGTCGCATTTATTTTTTTGATTTTGACCGAGTGTTGAATCAATTGGGAGGGCTGGACTTTTCGTTCTTGAACTCGGATCCGAATGTTGACACTGACATGAACCCATATGCTAGGTTTCTGTTTTCGGATCACATTCAACCGAACAACAACACCACCATGGATCGGTTCAATTTGCTGAAACGCATGTTCATGGTGATTCCTCCGGATCGCGTGTATGTTGTCACCGCCAACAGTTTTGCAGATGCATCTAATCCATATTCAAGACACTTTCTTAACATCGTGAAAACACTGAACCCTGACTTTATTCCAACTCATTTGATATTTTCTAGACAAAAATCTGTACCAATTGTGTCAATATTGCAGTCCGCTGTATTGCCGTTGCCGTTGCCCTTGCCTTTAGCTGTGCCAAGATCTGCAAAGCCATTGCCAAAGCCATTGCCAGTGTCAAAGTCTGCAAAACCATTGACAAAGTCGGTGATAACTAGGTCTGCAATGCCATTCATAAATCCGGTGACAAGGATGACAAGGTCTGTAAGGTCTGCAAGGCCTGTAAGGCCTATAAGGCCTGTGATAAGGCCAAGGCTAATGATAACAACAAAACGCAAAGGAGGCGCAAGACGCCGCAGTAAATTTCTACACACGCGCCGGCGCCGGATCGTTACATGATGACATATGCCTTCAAGTACTCGTCGGTTTTCAACATGTCCACGTAATGAAACAACCGTTTGCGTCGTGCAACCGTATCGCAATTTGCATCGTCGGTTTCAAAAAGCACGATGTCTTGTATCATGTCCGCTTTTCGGGGTTTGCATTTCAACCCGTAGTACCCCGCAATGTGCTTCAGTTGCTTGATTGTGTAATTCATATCGTAGTCAAACGAAATTGCGGTTGCGCAATCCATTTTGAAAAGATCAAAGTCATCGTCCAACTCTGCCGTGATCGCCGCGTTCAACTCTTCGTGCAGGGATTGCATCATGCTGTCGTACGTTGACACCGATGATTCCATGGCTTCCTCTTCGTCGTCATCTATGCACAATTCAACCCGATTTGGTTCTTCTTCCATTTGATCTCGCTTACGCTTACGCCACATAAAGACAATTGCTGCATTGTTTTTATGCTTTTACGGGGTTATGTTTCTTTTCATTTCTTTTTTAATTCATCCAGGATGTCCATGTGCTTGAAAATGGTTTTGTTCGTGATGCTGGGGTGCTTTGCGCTTTTCGGTTTCAGTTGGCTGTTGTACTCCACCTCCAGCACGACGGCTTGCCATTCCTCGTCGTGCGATTTGCTCAACTGTGGGTGCGCATCCTTCAAAATGATGAACAAGTTTTCGGTTAGCTCCTCCACTTCATTGGTGTGGTTGGACTGGCGCAAGTGCTCCTTTATGAGCGACTGCAGCTGCTGCACAATGTCCATGACTTGGGACGTGGTGACAACGCCCACCTTCATCAAATTAATGATGAACAAACTCATGGCGCGCCGCTTGTCGTTCGTCTTGTTCACTTCGCAAAACCGGGTGTAGTCCTTTTTGGAATCCGCGTGCTCTATGGTCTTGAACAGCGCCATGAACTGGTCAAAATTCGTCTGAAACACCACCTTGAACACTTCGTCGTATTTCTGCAAGAGCTGATGAAAGAGCCGCGCGTACACCGCAGAAAAAAAGTGGTTGGAACTGGCGGTGTTGAAAATGGCCGCACCAACGGTTTGCAAATGGCTCGCATCGGGCTCGTCCTTCAGCTCGTCAATGCGCGCACACAACGCGACAAACACCTCGTCAAACGTGTTGTCCGTGATTTTGTTCAAGTCCGACCGGATGCTGTCCAGATGCGCATCAATGCCCTCCCTTTTTTTCAACTCGGTGGCTTGGAACCGGCGGATGGTTTCCCAGTCGTCTTCCGTGATTTCACTCACGGTGCTGCGCGGTTTTCTTTGTGCACATGCGGGAGCATCGTCGGATTGCCCCTGATGCCCCTTTTCTTTGTCTCGTTTGGGGAAAATTGGGGTCTTCACGTAAGATGGCGCCCCCACTTGATCCGCTATGCGCGACACCAGGGCAATCACGTCCTCCGGCAATTCCATTTCAAAACCGTTCCATTTGATGGCGTCAAAATCAACAAGTTGGTACACCGGTGCAACTGGGACCGTGGATAATGGTGTGACTGCTGCTGCCATTTTATTGAAACTATGGATAATGAGCACGGCTTATTTATATTCATTTCAACTAAAATATTTTTTTGGTGAGACATTGTCTGGTTTGCTTTAAGGCAAGGCAAGGCAAGGCAAGGCAAGGCAAGGCAAGGCAAGGCAAGGGCAATGAGGCCAATAAAAATAAAATGAAAAACGGCTTAAATACACCGCTTCATTCTACTCCAGCGTATACTCATAACAATGACCGCACCCAACCCTCCCCCTGAATCCACCCCCTCCGCCCGGGAATTTGAGGCGTGGGAAGACATCCCCGATTTAAACTCGCAGCTGATGCGCGGGTTGTACGGCTACGGCTTTGAAAAGCCCAGCCCCATTCAACAAAAATCCATCCTGTCCATCATTGACGGGCGCGACGTGATTGCACAGGCGCAGTCCGGCAGCGGAAAAACCGGCGCATTTGCCACCGGCGCGCTGAACCGCGTGCGCTTGGACGTAAAGCAGCCGCAGGCCCTCATCATCGCCCCCACGCGCGAATTGGCCAATCAAATTTTTGACGTGGTCAAGGACCTGGGAGCGCAAATGACCGGCCTCAACGTGCAGCTCCTCATTGGCGGAACCTCCACGGACGACGACGTGGCGGATTTAAAGGCAAACGGGCCGCAAATTCTTGTTGGTTGTCCGGGCCGCGTGCACGACATTCTGCGCCGCCAGCCCGCCGTGGGCCGGGGCATGCAGATGCTTGTGTTGGACGAAGCCGATGAAATGCTGTCAGCCGGCTTCAACGAGCAAATTTACAACGTGTTCCAACTGCTGAACACGAACGTCCAGGTGTGCTTGTTCAGCGCCACCATGCCGCCCGAGCTGCACTCTTTATCCGACAAGTTCATGCGGGACCCCGTGCGCATCCTGGTGAAGAGCGAGATGCTGACACTGGAGGGCATCAGCCAGTTCCACGTGGCGCTGGAGACGGACCACGACAAGTACGCCACGTTGAAGGACTTGTTCACGCGCATTTCCGTGTCGCAGTGCATCATTTACTGCAACAGCATTCGCCGCGTGAGCGACTTGACGGAGGCCATGATAAACGACGGCTTTCCCGTGTGCTGCATTCACAGCGGCATGGACAAGGAGCTGCGAAACAAGGCGTACCGCGATTTCCGCGGCGGCCAGCACCGCGTGCTCATTTCGTCCAACGTGACGGCGCGCGGCATTGACATTCAGCAGGTGAGCACGGTGATCAATTTTGACATGCCGCGCGACGTGCACACGTACTTGCATCGCATCGGGCGCTCGGGGCGCTGGGGGCGCAAGGGCAGCGGCGTCAACTTTGTGACGCGTCGTGATTTCCGCAAGCTGAAGGAGATTGAGTCGTACTACGGCACCACCATCCCGGAGCTGCCAGCCAATTTCGGGTTGAACTAACTCGCAAAATGAACGCAAAATGAGCGCAAAAACGAATTTAAAAAATTAAATTCATGTAATGTACATTGAATTTAATTGAATTTGCTTTAATTTGCAATGCCTCTCATTTTGCTGTTGCCGTATTTCCCGTTGGCCACAGTGCTAATGAGCATCACGTGCATACTTGCATCAGACGTTACATGCACCGAGTTTGCATGCACCGACATTGTGCAAGACGTCGCGGACTGCGACGTGTGCTGGTGTTATGAAAACGGTGGGTGCGCGTGCTGCTGCTGCATGGTGTGCCATGACCCGGCGCTGCATGACGACGCGTCCGACGCGTTTCGCGCCTACGCCAAAAAATCGTGAAACAGTTTGTCCACGTACATGGGCTGCAACTGCGGGTTGTACAAGTAGCAATTGCACTTGCCGTCCACGTGGTAACTGCCGTAGCGACCGCCGCCGCAGTTGCAGTACCCCGACGCGGGTTCCATCGGATTCGGCGTAAACATGCACCAGTCTTTCGGGTAGCCCTGGTCCACGCACGCCGACCAGTTTTCATAGCCCTCTTCCAATGACGACTGCTGCTTGTAATTGTAATGTGCAATGTAATAAATGAGCATGACGAACATGCCCCATTTTAACCACTGATTGGGTATGGACCACATGTGACTATACACATATCATGTTATTTTTTTTTCATGTTCGTGATAGTGTTTGAATGCGACGTAGTTGTAATTGTACGACGGCAATTCGGCCGCAATGCGCGGGTTGTACCGTTGCAAGACGTCATACACCGTGTTGTACAGCATGGGTTGACCGCCGCCACAGTGTAGACCGGGGATGTGCAAAAAATACGCGGAGTGTCCGAATAACTCGCCAAACGACGGGCTGTCGTCGCACTGCGCCTGGGCATGCAGACCAAAATTCACGGCAGACGTGCACGTGTGCAGCAACCGCGCGTCCATGTCTAAATGCACGTCGTCCGGGTGCGTATTGGCGTACGCCGCCGCCGCTTTTTGATCATCGGTGTGCCCCTGTTCAAACGTCCAGTTGATCAAATGCAGGAGGTTCCGGGCGTACCCACACATTAAGCCGCTGTTCACATACTTTTTTGTGCCATCATTTGGGCCAATGCGCATGCCGTGGTGCTCAAAGTAAGGTCCCAGCCACTCCACCTGCACATACGCTTGGTTTGGGTCATAATTTATCCGGCCTTCCGCAAACAGCTCCATGCTGAGAACGATCGGCTTGTGCAGCGCCCTGAATTCGTCCACAAAATAGTGCGCGTTGCGCAGGCAATACACGTCGTGCGCATCCGCAATCACGACAATTTTGTCCGGGTGCAGCGTTTCCAAATGTCGGCGATAAGCGGTCATTTTGGTCATGCAATTCACCCACGTTTCGCCGGCTCCCAGCACCGCGTGGTCCCAATCATTGGCTTTCAACGTTTCCACTAACCGTCGCGTGTTTTCATAATTTGTGTCCTTGAACTTGTTGCAATACGTCAGCACCAACGGGCACGCCATGGTTTGCATAATTGAATCGCACATGGTTTAAGTGATTATTTTGAAAAACTTATTGAACAACGGTTTGGACTTCTTTGTTTTTTTCTTTTTTTTCAATGCGGGTTCCTTTTTCATTGTTTTCTTTGGCGAACGCGCAGGCGAACGAGCAGGCGAACGCGCAGGCGAACGAGCAGGCGAACGCGCAGGACTCTTTTTTGCATTGGGGGACCGTTTCACGGTGAGCTTGTGTTGCTTTGCATTGTACGTGTGTTCAAAATACTCCATGGGCGAATACTTCAAGAACCATTCCTCGTACTCGGGATCATCGTGCTTGAGCTCTTGGTACTTTTCCGCTTTTGCGGCCTTGATGTCGTCCAGCGTCTCCTGCTTGCCGTAGCACGTTGCGCCGAACCGCCGCAACAATCCGGTTTGATTCAACCGGTTCCGCTGTTGAATGTCGTACAGGCACTTGCACATGCACAAAATGCGCGCCACGTCGTAATACGGTTTGTCGGTGTAAATCATGGCCAGATAGAGGCTAAGCATGGTGTCCGTGCTGGCAATGCGCACCCGCCGCTTGCCCGCTTGCATCACGTTGTAGCTGTGGCACGCCACCGGCTTGTAAATGAACGCAATCGGGACATTGTTCACCGCAATCTCGTAATGTTCGGGCACGATCTCGCCGATGCCCGAGTGCTGGGTCACAATTATGCCCTTGAAGTCGTTGTCTTCCAGCCGTTCCTTCACTTTGGCTGCGCTGGCCTCGGGATCGGTTGACAGCACATCAAAGTGCGGGATTTGCGCGAACAGCGCCTTGTCGGATTGCGGCAGGTGCCGCGCGTAGTGCGATATGGCATACCCCCCGAAAAACACCAAGTCTTCGTCTATGCACACATTCCGCACCGTGCGGAACAGGCGCACCTCTTCGGATTCCTCGTCTTTTTCAGTAGTCGCGCCATCAATTTCATCGGCGGTCGGAGTCGCGGGTCTTGCGCGTCGTTGGTTGCCCTTCTTTGGGGTTTGGAACGGCTTCATCAATTTGTCCGGCGTGCAGCCCGTCGCCTTCAACGGATGGTGCTTGTTCAACAGCGCCAGCCGCTTGCTCACCTTTTCCCAGCGCGACACGTCGCCTTCGGGTCGCGACAGCTCCAAATACATGCCCATGCGCAACAGGTTCGGCGGTGCGTACAGAATGCCGTCCACCTTGATCGAATCCGCACGAATGTTTTTGAACAGCGTGGGGTCCAGCTGCGTGATGTCCGCAATGCCCACGAAATTCACAAACACCTTGTACGTGCCGTGGTGCATGCCCGACTTGGCCTCCACCTCCGAATACCCGTTCTCGTAAAACTCGTCAGCCAAATCCTTCGCGTGCTCCAGCGCATTCGGCGAATAAAAATCGTAGTCCGGAATCTCCGTTTTTTTGTCGTAAAATTGGGCCTCTTCCGGCAGAATGTTGTTGATGGCCGTGCCGCCGTAACACACCAGCTCGTGCTTTTTTATGAAGCGCTCCACGATTGCAATCATGTCCTTGACCTTGGGGTCGTTCGTTTTTTTAGCGCCGATTTTGGCCTCAATCGTTTCAACCGCTTGCTTCACCAGCGCTTGTTCCAGTTCATCCAGCGTTTGGGCACTGGATTGTTTGTCTTTCATGGTGTATGGTGTATAGTGTATAGTGTATGTGTATGTGTATGTGTATGTGCGTGCCTTACTATAAACACTGTATACTATAATTTTTTAATAATTTTTTAATAATTGTATAAAAATAAATACAAGACGAATGAACATTGTGTATAGTTCAACCAAATTACTTAATATACGCCCATTGACGGTTGTAAATGGAAACACATGTTACGAAATAACCGATCACGACGCAGTGCAACACGTGTTTACGCCACGCTCTACCGTGTTCATTGCAGTGGAACATGCCGGCAACATCCACATTTTCAACGTAAAGAAGGACGGCGTATTTCCCGACGAGTTCAAACAGTACATTAACGCAATTGCATCCCCGCAATTGGAACCGTTTTTCAATGAAACAACTTCGGTTCACACCGTGTTTGATTTACACAATAGCATAAATGACAACAATCCCCACCGTTTTGCGGTGATAAACAAGGGACGCAGATGTCCGGAAATGATGGATTTAACGCACGCACAAACCATTGTCCGTGAATTAAATGAATCTCTCAAATCCAAGTGTCCAGATTTTTATTTGAACCTTGATTACATCACGTCATTCCCCGAAAACAGTCGTGCGTCTTTGTATTATGAGATTTATGTGAATTCATACTTTTGTCCTAAAATAATACTTTGTTTATTCACCGACGTAAACAAAATTAAAAAATGTGTGTCATCAATTGCGTTCAATCGCATGAGTGACGACGAAATGAGCATCAGTTCTAGAACAGACGCGTCCTATGAAGGGCGAAAGTTCAACATATTATTGAGAGCCGTCGCAATAATGATATCAAAACACATCATGCACACAACCGAAGCATTGGTATCCAATGCGAAAAATGTAATTTCTGCATTCATAATGTTGAAATGGTTCAATGCAATGAAGATAAATGCAATGAATCAACGAGTGCGGATGCCGCACGATGACGACCTTTTCAACACACTTACACGCTATTTTCAAACCCATCAAATAATGGAAACCCATGTTGAATTGAACGAGGCGAATATTGAAAATGCATCAAGAGTTTTTCACGAAACCATTGCACGAATGAACTGCAAACCACTACCTCGTCGCAGCTTCTCCGCACCTCGCTCCCGTTCTCGTTCCCGTTCTCGCTCCCGTTCTAGTCCCCGACACAGAAGCGCGTCTGCTGGTGGAAAAAGAAAAACAAGGAAGTCAAGGAAGCCAAGGCACGCATGTTATTGCGTGGTATGAAATGACCGATCACGACTCAGCGCATTTGTGATGAGCGACGTCACGGCCGTGGACGCCAGTAAAAAGAACGCCGCGCTAAACACAATCGTCCGGTCAAACGCCGTGAATTTATGCGCATCCTTCGCATCATTGATCCACGGATTGAACCGCACCAGCAAAAACACAATGATGAAATACTTCAACACCATGTTTATGGTGTCCAAATACGACGGTGCAACTGTAGCAATGCCAAGCAGAGCCACCGCATACAGTGCATACCATGCATACAACAGCACGTAGTAAAATCGCTCTACCCACTCCTTCATCGCACACCTGGTCGCGTTTAAATAATTGTAATATTATTTAATTGTATTGTATTGCACTTGTACCTTTGGCACAATGAACCTGGAACTCTCCAAGTTTGACATGCGCTCCATCAGCTTTAGGCCCGACGAAAACAAGGGCCCCGTCATCGTCCTCATCGGCCGCCGTGACACCGGCAAAAGTTTCCTCGTACAGGACCTCATGTTCCACCACCAGGACATCCCCATCGGCACCGTCATCTCCGGCACCGAGGCCGGCAACGGCTTCTTCGCCGCCCACGTCCCCAAACTCTTCATCCACGACGCTTACAACACCGCCATTATAGAAAACATCCTCAAACGCCAAAAAGCCGTCCTCAAACAAGTGAAAAAGGAAATTGAAACCTACAAACGCTCCAACATTGACCCCCGCACCTTCGTCGTCCTGGACGACTGCTTGTATGATAACAAATGGACCAAGGACGTCATGATGCGGTTGCTTTTTATGAACGGGAGGCATTGGAAGATCATGTTAGTCATCACAATGCAATATCCTCTCGGCATTCCGCCCAATTTGCGCACGAACATTGATTACGTGTTTATCCTGCGCGAACCCTACATTGCCAATCGCAAACGCATCTGGGAGAACTACGCGGGCATGTTCCCCACGTTTGAGAGCTTTTGTCAGGTGATGGACCAGTGCACCGAGAATTTTGAGTGCTTGGTGATCAATAACAATGCGAAATCCAACAAACTGCACGAACAAATCTTCTGGTACAAGGCGCAACAGCACGGCCCGTTCAAGCTGGGCTCTAAGGAATTCTGGGAAATCTCCAAAGATCTGCACTCGGATGATGAAGAGGAGTCGTACGACCCCAAAAACTCGGGTAAAAAGGGGCCCAAAATCAACGTAAAAAAGAGCAAATGGTGAAATCTTGCTTTGGCGCAACAAAAGCGCTTTTGTTGGCGCAAGGACGTTTTTATCTCAAACACATTCGTATCGTAACTCAATTCGGCCTCGGAGCCAACAGCACTGCGTTTATTTCTCTCAACACGTTGGACAAGTCAAACCCGGTTGCATTTGGATTGAATCTTATTATTTTGTTTCCACATGCTTTGAGATAATCTTCTCTGATTTGTTCTTGAAGTAGGTCTCTGTCTGCATGTCCATTCTCGTCGCACTCCACAACCAGTTTGTGGTCAACGAAATACAAATCAACGCGATATTTGCCCATGACGTGCTGTCGCTTGACATTCAACACATTGCTGTATGCATTTGCAATGAACCCGATGGTTTGATTTTCAATGCACATTGCAAATTTGACAATTTTTACTTCTTTGCTCACGTCAACAATGTATCGGTTTCGCATGTTGAATGAATTTTTGAATATCTCAAATGCTTCTTCTGTGAGCATGAACGTGATTTTGTTATGACCACCATTTTTTTTGGGTATATTCACTGTCTTGGTCTTGGTCTCAATGTAATGCACATTTTCTCTGTAGTTTTTCTTTAAATGATGAACCAGATTATGTTTCTGTCTTGCCAATGACAACAACTCGTCCAGATTTCGGGTGAAGTGCGATGGGTTCATTATTTATATGAAGTGGTGTGCTGTGATTTATTGCGTATCATTTCATATACATGTATCGTGTCATTTCAATTTTTTTATTATTTTTATTTAAATCTTGTTTCACAAATTGTGAAGCAAGTTTTATTAAAGCGGTTTTATAAAATACACTTTCAAAATATAAAAACACTTATGCCTAAAACAACTTAAACAGAGTCCGCCTATGCATATTATAAACCCATCACCATGGAACCCGCAACACAACAACACCAACAACAACAGCATGAGCTGAACATCGTTGATCTGATTGAGAAAAACCCCATCATCCGACTGTCGCAAGAATACAATGGACGGCTATTGACCAAAATTCAGCAATCATTCACTGAATTTGAGCAACAGTTGTTTGTGAGTAGCTTTTATTGCTACTTGAACTATGACAAGAATATGGATTTCGTCGTTGATTTGGACAATGTATGGAAATGGTTAGGATTTCAACAAAAGGTGAATGCAATGACCTTGTTGGAAAAACAGTTCAAAATTGACATTGATTACAAAAATCTTACTAAGTCGGATGCCCCAAAAATAAAAATGAACGGCGGTCAAAACAAGCAAACCATCATGCTCACCGTTCGTTGTTTCAAGTCGCTGTGCTTGAAGGCCCAAACAAAAAAGGCATCAGAAATTCACGAGTATTACATGAAGATGGAAGAGGTTTTGCATCAGGTCGTGGAAGAAGAGACGGATGAACTCAAACAGCAACTGGAACAGAAAAACGCCGTCATTCAAGAAAAGGACTCCATGATCCAATCCACAAAGAAGGAAAAGCAGCGCGCCGTGGAGCAGGCCATCATTGGCCAGTTCCCGTTGAACACAGAGTGCGTCTATTTTGGCACCATTGACAACACGAACGCCGACAACGAGAAGCTGATCAAATTCGGCCACACGAACGACCTTTCCACGCGCGTAATGGACCATCGTAAAAAATACCAAAATTTCGTGCTGGTCGCCGCCTTCCGGGTTCAAAACAAGGTGGAGATAGAGAATCTGATCAAGACGTATCCGAAGATCAAGCGCCATATCCGCAGCATTGAGGTGGGCGGCAAGAACAAGACCGAAATCATTGCATACGACAGCACGAACTTCACCATTGAGCGCCTGAAGAAACACATCGCCGACATCATTCATTCACGCACGTATAGCATTGACAATTTCAACCGACTGATGCAGCGCAACGAGGTGCTGGAAGCCGAGAACCCTGAACTGAAAAAAATGGCGGCAAAACAGGAACAGGAACTGAACGAGTTGCGGGAACTCGTGGCCAAACAGAAGCAGGAGCTGGAGGTGGTTGCGGCGGGACACCAATCCGTCTATCAGAACGTGCTGCTGCCGGAGGACGAGCTGACGCAGAAGTTCAATGAATTCATCAAAGTGGCGTGCATTGTGCGCCCCGACGTGGAGGAGTCGTCGGTGAGCATGGAGGGCCGGTTCCGGCTGTGGTGTCAAACCAAGCCGACGAAGGAAACGTTCCACGCGCTGAAGAATTATCTGGACGTGCGGTTCAAAGCCAAGCGCATTCGCGGTGTGCACGGCTACCTTGGCGTGAAACTGAAAACGGTGGAATACAAAAAAATGCCAGCATCGGATATATCAACGCTTTCATTGAGCCCGAATGTGGAGACATTTTTGTTTGAACGGTGCCAATTTTCGGACTGCGGCAAGGTTTTAAATTCCGTATTACTGAAAGAGTACCAGAAATGGAAGCAGTCGGTTGGACTAACAACAACCGAGACAGACATGAAGGATTTGAAGGCGTATTTGAATGCGTCGCCGCATGCGCTGAAAGCAACCGTGTGGTCCGAACAGGGAAGCAACGAGGGCTACTATGGCGTGTCATTGCGCGAGGATTATTATGCGATGACGAACGCAGTCACCAACAACCCAATATGCACGTCAACGACCGGCAAGAAGGTGGAAAAGAGGGAGGCGACCACGCACCAGCTGCTGGGAACGTGGCCCACGATTGCCAACGCGGCGTTGGCGGAAGGCGTGTGCGCCGCAAAAATGAGCCGATACGTCAAGGCCAAGACGGTCGTTGCCGATTATTACTACTGCATTGGAGAACTACGTTCCCCAAACCCCTCCTCGGGGGGACATACGTCCACTACGTAGTGCCCTTTAACCCCCTCCTCCTCTGTTCCCTGGTCATTGGATCATGGATTCGGATATTTAATGTGCATAAAATTGAAATACTAATCCCGCTGCATAAAATTGGTTGCATTATTTCTTGAATTTCTCTCTATTTTGAAATCCAAGAAACCCATGAAGTCTTGAATGTATGCATGCATGCCTGTAATAATCGCATCACAAAACGTCTCCCTGAAATCCCATAATAATGCCAAAAAATTGAAAGCTAAATGAATCCGATAATCCGAATGCAGTGAATCAACAACAAACACACCGAACAACCGAAATGACGACTTCAATGACATCTGCCCAATTTGCCTGGAGCCAATTCAGCCTCCATCACATCCGACGTGAAAGTGGAGATGACGAACGCCTGGATCACCTGGATACAAAAAACGACGACTACGACATGCAAGTCACTTCAAGAACTTCAAGAACTTCAAGAACAACTTCGCCAACAAATTCCAAACCCCGCGTGCAGCGCTCAAATCAGAGTGCCATCATCAGTCCGGCCGCACCCGCCGTCGGGCACGAACAAGTCAAGAAGGCCAAAACGAGATCTGAGCGACGCGCCGAAGAACCCGAAGAACCCGAACAAGCTCAAAAACCCGTGCCGCCGCGCAAGGAGAGGCGCAGCGACTACTTGATTCAACGTCACGACTTGAGGCGTGACAATGCCAGGACGATGAAGACCGAGTTCCAGTTACAGGAATGAAGACAATCCAAGAATCCAAGACCGCATAAGGTTTCCGTTGAAGTGGTTTATGCAACGAAACCTTTTTTTTATAAATTTTTACATTTTAACTTGCTATGAATGTATATGAATATGTGTACGAATTTATAGTTTGAATTTCTCTCTAATACGACTTTCAAGAAACCCACAAACATGTGTTGGAAGGATCCAACATGTGAGTTGAGGGTGCCATGTGTTACCATGTTTTGACAAATTCAATGTTGTAAACAGAGAGAAAATGGATAAAAATAAGCGTAAACGCTCACACAAAACCCGGCATCATCTTCGTTAAACCTGCACGCATTTGGCGGCTTTGAGCATGATGACCTTGCCCGGTGTTTCTGTGCGCCGCACATATTTTCTCACCAAGTAATTGACGCCGACGGTTTGCAGGTTGCGAACGCCAGGTGCCGCGCGTTCCTTCACCAGCGTGGCTGCGCGGTGAATGACGTCGGTGTCGTAGGTGCCCGGTTTTGCGGTGTTTACGACAACGGCGTGCGCGCTGGGAAAATCCTTCAAATGGAACCACATGGCGTGCTGGGGTGCTTTTTTAATTAGCGCGTCATTTTCAGCCTGGTTTGCACCGACTTGGATGATGTAAGTGCCGTTGAAAATCTCGGAGTACATGGGCGAATAATTATATTACAACATTGATTTGCATTCGGGATCCAAATCAATTTTAACAAATTTTTTAATTTAGGGCGCGAAAAATAGGTCGTCAAACATTTTCTTGTATTTTTGTTGTAGGGCTGCGTTGGTGGGCAGGTAGCGGTCCACGCGCTCGCGATTCACTCGCAGGTATTCGCGGGCGACCGCGTCGTGTTTCATCATGGCACCGAGGAGCACTTCGGCGCCTTGTTCCAGGTTGTAGCCCTCGTAATAATAGCCGAGGTCGGCGCACAGGTGCGCATTGTGCACGAAGGGGTACCCGAGCCACGCCATTTCCAGGTAAATGTAGTTGAGCGGGTTGCCCCACTGGTGGAACACGGCCACGTCGGCGTGCGTCTTCATGAATTCAAACGTGATGAAGCGCTTTTCAAAAAACACGCGCTTGTCCAGAAACAGGTCGGTGTAGCGCACGGTGTTTTCTATTTTCTTGGAGTTCAGGGTGTCGCCGATTTTCTCTCGGAACGCGTTTGTGATGTAGACGCGGTCCACGAGCTGCGGTGCCAGCTGATACGCGCGCTCGCACAGCACGAACGACGGCAGGAACCACTTCATGATGCTGATGTTGGGGTCAAAAATGGCCAACCGTTTGGATGCACTGTCGTCGTGCGTCCGTGTTTTGGGTTTGGTGTTGATGTAAAGGAAGTCGTTCAGCGTGGCGCCGCCCTTTTGGGCGATGGTTTCCATGCCGTCGGGCGACCAGATGAACGGCGCTTCAATGACCTTGGCGCAGCGGGACAGCGTGCGTTTGTACGCCGCGTTCAGTTCCATCATTTGCGGGATGAGCCACACCTCGTCAAACAGGGACGTGCGCGGGTTGGATTTGTCCTGCTCAAAGGAGCCCGACTCGCCATGATTGTAAAGAATTGCTTCCGAATTGATGAGGTACTCGTTGCCGCACACGTAGGACACGAGTTTCACGCCCGCGTGGCGCAGCTGCTGCAGCGCAATGTGGGAGATTTGCACGCCGAATGTGATTACCGCGTGAAAACCGATCCGGTGTATTTGAGAGAAACCGACAACATTGTCATAATGCGCGCTGTTCCAGCCGTCGGGCGGGCTCTTTTTGAACTTTGCGTAGTCAGTGTTGGTGACGACGAGGTAGGGCGTGTAGCCAATGTTTTTCAGGACGTCGTAAAAGTACAGGGTGTTTTGGTGGATGCCGTTGTTGAACATGTGGGACGGCACGGCCGCGCTGATGCCGATTTTAATGTCCTTTAAATGCAAGGGCTGCGACAAGGGCTGCGACAAGGGCTGCGACAAGGGCTGCGACAAGGGCACAATTTTATCCATGAAGTAGTGATACAGCGCCACATTGTCGGGGTCATTGTTGTAAATGGTGGCGCGGGATGCATTAGGCGGTATGATTTCATTGAAGAGTTTTACCCCGTTGTCGCGTGACTTTGCGGCAGCGTGCAGTACCGTGCTGGTTTTGATTTGGGCGACATCAAACTTGGTTCCGTCGCGACAGCACTGGCGGAAGTCGGCAATGTAGCCGCAGATGTGTTGAATTGCTTTGCGAAGCACGGGATGCCGGGGGCTGCACGCCATGAAGCCCGTGAAGAGCGTGGAGGCAAGACAGGATTCAATGGCAACAAGGGCGTCATTGTCTTCCGCCAGCTGTTCCAGTTCAACGACTGCATCCAGCGTTTGGTCCTCGTGCAACACGACCCCGGTGTCCATGTATGCGCCGCCGTGCTTGTACAAGTAATAATACATGAACACTTCGTGCAGCTGCAACAAGTCCCCGAGTTTGATGGTGCCGTTGGTGCCGTTGGTGCCGTTGGTGCTTTCATGAATCCCGTGCGCTTCGCATATTGCGTCATGCAGGGGCTTGCAATCGGGGTCATCCTCCTGCAGATCGGCAAAATAAGCCACGATGTCTTCGTGCGCGTAGAAGCGGTAGTCCCATCCCGGTGCGCGTTCTCGGGCCAGGGTTTCAACGTGCGGTGGCACCCCGTATTCATTGGTTTGAATCAACCGTTTCGGAATTTGATGCGTCATGCGTATGCATTCACCCAAATCAAATGTTTAAATGCATATTTTTTCGCATATTTAATATTTTAAATAAGTTATGGTATATCAAGTAATCATGGTGACCAAAACCGCGTTTTCAAGCAATGCTGGCAGCACAACCGGGGCGGTGAGCGTGTTTTCCGGGCAGATGGACGGATTGGCGCGACTGGTGCGCAGTCAGCCGTTTCGCGAGTTGAACGAGTTCATGAGCCAGCTCGGTATCGGTGACTTCAAGCACCTCATTGACAACTTTGATTTGGACACGTTCAACCGGTTGGCCGTGAAGCTGTACGCCCTGAGAACCAACTCGCACCCGCTCTACGTGCGCTTGTTGAACTACCTGAATTTTTCCTTGACCACGTTGCTGGTGGTGGAAGTAAACGTCGGCAAGGAGTTGGGGGTGTTAAGGCAAGAAATTACAAAATTAAGGGCGGAAAATTCCATTCTGCACAACGTGACCCTGTTGCGGGAGTATTTAGAAACGCTGACCAAGAGGACCTTCACGATTTTCAACGAACAAAGGGTGACCACTGCCAAAATCAAGCTGCGCCCGGAGTACGAAGTCTACATTCAGCGCTACGGGTTCCCGCAAAACGGTGCCTTTGACCCCAAGCTGCTGGCCGAGATTATTAACGAGTTGAGGTTGCGGTTTCAAACCAATTCGTGTGCGGTGCCGGACAACGGGACCAATGCGACCAACATTCCCGTGACCCCCGCAATAAACAGCGCAATCACGTCATCGGCAGTCAGCAACAGCAACAGCAACAGCAACAGCAACAGCAACAGCAACAGCAATTCAAATGATTCCGATTGCGTGCCATGCGGTGCGCGCAGCTAATCCGCATTCGTGCATTGCGTCCAATTATAAATGTTCAGTATTTATAACTGCATCACACACACACACACATACACACACACACACACACATGTCGTCCGTCATTGACTTCAACGTGGACAACTACACCGTGTATGAAATTTTCGACATGTTCAATTTGAACTCTTCCAACTGCTCGGTGGAGGAAGCGGACGAGTGCGCGGACCGCTTGACAAGCTCGCTGACCGAGCATTCGGATGCTGCCCTCTTCATCCATCAATGCAGAGAGAAAATCGGGCAATTCATTGCCTCTCGCGTAAAGCCGTATAATAAAGGCATTATCTCTCAAAACAATGACTACGATTCCAATAAAAACAACAGACACAGCAGCCACAGCAATCCCAACACCTTGGCTCTGAATTACTCCACGCACCCCACCAATTACGACGCATTCCACCGGGAGTCGGTCGTGCATGACGGCGGTGAGTACGCCAAGCGCAACATCGCCGAAGTCACCAACACCTACAACTACAAGTTCCCCACTGGCACTCTGAACCCCATTGAGCGACGGGTGATTAAGCGCCTGCTGTCCATGGACACGCTGTTCCGCATGAATTACAACACCACCAGTTCCACGAATGCGTCGTGGGTGCTGCCGTACCCCGTGGACAACGTGGTGTCCATGAAAATCGCGTCGGTGCAAATTCCCAACATGTGGTACGCCTTTTCGGATGCCACAAAAAGCAACCGATTTACGGTGATGATTTCGGGGCTGAACGTGGCGCCTTACAGCCCAACCGAGGTGTACACGAACGACATTGTGATCCCGGAAGGCAACTATTTGAGCGACGAGTTCATGGAGTGCATGAACAACTTGTTTAAAAACACGGCCAACGGCATGGAGTTTCTGCAGTTTGCGGTGAATTCATACAACAGCAAGTCCATGATATACGTGAACCCGACGACGCTGACGTGTGCGACGAGCCCCGATTTTGAATACGTGGTGATATTTGACGACGCAACCAAGTACAACAAGTACTTGACCAACGGGTGCATTTACACGGACTGCGACATTCAGCGCATCAGAGACGAGCACGAAAAGGAGTACTTCAATGCCAACATCAAAACGATCAGCCGAACGGCGGGGTGGATGATGGGGTACAAGCAGTTGGCCTACCGTCGCACGTGGCAGACGGAGCGCATTGATTTGATCAGTCAAGTGCCGATCACCACGTATCACGCATTTTTAGAAAGCGAGTCGTCGTACGGCAGCTCCATTTGGAACTACTTGTACGTGGACGTGGACGACTACAACAAGAACTTCATCACGAACAGCATCATTGCGCAAACGGGGGATTCATATTTAGGGTTCAACATTTTAGGGCGGATCACGGTGAGCAGCGGACAGCTCACCATCATCAACGACAACGCGAGTGACATGATATTTAAGATGCGCGAGTATTTGGGTCCGGTTCGCTTGGAAAAGTTGACCATCCGGTTGTTGGACAAGTTCGGCAACGTGATCCATTTGAACGGCAACGACTACTCCATTGCACTGGAACTGCAAGTGCTGTACAATTGATGGAATGCACGATGGAATACACAATGGATGGAATACACGATGGATGGAATGCACAATGAAATGAATCGCATTAAATATATTTATGCATTTTTATATATTTTTATGGTATAAGGCAACCCATAACAATATGTCTGCATTTGATGACAACTTTGCCTACGCCTTGGTTTCCAGCAGCGAACGAACCCTGAAAATCACGGGCGTGAATCCATCCAAATACCATGCCGGGAATATGAGCTGGGGTGCCATTCCCGAAATTCCGGCGTTATACACCGGGCCCACGCTGGCTTACAATGGGTACGGCGCCTTTGAAAACGCATTTTCCGTGGTTGAAATCGCGAGCGGGGCATTCAACGGACGAACCGAATTTGCCGAAGGCCCGCTCGTGTTGCCCAAGTGCCTAGTCCTCATCGGGGCCAACGCGTTCAACGGGGTAAAAATTACCGGCCGCCTCACGATTCCTGCCAGCGTGACGTCCATCGGCGCCAACGCGTTCAACGGCACACTCATTGACGAACTCGTGGTTGAGAACGAGACCACGTCCGACTTGTTGTCCGGGGTGGTGGACGCCACCCGCGTGACCAGCAAAGAAACCGCCGCCCGGATTGCCACCGACAACACGCTGAACACGCTGAAAGTGCCGAAGGCCGACCCGGCATTTACCGGCACCACCACGATACCCACGGCCGTAATTTCAACAGCAACGGTTGCCAACGCCACGATACACACCGCCGCCAACATTGCGACCAACGTGATCGGCAGCGCCACGGTTGATTATTACGAACCCAATGTGTCTGAAAAGAATAAGAATGCGCGGTTCCGTGTGCTGACCACGGCTGGAAATTTACTGTCAGCCGGAGGTGTGGGGGAAAACGTTGCGCCGATTGAGGTGGTGTTGACCGACGGCACGTATCGCACGGGGGCTGCATTGGTGAGCGAACTGTTGGCGAGGCTGAACGCCCGAAACATCGCGTGGGTTGGCGGGTCTGCAATTGTGTGGACCGGCACCACATTTGATGCCAATGCGGGTGCAATCAAGCTGGGATACATCACGCCTGCACCCGGTTCAATGACGGACCCTGCGATCGTGATCCGCACCCAATTCACGAGCAACGGAGTGTCGTACAACAGTTCCGGCGTGCTGGGTGCGGTGGGGGCGACCGTGGGCTCAACATATGAACCCGGTGCGTTCGTGCTGACGTACGGCAACCGTGCGGGGATCAATTTCCCGCAGGCGGTCAATCTGGGTGCCACGCCCACGCTGACGGTGAACGGGAGCGCGGCCCTGGACGGCAGCGTGGGCGTGTCTGGAGAGTGGGGGTTCAATGCGAACAAGCCGCGCTACAACGCGCAAGCGCTGGCCACGCAATCCTACACGCGGTCCAAGATCCAGTTGATCAACGGCACTTCGTTGCTGTCCACGGTGAAGACGCTGGGCGACATTGCGTCTGCAATCGGGGCCGACCCGCAGTTTGCGGTGACGGTGCAAACCTCGCAGTCCGCCATTATTCAAAGCATTGCGAGCATGGCCAGCGTGCGCAGCACGGCGGTGTCGTCGCTGTCGTCGTCCCTTTCCGCGCAAGTGTCTGCATTGCAGTCCGTGGATTTGTCGCTGTCCGGCGCGCTTTCGGACACGATTCCCGTGCGGGTCAGCCAAGTGCAGTCGGTTTCCACGCTGCTGCAAACCACGGTTTCGGGCCTTCAATCCACCGACGTGGTGACGAGCACCGCAATGAGCCAAGCCACGTCAGCCCGGAGCTCGCAAACGCAGTCGCTGAATTCGGCGATTTCCACGGCGGCGTCGTTGCTTCAAGCCGCGGACACGGTGCTTTCCACGAGCATCTCTGCGGCAGTGCTGACGCGCAGCGCAAACGTGTCTGCGAATTCGGCGACCTGGGTCACGCACGTTTCGTCCCTGGAAACCACGGATGCCTCGCTGGCCGCTGCGGTGGTGAGCGCCAGCGGCGCGCGAAGCAGTGCGATAGCATCCTTGTCATCGTCCATAATGGTTGACACGGTGCCCGTGCTGCAGTCGGCGGATGCGGCGTTCAGCTCCGCGCTGTCCGAACAAACGTCGCACCGGGTCGCATCCATTGCAACGCTGTCCGGCGCGATCAGCGCACAGGTTTCGGCGGCGGAGTCCATCAACGTGGCCATTTTGCCGCACATCACGGCGTCTGCCAGCACTGACCCCCACGCCACAACCGGCACGGTGTTCAACCTGCTGAGCGTGAATGTGAATGATTCCGTGACGTTTGTGAAATCGGGCGGCGCCTTTTCCATCGGCGACAAAATAGTGATCAGCTATTCGCCCACCGATTATTTAAAGGGCGCGGTCACTGCGGTGTCGGGGGGCAACGTCACGATCACGGTGACATTCAAGACCACGACGGCCGCCGAAACCACGATTTACACCACTACTGGCTCTTTCGGCGCGTCCGCGGCAAGCTCGTCCGGCAGCCACGTGGTGCCAATTTCCAATCCGGCGTTTGTTGCGGCGGGGAGCAACTTCGTGGTGACGTCCATGACGGGTGCCTTGTTTTCATCCACCAACACGGGAACCTACAGCGTGAGCCTGCTGGATGCGTCCAATGCGACCCTTGCAACGGCGCCCAGCGAATTCTTCGGCACGTCCCAAACGCCGAAAACGCACTCATTTATTAGCGCCTTTTTGGCCAAGGGCGCCACCAATTTGAAACAGCAATTCTCTCACTCCGCCGGCATGAGCACGCAAATCATTGTGAATTACAGCGACTACGGTGCGTTCACCGTGTTGAAGGGCTACGCGGTTCCTTACAGCAGCGGTGCCGTGACCCTTGAAGAATCCAACGGGGCGCTGCAGAGCGCGCGCATTTCGGCGGTGGCGGCGCTGTCTGCCGGCGCGCTGAGCGCAGCGAATTCGCTGTCGGCCGTGATCCAAACCAATCAATCCGCATTGACGGCGAATGTGAGCGAACGCAGTGCGGCCGTGGCCTCGTTTGCTTCCGCAGCGTCGCAATCGGTGAGCTCATTGCAGAGCGTGACTTCCCAACTGGGATCCGCCCTGTCGGTTGCATCCAGCGAAAGGAGCGCCGGCGTTTCATCGCTGTCCAGCGCCGTGGCAACCGGCGTGTCCACGATCGCATCCACTGCAACCCACATTTCAGGTGCGCTGAGTGCGCAGGTTTCAAATCGCTCGGCGGCGGTGTTGGCGGCGGTGACGTCGTTGGTGGGGGCGGCCCCTTCCACCCTGGACACGCTGTTTGAAATCGCCACTGCGCTGGACGCGGGCCCCACGCTGTATTCCATGATTTCTGCGACCTCCACGTCGCTGGCGTCCAACGTTGTGGCGCGAAGCACCGGGGTGTCGTCCATATCGGCGTCACTGTCGGCGGTGGCGTCCACGCTGCACGTGGCGGATGCTTCGCTGGCATCGGGAATATCCGCTGCCACCGCTGACCGCGCCGGGCGGGTGGCATCGGTGTCCAGCGGAACCTCGGCATTCGTTTCATCAGCGCAGAGCAGGCTGGATAGCGTGTCGGTGGGCGTTTCAACCGGCGTGTCCGCGCGTGTGAGCGGCGTGAATTCCGTGTCTGCATCACTGGCGAGCGTGGCAAGCGCGCTGCAAACCGCCGATTCCGCCGTGCTGTCTGCTGGCATTTCGGCGGCGGTTTCGGCGCGAGCAAGCGGGGTAGCATCCTCGTCGGTTGCGCTGTCATCCGCGGTTGCGTCACTGCAGACCTCCAACTCGGCGCTGTTGTCCAGCGCAATTTCCGTGCGCCAAAGCGGAATGGACTCGGTGTCGGCCGCCCTATCCGGCGTGGTTTCGTCCCAACATTCGTCCATTGCGTCGCTGTCCATCGCTTACTCGGCACTGAACGCAGGAATCAATTTGTCCGCGCTTGCGGATGTGGCGGCAGTGAATTCGGCCATTGGGCAAGTGGTCGGGGTTGGCACGGTGTCCGGTCTGGACACGCTGGCCGAAATCGCGACTGCATTGAACAACAACGCGTCGCTGGCAACCACGCTCACCAATGCCATCAATGGCAGGGCCGGCTTATCGGCCGTTGCAAGCCTGAGTGACGCGGTGCTGTTGAAAGCCAGCCAGACGGATCTGTCTCAACTGGTGAGCACGGTTGGAACCAAGGCAACCGCTGCCGAGGTGTCCCAGCTGCAAACGGCGGTGTCGTCCATGGCGAGCACGGTGAACGGCAGCATTTCTAGCCAGGTGCAGTCGTTGCAGAGCAACATGACGGTGTCAACCAACGTGTTTCAATTGTTGAGCAACACCATTCGCCAAGTGGACACGCTGTACGTTTATAACGGGTTTGTGAATGCGGACGGCTCCATCAATTACCGGGTGAATAAACTGGCCAACATGGTTCTGCAGTCGTCTTCGCTGACGTTTGCGGTTGACGCGAATTATGCGGTCACCAAAGTGACGCAAGTGATTGCCGTGCGGTTTGATCCCACCCAAGTGAGCGTGAAATACAGCAGCCGCGGGGTGGAATACACGCTGAATCCGATTTCACTGGTGAGCGGCGTGCACACGTTCAGCATTGATTCCAGCAGCACTGCGGACTATGCCAACAATGCGACTGCAGTCGTGATCACGGCGAACGAAACCGCGGTCCGAGCCGCGCCGGACAATTCGCCGTTCACCGTGGCAAAACTGGCGCTCTCGTCATACACGTATGCCACTCCCACGGTGCAGACGCCGTATGATGCGACGACGTGGAGCGACGCCACCGGCAAAATTTCGCAAGTGCTGCGCATCAATTTTGAGTCGGGGGTCCGCTTCCTGCAGATTGACAGTGCCGTGCACGTCGTGTGGGGGACAACCCAATTTGTGCACACGCTGGAATACCTTCCGGGGGCGTCTGGCTCGGTTGTTGTCAAGGCATTGAGTTCCCAGGAAAAGCTGGAAAGCGCGCCATTGACGTTGACCAACGTGTACAACGACTACCCGCAGCACGCGGTGCCGTCGGAAGTTGGCGGCTCCAAATCCGTGTCTCGGACTGGATCCACGTACACGTACACCGCAACGTACACCACCACCTCCAACAAGGTTGAAATCCTAAAACTCAATCATTTGAATGTAGCATCCACGGAAGTGTTGGACGTGGTGGGGGGGCAAGTGCAGATTACGCTGACTTACCCGGTTGAACAAATCGGCAACGGGCTTTTTGCTCTAAGGGCGAACACCGGCAACGGACGACGCATGGGTTCGTTTACGAACATGGTGAATGCCGAAGCGGTGGTGTTCAGCAAACCGGTGCTGTCCAGCGTGGCATATAACACGCTGAGCGCGGGATCGTACCGTTTGAATGCCACATATACGGTGGAGTCTCAGGTGTCTGCAGTGAAGGTGGTGAATCCGTACACTGGTGGAACATACATTCCATCGCAGGCCGCGTCGGGTGGAAGCGTGACGATAATCATTGACTACACTGCTGCACAAGTTGCGAGTAATTTAATATCGGTTGCGGTCATTGCGCTGGCAAATGCGTCCGGTCTTGAAAGCGCAGCCTCGGACGCGTTTATTCCTATCGGGCAATACGCTGCGCCCACCGTGTCCAACACGGCTTACTCGGCGACACGAAGTACGGGTAGCTACACGGCATGCAGCGTCACGCTCACCTGCGGCGTTGCCAATGGGGTTACTGCAGTGCGCGTGTTGAAACCGGACCTGAGTGCATTTCATTCCAATGCCACGGTGTTGCCAAATGCGTTTTACTTGAAAACGGGTGGATCCAACTGGCGCGATTTGATTCCTTTGCTTGTGGCCAACACCACGGATAACAATTTATACTGGCAACCGGATCAAGGATTTTATGATGTAAATTACAACAGCACAACCCAAGTTGCTATCCAGTTCAGTTATTTTGCGGCGTACTGGTTGAATGCAAACCGGGCATCCAATGGACAAAGCTTCAGCGTGAATACATATGCCACTGGAACATTTTGGGGTTCGCCGAACAGTCAACCATTTAGTGGAGTATTCACATTCACTGCCACCTCGGATTACCCAGTCACCACATACAACGGTTCATTGAGCACGCTCGCCGGCATCACGTACATCTTGACCCCACAAACCGACGGAATAAACGCGGGCATTGTTGCCAGCGGAGGCGTCAAGGTTTCAAATGTCGCGGTCGCAAACGGAAGCGCGTCTCCTGTAGTAACATTTGTGAACACGGTTGCGCCTCTTGACTTGGTGGTTGTGGCGCAAGGAAACCAAAACGGCCACGAAAGCGCGGGATCGGCCACGCAGACTTTATTGGCGCAATTCGCTGCACCCACGATATCGGGCGGCATCACGTACTCGGGCAACACGGCAAGCATGACGTACGCCGTGGCTGCCGGGGTCACTGCAGTGCAGGTGCGAAAGGCGTCCGATGGTAGCGTCATTGCATCCGGCGTCACCACTTCGGTAAACACCGGCAATCAAACCGCATCCATCTCAATTGCATTCACTGAAAACGTGAGCATCGTGGTTGTGGCGCTGGGCAATACCGCCGGTCGCGAAAGCGCGGCATCGGCCACGCAGGCATTGTTGGTGCAATTGTCAACGGATGTAGTGCAAGACGCCAATGGCACAACCATTAAATACGTGGGCAGTGCCGCAACTGTTCCAACAGCGGCACCCCTGTTCGTTCAAGCCAACCCCCGAGGAACCGGCGTGGAATGGTTCGCGGTTGTTAAGCAGGGCATGAAGGCGGCGATTTCCGACTACGCCGGCGGCACCAGCGGGCCATTTATCCCACCCGGACAGTCGGTGGCCGTGCCGTTCAACAACATTGTGACGACCCTGATGACCGACATGACTAACTTGTTTAATGGCAAAACAGGATTCAATTCGCCGATTGCTTCATGGGACACGAGCGCTGTTACGAGCATGATCTACATGTTTTATGATGCCGCTGCATTCAACCAAGCGATTGGCTCGTGGAATACGACGGCGGTTACGATCATGAACTACATGTTTTATGGTGCATCTGCATTCAACCAGCCCATTGGCACATGGAACACGGCGGCTGTTACGAACATGAGTGTCATGTTTTATGGTGCCGCTGCATTCAACCAAGCGATTGGCGCATGGAACACGGCGGCTGTTACGGACATGCACTACATGTTTTATAGTGCCACTGTATTCAACCAGCCCATTGGCACATGGAACACGGGGGCGGTTACGAACATGGACTACATGTTTCACAACGCAACTGCATTCAACCAAAACATCAGTGGATGGAACGTGGGTGCAGTGGTAACCAAACCTCCCACCCAATTCAGCAGTGGCTCCGCTCTCACGGCACAAAACAGTCCGGTTTGGTTTCCAATCGTGCAGGACGCTAATGGCACAACCATTAAATACGTGGGCAGTGCCGCAGCTGTTCCAACATCGGCACCCCTGTTCATTCAAGCCAACCCCCGAGGCACCGGCGTGGAATGGTTCGCGGTTGTAAAGCAGGGCATGAATGCGGCGATTTCCAGCTATGCCAGCGGCACCAGCGGGCCATTTATCCCACCCGGACAGTCTGCGGCCGTGCCATTCAATAACATCGTGACGACCCTGATGACCGACATGAGTAGCTTGTTTAATGGCCACGCAGGCTTTAATCATCCGATTGCTTCATGGGACACAGGGGCTGTCACGACCATGAGCTACATGTTTGTCAATGCCGCTGCATTCAATCAAGCGATTGGCGCATGGAACACGGCGGCTGTTACGAACATGATCTACATGTTTTATGGTGCCGCTGCATTCAATCAGCCCATTGGCACATGGAACACGGGGGCGGTTACGAACATGGATTACATGTTTTATGGTGCCGCTGGATTCAACCAAAACATCAGTGGATGGAACGTGGGTGCAGTGGTAACCAAACCGCCAACCGGTTTCAGCACTATCTCCGCTCTCACGGCGCAAAACAGTCCGGTTTGGTTTCCCATCGTGCAGGACGCTAATGGCACAACCATTAAATACGTGGGCAGTGCCGCAACTGTTCCAACGTCGGCACCCCTGTTCATTCAAGCCAACCCCCGCGGCACCGGCGTGGAATGGTTCGCGGTTGTAAAGCAGGGCATGAATGCGGCGATTTCCGACTATGCCAGCGGCACCAGCGGGCCATTTATCCCACCCGGACAGTCGGCGGCCGTGCCGTTCAACAACATCGTGACGACCCTGATGACCGACATGAGTAACTTGTTTAATGGCAAAACAGGATTCAATTCGCCGATTGCTTCATGGGACACGAGCGCTGTTACGAACATGAGTCAGATGTTTTATGGTGCCACTGCATTCAATCAACTCATTGGTGCATGGAACACGGGGGCTGTTACGACCATGCGGTACATGTTTTATGGTGCCTCTGCATTCAACCAACCGATTGGCGCATGGAACACGGGGGCTGTTACAAACATGAGCCTGATGTTTTCCCTTGCAACTGCATTCAATCAAGCGATTGGCTCATGGAACACGGGGGCTGTTACGAACATGAGCCTGATGTTTTACAATGCAAGCGCGTTCAACCAAGAAATTGGCGCATGGAACACGGCGGCTGTTGCGGACATGAACTACATGTTTTATGGTGCCACTGTATTCAACCAAAACATCAGTGGATGGAACGTGGGTGCAGTGGTAACCAAACCTCCCACCGAATTCAGCACTCCTGGATTGGCTCTCACGGCACAAAACACCCCGGTTTGGTTTCCAATCGTGCAGGACGCTAATGGCACAACCATTAAATACGTGGGCAGTGCCGCAGCTGTTCCAACAGCGGCACCCCTGTTCATTCAAGCCAACCCCCGCGGCACCGGCGTGGAATGGTTCGCGGTTGTAAAGCAGGGCATGAATGCGGCGATTTCCAGCTATGCCAGCGGCACCAGCGGGCCATTTATCCCACCCGGACAGTCGGTGGCCGTGCCGTTCAACAACATCGTGACGACCCTGATGACCGACATGAGTAGCTTGTTTAGTGACAAATCCGGATTCAATTCGCCGATTGCTTCATGGGACACGAGCGCTGTTACGGACATGTCCTACATGTTTTCCACTGCAGCTGCATTCAATCAACCGATCGGTGCATGGAACACGGGAGCGGTTACGAACATGAAAATGATGTTTTATGCTCACACAGCCGCCACTGGGTCTGCATTCAACCAGTCCATTGGCACATGGAATACGGCGGCTGTTACGAACATGAGTTACATGTTTACCCACACAAAGGATTTCAATCAACCCATCGGTGCATGGAACACGGGAGCTGTTACAGACATGAGTGTCATGTTTTATGGTGCCGCTGCATTCAACCAGCCCATTGGCACATGGAACACAGCGGCTGTTACGAACATGAATTCCATGTTTTATAATGCCACTGCATTCAACCAAAACATCAGTGGATGGAACGTCGGTGCAGTGGTAACCAAACCTCCCACCCAATTCAGCGCTGGCTCCGCTCTCACGGTAGAAAACAGCCCATTTGGCGTGACATTCACTGCGCCTACGCTGTCCGGCAGCATCACGTACTCGGGCAACACGGCAAGCATGACGTACGCCGTGGCTGCCGGGGTCACTGCAGTGCAGGTGCGAAAGGCATCCGATGGTAGCGCAATCACAACGGGGGTGACCGCTTCCGTAAGCGGAACAACCGCATCCATCTCAATTGCACTCACTGAAAACGTCAGCATCGTGGTTGTGGCGCTGGCCAATGCCGCCGGTCGCGAAAGCGCAGCGTCGGCCCAGCAAGCATTGCTTGTGCAATTCGCTGCGCCCACGCTGTCGGGCAGCATCACGTACTCGGGCGACACGGCAAGCATGACGTATGCCGTGGCCTCCGGAGTTACTACGGTGCAGGTGCGAAAGGTGTCCGATGGTAGCACAATCACAACGGGGGTGACCGCTTCCGTAAGCGGAACAACCGCATCCATTTCAATTGCACTCACTGAAACCGTGAGCATTGTGGTTGTGGCGCTGGGCAATGCCGCCGGTCGCGAAAGCGCAGCATCGGCCACGCAGGCATTGCTTGTGCAATTCGCCGCGCCCACGCTGTCGGGCAGCATCACGTATTCCGGCAACACGGCAAGCATGACGTACGCCGTGGCCTCCGGAGTTACTACGGTGCAGGTGCGAAAGGTGTCCGATGGTAGCACAATCACAACGGGGGTGACCGCTTCCGTAAGCGGAACAACCGCATCCATCTCAATTGCACTCACTGAAAACGTGAGCATCGTGGTTGTGGCGCTGGGCAATGCCGCCGGTCGCGAAAGCGCAGCGTCGGCCCAGCAAGCATTGCTTGTGCAATTCGCTGCGCCCACGCTGTCGGGCAGCATCACGTATTCCGGCAACACGGCAAGCATGACGTACGCCGTGGCCTCCGGAGTTACTACGGTGCAGGTGCGAAAGGTGTCCGATGGTAGCACAATCACAACGGGGGTGACCGCTTCCGTAAGCGGAACAACCGCATCCATTTCAATTGCACTCACTGAAAACGTCAGCATTGTGGTTGTGGCGCTGGCCAATGCGGTCGGTCGGGAAAGCGCGGCATCAGCCACGCAGGCGTTGTCATTGCCATTGTCCACGGATGTAGTGCAAGACGCTAATGGCACAACCATTAAATACGTGGGCAACGCGGCAGCTGTTCCAACATCGGCACCCCTGTTCGTTCAAGCCAACCCCCGAGGCACCGGCCCAGAATTGTTTGCGGTGGTGAAACAAGACATGAAGTCGGCGATTTCCAGCTATGCCAGCGGCACCAGCGGGCCATTTATCCCACCCGGACAGTCGGTGGCCGTGCCGTTCAACAACATCGTGACGACCCTGATGACCGACATGAGTAACTTATTTCGTGGCAAATCCGGATTCAATTCGCCGATTGGCTCATGGGACACGAGCGCTGTTACGAACATGTCCGAAATGTTTGCTTTTACATTCGCGTTCAACCAACCAATTGGCGCATGGAACACGGCCGCTGTTACGAACATGAGAGAAATGTTTTCTCGCAGCGTAATCAACCAGCCCATTGGCGCATGGAACACATCGGCTGTCACTGACATGAGCTTCATGTTTATTGAGAACACATTTTTCAACCAACCGATTGATACATGGAACACGGCGGCTGTTACGAACATGAGCGGCACGTTTGCCCTTGCTACCGCATTCAATAAACCACTTGGGTCATGGAACACGGCGGCTGTTACGAGCATGGAACGCATGTTTAAAGATGCCATTGCATTCAATCAGCCCATTGACACATGGAACACGAGCGCTGTTACGAACATGAATATGATGTTTTACCATACCACTGAATACAATGCCACTGCATTCAACCAAAATATCAGCGGATGGAACGTCAGTTCAGTGGTAACCAAACCTCCCACCAACTTCGTCAACCCTAACAACACAGCTCTCACGGCACAAAACACCCCAAATTGGTTTTCCTCCATAGCATTGGTTGGCACAACCATTAAATACGTGGGCAGTGCCGCAGCTGTTCCAACATCGGAACCCCTGTTCGTTCAAGCCAACCCCCGAGGTTATCAGGAATGGTTCGCGGTGGTGAAACAAGGCATGAAGTCGGCGATTTCCAGCTATGCCAGCGGCACCAGCGGGCCATTTATCCCACCCGGACAGTCGGTGGCCGTTGAATGGAAAAATATTGTCACAACCCTCATGACAGAGATGAGTGGCTTGTTTATTAGCAAATCAGGTTTCAATGGTGAGATTGCTTCATGGGACACGGGCGCGGTTACGAACATGGCCCAGATGTTTTATGGTGCCAGTGCATTCAACCAACCCATTGGCTCATGGAACACGGGAGCGGTTATAACCATGGATAACATGTTTGTCAATGCCACTAATTTCAACCAAGCGATTGGCACATGGAATACGAGCGCTGTTACAAACATGAGTTACATGTTTTATAGCGCCACTGCATTCAACCAAGTGATTGGCACATGGAATACGAGTGCTGTTACGGGCATGAGTTACATGTTTTATAACGCCACTGCATTCAACCAGCCCATTGGCACATGGAATACGGGGGCGGTTACGAACATGAACTTCATGTTTTATAACGCAATCGCGTTCAACCAAAACATCAGTGGATGGAACGTGGGTGCAGTGGTAACCAAACCTCCCAGCAATTTCAGCAATGGATCGGCTCTCACGGCACTAAACACCCCGGTTTGGTTTCCCATCGTGCAGGACGCTAATGGCACAACCATTAAATACATGGGCAGTGCCGCAACTGTTCCAACGTCGGCACCCCTGTTCATTCAAGCCAACCCCCGAGGTTATCAGGAATGGTTCGCGGTGGTGAAACAAGGCATGAAGGCGGCGATTTCCAGCTATGCCAGCGGCACCAGCGGGCCATTTATCCCACCCGGACAGTCGGTGGCCGTTGAATGGAAAAATATCGTGACGACCCTGATGACCGACATGAGTGACTTGTTTATTAGCAAATCAGGTTTCAATGGTGAGATTGCTTCATGGGACACGGGCGCTGTTACGAACATGGATCATATGTTTTGGAATGCCACTGCATTCAATCAACCCATTGGTGCATGGAACACGGCAGCGGTTACGAACATGTACGCAATGTTTGGCAGTGCCACTGCATTCAACCAGCCCATTGGTGCATGGAACACGGGGGCTGTTACAAACATGATGAGCATGTTTTCTTCTACCACTGCATTCAACCAGTCCATTGGTACATGGAATACGAGCGCTGTTACAAACATGGATTCTATGTTTTCTTATGCCACTGCATTCAACCAAAACATCAATGGATGGAATATCACCAATGTGTCACCCAAACCTCCCAACTATTTTATCAGCGCTACTTCGGCTCTCACACCAGAAAACAACCCATTTGGTTGGTCATTTACCTATTATTCGGGAGTGTTTACTGGAACGAGTGCACCTACGCAGCAATTACTATCCGATTCAAATCATTCAGAATGGAATGATTCAGGATGGGGTTCTCAAACAGTTACCAATCCTTACATTCAAGCAGATTTTAGAAGTGCAAAAACCATAACCAGTATCACTATTGGTCCATTTAGTTCATGGAACTGGACTTATTTAAATGGTGCTGCTCTGCAATATAGCAACGATGGCACCAATTGGTCAAATGTTATTTCTAGCATTCAAGCCAATACCTCATTGCCAACTGCAACCTATTCAACCAGCATATCTGCAAGATACGTTAGAATAATATATTTGCATTCGTATGCTTATAATTTGGGCATTAGCACATTCAAGTTCACATTTGCTTAATTTATCTTGGCACATGGAACACGGGGTGCGATTAACAATATGAATGACTAAAAACCATAACTAGCAAATCAAATAGCAACTTATAAAATATTCAAAATTATTTGTATATTTTTGTATATTTCAATATTATATAGGGCCACACACACACACACACACACAACCGAACCAACCCATGACCACAATCACTGATGCCAATTTCACTTACGTGGTGGTTTCCGCTGCCGACCGAACGTTGGCCATCACGGGCATCAACCCGGCAAATTCCATATACGGGAATGTAAATTGGGGCACATTCCCCGCGATTCCGTCCACGTATGGCGGTTCCAATACCGCATACAACGGCAACGGCGTGCCGGCCAATGCTTTTAAAATCGTGGAAATTGCCGCAAACGCGTTTGACTCGCTCGCCGCGTTTTCCCAAACCACCCTGACCGCCGCTTTTTTGCCGGCCAATTTGCGACGCATTGGCGAACGCGCATTTGCCGGTGTTAAGCTGAGCGGAATGCTGACCGTGCCTGCCACAATAGAGGTGGTGAGTTTCCAAGCATTTTACAACACGCTGATAACGGGCATCGTGATCGGCAGCTCAGACATTGTCGCGCACTTGGCGGACTTGACGTCCGTCATCAACCAAGAAATCACGGACCGCGCGGCGGCGGATGCGTCGCTGGATTTGCTGAAAGCCCCCATTAACAACCCCGCATTCACGGGAACCGCCACCATTCAGAATGCCGTTATCGGGTTGGCCACCATCAGCAGCGCGTCCATTTCCGCGGCAAACATGAACGTTGCAAACTTGACGAGCGCGTCTTTAAGCACGGTCAATGTTGTCGGAAATGCCGCATTTGCGGGCAGCGTTTCAGCAACCGGGCAATGGACCTTCACGGTTCAGCCCAAAATCAACGGCGAACTGGTGGCAACCGAGTCCTACGTGAATTCCGGAATTGCATCCATTGCGGGTTCCAGTTTAGCCAGCGCGCTGGACACGCTTTCGGAATTGGCCAGCGCGATCGGAGGCGACCCCAGTTTTGCAACCAACATCATCACCTCCTACACGTCCATTTCAAACACGCTCTCCACCGAAGCGTCGGTGCGAAGTGCCGCCGCAGCGTCCTTGTCCAGCGCACTGAGCACGTCCGCGTCGTCCCTCACCGTGGTGGATTCATCTTTGAGCACGGCACTGAGCGCAGAGTCCAGCGCGCGCATCGCGTCCGTTTCTTCGCTGTCCAGCGCGCTCAGCGCCAACGTGTCCGACCTGCAAAGCAAAAACTCCGCGACCAGCACCGCGCTTTCTACCGAAGTTTCCACGCGGTCCAGCGAAGTGGCCGCCGCGCACAGCACGCACTCCGCGTCGGTTGCTTCACTGCAGTCAGTGGATGCCGCCTTGAGCACCGCGCTTTCCACCGAGATCAGCGCACGCGGGTCGGCGGTTGCGTCCTTTGTTCCCGTCGTGACCGCGTCGGCGACGTCCCTCGCTGCAGCCGACACGAGTTTGAGCACGGCGTTGTCCGCCGAAACCAGCCACCGCGTGTCGGCGGTGGCCTCTGTGAGCCAAGTGCAGTCCGGCGCGTTTTCCACCCTGTCCAGTGCTAATGCCGCCCTTTCCACTGCGCTGTCCACCGAAGTCAGTGCGCGATCGGGCGACGTTTCGCTGCTGTCTGCATCGGCGTCGGCCGAATCCGTGTCGCTTCAACTCACCCATGCGCAGTTTTCCATTGCGTTGGCAAGCGAAACGGGGGCGCGCAGCACATCCGTGACCTCGTTGTCCACTTCCATCAGCGGAGCCGTGTCGTCATTCACTTCGGCAAATGTCAGCACGTCGTCGGCATTGAGCGCCGAAACGCTGGTTCGCAGCGGCGCAGTGTCCTCGGCGTCCGTGTCCACCACCAATGCAGTGGCTTCCGCCGGCGCGTCCATTCTGGCGCACAACACCGCACTTGGCGGCGAAACGAGCGTGCGCGCCAGCCAAATTGACGCCCTTTCTGCCGCCGCATCGGCGTCCGTTGCCTCGCTCGCAACCGCCCATTCCGCAATTTCGTCCGGATTGTTGGCGGAGGGGAGCAACCGAAGCGCCGCCGTGTCGGCCGCCATTCAGAACATTTTGAGCGGAGCACCCTCGCGATTCAACACGTTGGAGAAAATTGCGTCGGAACTCAGCAACAACCAGAGCTTGACGCTGAATGCGAGCACGTTGAGCGTGGTTTCCGCGCTGAGAACGGAGGTGTCCAGTGAAACGGTTGCGCGCGGGACTGCGGTTGCTTCGTTGAGCGCCACCGCCGTTCCGTCGCTATCGTCGGCAGAAGCCAGCATGACTGCGGCCCTTTCCACCGAAACATCTGCGCGTGTGAGTGCAGTCGCGTCCGTGTCCGGCGCGTTGAGCGCCGCCTCCGTTTCGTTCGCGGCAGTGGATGTCGCATTGAGCGACGCCTTGTCGGCGGAAGCGGTGACTCGCAACAGCGCGATTGTGTCAGTCAGTCAAGCGGTTTCGTCCACTGCCGCCGTCTTGAGTGCAACCGACACGACTTTGAGCACCGCGCTTTCCGCCGAAGTCAGTGCGCGTCAAAGTGGGGTTGTGTCCGTGGAGAGCGCTGCGTCGTTGGCATTTGCAGGATTCAGCTTGTCAAACGCCGCGGTCAACACGGCCCTTATCGCGGAAACGTCCGCGCGCGCGTCAACGGTGGCGTCGGCATCCAGCGCGATTGCCGCTTCATTTGCTTCGTTGCAGTCCACCGACGCTGCGTTGAAAAGCAGCGCATCGGCGCTGTCAGCTGGACTGGCATTGAAGGCCACGGTTTCGTACGTGGATGCCCGCTTGAACACGCTGTTGAGCGGGGCTCCGGCGCAACTGGACACGCTGGCCGAGATGGCGGCGGCTCTCGGAAACAACCCCAGTTTTGCCAGTTCCATCACTGCGGCGTTGCTGACAAAGGGCACCGTGGCGGACGTGAATTCGCTGTCGCTGCAAGTTGCGGCCAAAGCGGCCTTGTCCGAGTTCAACTCCGTTCAGGGCGTTGCAAACAATGCGGCGTCCAGCGCGTCGTTGTCCGCAGTGATCAGCAATGCCAACACGGTGAATGCAACGGTGGGTGCGTTGGCTTCCACGATCAGCGCGCTGCGGGTCACTGGAGGCACCGTGAATGCGTCCACCATTGCAGTGAACGGCGTGGATATCCCCACGCTGACCACCCGAATTCAAGAGCTGTACTACAAGCTGGGCACCGCAAATCCCAGTTTGGGCACAGTCAACCCGGATGGCACGATCAATTACAAGCTGAATCGCCTGGCCAACCCCACGCTTGTCAGCAGCGTCCTCGGGTTTGAATACGCTGCCGGGGGCGCAATCAACAAGGTCAACCACGTCATCACGGTGCAGTTTGACAAGGACCAAAAGAGCGTAACCGTGACGGGCGGACCAGGAAATCCCACCACCACGATTAACAACCTGGAGCTGAATTCAAACAACCGCTACACGTTCACGGTGGCCTACACGGGCGACCTCGCCTTCTACGAAGCAAACAAAACAGCGGTCAGCATCTTTGCGCTGGAGTCGCCTTACAAGTCGGTGCCCTTGGTGCCCACGGTTACGACACCCGCGCTGATGTTGCCGTTTCTGTCATTGAATGCCAACACCGTGACCGTTCAATACACCGGCAACGCGGTTGATGTTCCAACAGCGGCACCCCTGTTCTTTCAATCCAACCCCCGAGGCACCGGCGTGGAATGGTTCGCGGTTGTTAAGCAGGGCATGAAGGCGGCGATTTCCGACTACGCCGGCGGCACCAGCGGGCCATTTATCCCACCCGGACAGTCGGTGGCCGTGCCGTTCAACAACATCGTGACGACCCTCATGACCGACATGTCATCTCTGTTCACATTCAAGTCGTCGTTCAATGATTTGATTGAATCCTGGGACACGGGGGCTGTTACAAACATGAGTCAAATGTTTTATTATGCAACTGGGTTTAATAAACCGATTGGTGCATGGAACACGGGGGCTGTTACGACCATGAGCAACATGTTTGTCAGTGCCACTGCGTTCAATCAACCCATTGGCGCATGGAACACTGGAGCTGTTATAAACATGAGCTACATGTTTTATAATGCCACTGTATTCAATCAACCCATTGGCACATGGAACACGGGCGCAGTTACGACCATGGGCAACATGTTTTCTTATGCCACTGCGTTCAACCAGCCCATTGGCACATGGAACACGGGCGCGGTTACGAACCTGGACCACATGTTTTATGGTGCCACTGTATTCAATCAAAACATCAGTGGATGGAACGTGGGTGCAGTGGTGACCAAACCTCCCACTAATTTCAGCAATGGCTCCGCTCTCACGGCACAAAACAATCCATTTGGCGTAGCATTCGCCGCACCCACAATATACGCATCAGGCGGCATCACGTATTCAGGCAACACGGTGAACCTGACGTACGCCGTGGCTGCCGGGGTTACTGCAGTGCAGGTGCGAAAGGCGTCCGATGGTAGCGTAATCACATCCGGCGTCACCGCTTCCGTAAGCGGAACAACCGCATTCATCTCACTTGCACTCACCGAAAACGTGAGCATTGTGGTTGTGGCGCTAGGCAATGACAACGGTCGTGAAAGCGCGGCATCGGCTCAGCAAGCATTGCTTGTGCAATTTGCCGCACCCACGATATCAGCCGGCGGTATCACGTATTCAGGCAACACGGCGAGCATGACGTACGCCGTGGCTGCCGGGGTTACTGCAGTGCAGGTGCGAAAAGCGTCCGATGGCACCGTAATTACATCCGGCGTCACCACTTCGGTAAATACAAGCAATCAAACCGCAGCAGTGTCCATAACATTTTCCACCACAATCAGCATCGTGATTGTCGCACTGGGCAATGCCAACGGCCGTGAAAGTTTACCGTCCATTTCACAAACATTGATTGGACAATATGCTGCGCCCACATTAATAAATTCGGTCACGTATTCGGGAAACACGGCCAGCATGACATACTCCGTTGATTTAGGAGTGACTGCACTCACTGTGTTGAAGTCGGATCTCACTGCGTTGCCGGCCGGCGTGGTGGCCGACACAACCATTAACAACGGGTCTTCCGGAAGAACCGTGTCATTGTCGCTTGCATTCACAACGTCCATGACCATTGTGGTTATTGCACAAGGCAACGCCAACGGCAGTCAAAGCGCAGCATCGGCTCCACTTGCATTGGTTGGCAATTTTGCCAAGCCCACGCTGTCGGGCAGCATCACGTATTCGGGCAACACGGCCAGTATGACGTACGCCGTGGCTTCCGGGGTTACTGCCGTCAGCGTGTTGCAACCAAATCTTAGTGCGCTGCCTTCAGGCGCAACTGTCACGACCAATGCGGTTTCGGGAACCACTGCAACGTTGCAAATTTCGCTGTCCGATTCGCGCGGATCGCTCAGCTTTGTGGTTGTGGCTGTGGGAAACTCAAATGGCCGCCAAAGTGCATCGGACACGCAAACGATTTATTCGTCCGGCATATCAGACATAACCTTTACAAAATCGTCAAATCTTTGGTACTTCGGTTTCAATTGCAATGACCCGGCTTCCGTGTCGGGATTGTCCATCAACATACAATGGGATGGTAGAGTTTGGTTCGGTGGGGGGTGGAAGGGTAATAACACAAACTGGGTTCATGACTATTCTTCTTCTACCATTTCCACCGGCGCCAACTCATTCTTGATTGACGATCCTGGGTATCTTAATAATATGTTTGTCGGCAACACAGCACGCGTGTCCATCAACTACTCTGTGTCCGGTGTGTCAAAGAACATTGCAACAACCTTCATTCCAAACCCGTTAACAGGAGGACCGTACGTGTTCGGCATTTCCAACATCAACACAACCACAAACCCGGTAACATGCACGTTAACAATACCTGCTGCATTGGAACAACAACGAGTATCCCAAAACAGAGGATGGGCGTACCAGTATTCAATTGTAAATGCGATAACAAACGAAGTTGTGATAGGTGGGACGACGTTTGTTTCAAACCAAGCGGTTAGTGGCGTTGCCTTGAACTTGCCATCATCAACATGGGGGAAGCAATTAAGGCATCGTTTGACCATTGGCAATGATGGCACGTCGTTCTCCGGAAATTTTATTGTGCAAAATGAGTTCACCAGCAACGACGTCTTCACCATTCCCCTCCCCACCGGAATGTTCCCCGTTACAGTGAGAAGCGAATCATCCATTGGAATGAATTGGCAAACCCCGTTTGGAATAAACGATATTCGTTTGTGGGGAGTAGCTTGGGATGTTTTGCCCAGCGCGTTGGATGTTGCTTCTTCCAACTACGTTTCAAAGGTGAGAATAAGAATGAAACGCAGCACGGATTCTACATGGAGATTCACGGGTGCGTACAATTATGCCGATGGCATAGGTTATGCCATGTTTCACACGGGCGTATACACAAGCCAAGGCCAATTCCTAGGGCAATGGACGATTGAACTTCGGTCTGAAAATGCGGATGGCACAATAACAACCAACTATAGCACGTTTGCAATTAGTTATGGTCTTGCTAGTTACAACGCCGGCATCAATAATTTGACACAGCTTGCATCAAACGCAGGTGGTTACACCATACTCTATGGCGACAATGTCACCAATTTGTTTTAAGTGACGGACGGGGTCGTATAGTTTTTTATAGTTAAAAATAATTATAAAAATGAAATGTATGCGTTAAAATACAGCTTTACATACCCATAAATGTCACTGGTAGCACTTTCCACAAAATACAGAAGCAATCCGCGCGTTCAGCGTGAGACAAACCAAAGGCTCACAATACAGCGCAAAGCCTTTGCTAACAACTTTGCCATCACTGTGAACGGCGTCGTTGAATTGTCTAGGTACATTGCCAGCCTCAGCGCGTACATTGCATCGGACCGCCTCATTCTGGAAGAAGCGAGTTTAGGGTCGGTCAACAAGAACGCCACCATCAACTTGTTGGAGGAAAACGGCTGGGACCATCGTTGCACCCAGCAAAAAGATTTCAATTCGGCCAACTTGTTCACGCAAGACAAGGGCATTCCCGCCACAAAAACCGTTTCCATCACGCAGAGTTTAGGGAGTTCCAGCATTGCTGCGCCCAAAACCATGGCGCAACTCATGACGCAGCGCACCGCGTTGGCCGGTGCAAGCAATGCGCTTCCAACCCGCGACTACACCGGGCACGTGGTGTTTTGCGATGCCGCAAGAACCACGGACGCAGTCACCGGTAAAAAGTTCATGGGCGACAACGCATTCGCCAACTGCCCACGGTTGAAGTCGGTCCGCGCATCTAGCGACAACGCTTGGAACGGGTTTTATTCCAACGGCTGCTTCAAATCGTGCCCCGCGCTGACCACGATGAACACCGTGACGAATTCCAATTCCAGCATGTCCATGAACGTGGCGGTGACGCCCCCAGCGGGAACCATTTCGGTGGCCGCTGCAGCCGCGACGGTGTTGGGTGCCAACACGTTTTTCACAACCCTGTTGGTGGGTCAAATGCTGTACACCAGCTCAAACACGCGCGAGGGAGCCAAGTACATTGGAACCGTGCAGTCCATCCAAAGCAATGCGCAACTCACGCTGGCGCTGCCATCGGCCCTGGCGACTGCTTATTCCGGCACATTTCGCATCGTGACGGAGGCCATGATTGCGGCGCATGCCACCGTGATTGGACAAGAATTCCTGCGCGGAACCAACATTCGCGCGGTGTCGTTTGAGTCGCATTTGAATCCGACGCTGGCGGGGTCCAACAGCCGCCTGCTTTCCATCGGGTCAAACTCATTCGTGGACTGCCCCAACCTTGCGACGCTGCATTTTTCTGTGAAACAAAGCAGCGCATTGGCGCGACTTGGAAACACGGCGGACAGCGTGATCCCCTTCGCCACCAACTTAAGTGTCATTTCAAACGACGGGTGGTCAAACGCCGCGACGCAAGCGCAACTCGCCGCCTTGCTGGGGGTTGCAACTACGCGATTCGTGGTGACGCCCAAATTCACGTACATCCCTAGACTGGACCCAACGGTGCTGGATGCCAACAACCAGCCCATGTATGTTGCAACCATTACTGGGATTGCATACCAAGACACGCCGGTCAGTTTTCGCAATTTGGTGGTGCCCGAGTACATCATGCACAGTGACGGCATTTTGTATCAAGTGTACGACATCAACTATCCATACATTGATCAGATTGAAACGATTGTGGGACAACCCAACCGCGTGTATGGCGCATGTAGTTCAAATCATCCCGCATTCAACGTGGGGGGGCAAGTTGGTGGATTGATTGGAACATTGACCATGTCCAAAACATTGAGAACCATTGGGTCCAACTCTTTTTCGGGTCAGTCCCAACTGAGCGGAAATTTGACGGTTGCTGGCACGAAATTAACCAGCATCGGCAATCGCTGCTTTTTCAATGCGTACTCCAGCGGGCGAACGCTGACAATCATGGGCAAAACCACGCCAAGCATTGGAGTTGATGCATATCGTGGCACAAGTTTCAATCCGATCAACATTCGTCCAATGACTTCGCTTGAATTGATTCAGTATGCATTCTAATGAAGTTGCATGTGTTGCACACGAGAGAAAATATGCAAAAATAAATATGCAAAAATAAATATGCAAAAATAAATATGCAAAATAAACAAAATTTGGATATTTTTAGTATTACCCCCAAATTAAATTAAGGAACCGAATGAGTGAGTGTTAATGTAAATATTTTCATAAAATATAATATTTTCTGATTGTATAACCACCAATTAACAATGTCAAGTTTTAATAATGTGGAAGTGAACCTCACCGGCACTTCTATCATCCGTGAAGGGGCATTTGCCGAATTGTTTGCACAGGCGGTTCAAAACATTGCGGGTGGGTCTTTGATTGACATCGTGATCAATGTGGGCTCGGGCAACGTCGTCATTGAATCCAGCGCGTTTCAACAACTTTCAAATCTGCCAAACAACATTGCGCTGAATAGTGCCAGTTTCAATTTTTCACCCGATTCGGTTCCAACCTTGGGTGCAAATTTTGCGTCGGGGTTGCCCGTTCGTTCTCTGAATTTGCCCGCGCAAACAACTCTTCAAGCCAACGCTCTGCAGAATTTGCCGGTTTTGCAGCATCTTGACATCAGCCAAATCACAAATCCGGTTCCAAGCAATGGGTTGAACTTGACGAGAACAACCACTGCGCCTCTTCTCATTTCAATGCCCACGGCTACCGTGCCATTTGCAAGCGGTGCAGTTGTTTTTCCAAGCACAGGAACAAATGGCACCACTACCTTGATTTTCAATGGCGCAGTTCCAAGCACAATGCAGTTGAACGAAATGTTTACTGTTAACACAACCACCGTGACTGTTCCCATTCAAATAAGTTTGAATTACTCCACCACTTCCAACGTCACCAATGCTCAGCTGACAACACTGACGACCGCCTTGAATAATCCCGTTGTCGTTCCATTCACGCAAGTTCAAGAAGTGATACAGGGGTTGACGCAGCCAACAAACATTCAAGTGGGAGGAGTGCTGTCAAATGTAAGTCAGTTCGCTGGTGAATTGTTTGATAGCATTCCCATTGCTCCCAAGGTGCAAAATGCGAGTGCATTGAACCAAACGGTGATAGCGACCCTTTCCAGCGGTGCAATTGCAAGCAATGTTCTGAATATTCCAGTGCCATCATCAATCCAAAAGATTGTCGGTCCTGACCAGACTGACCGCAATGTCGTCGGTTTGGTGTCAAGAATGAACATTCCGGTCACCAATCTTACTTCCACCCCGTTTTACATTATGGATAACTACCTTGATCCGTCCGATGCCAGCCTTCCGTCGGTGCCACTCATCGCCATTTTTTCAAGGGACAACGCTGGCACGGCACCCGGTTCCTTTTATCCGGCACTCGTCTGCAATGGATCGCTCACCGTTTCCTCCAATGGGTCGGTCGTGGTTTCTGGAAAACTGTCCGGACCAAATGCGTATTGCAGGGGGTACAATGCGGTGGGTTCTGCTGCCCAGATGAATGACTCGGTGAATTTGTTGCAAACCCTTGCGTCCATTCCGATTTATGACAGGAGCCAACTGTCAAATGCGCTCCCCATTGGTAGGTTCACGTTTGATGCCACCACGTTTTCGGTGCACTTCAACCCGGTCATTCTGATCAACAATAGCAACACGAACGATGTTGTTCTTGGATGCATGCAGGATTACCGTCCAAATGGTGACATGGCTGTTGATTTCACTAATTCTGCAAATGCAGCCAATGCTGCGCACAACACCTTTTCAAGCGCAGTTGCAAATGTCATTGCAAAGAACAACGCATTGGTTGCTCTGGTCAATCAAATCAGGGGACGGGCGCTTCCCACGGGCGTCACTGTGACTCCCGCTTTGCCCGCTGCTGTCGTGTCCATTTCATCCCAACTCACTGCTTTGAGCCAAAGCGATTTCAGCATGGCTCTCAAGAATTGGATGGACGTGCAAACGCAGTTTGTTTTATATGATGCATATTTGACTGCAATTCAAGCATATGTTCAAGCGGCGATTGTTGCAACTGGCACAACTGTCGGCACTTCAACTGAATTCGTAGCTGCAAACACCGCATTCACTGGATTCAATGCGTCTTTGTTGAATCCCAACGGTGATTTGGCCGCACTTCGTGCTCAATTGACCCCAGTGAATGGAGTTGCTCCACTCTACGCGACGGCCATTTCCAATTACGTCGGCCGAAGGTTGAGCATTGGTAGACAGGCATTCAAGACTTGCACCACGCTGAGATCAACCAACCATTTTGAATTTTTGCGAAACATCAGCAACATCAATGACGAAACATTTAGGTTTTGCACCGCAATGTCGGCTCCGATCAACATTCCTGTCAACGTGGTTTCCATTGGAGTAAACGCGTACAATAGTTGCACCGGTGCCACCAACATTGACATTCAGAATGCATTTGCCCTTCGGACCATCGGCAATGGCGCATTTGAAAATTGTTCCAATGCAATGGGCAATATCGCATTTTCATCTGCGATTAACCAAGCAAGCAGCGTGGAGAGCATTGGTGACCGAGCATTTTTCGGCTGCACAAAGTTGACCGGCCACATTTACTTCCCACCCGGGTTCACGTCTCTCGGTGTTTCTGCGTTTGAGAATTGCTCAAACTTGAATGGCACCATCGTGTTTCCAGTGAATGCCAATTTCACCGCCATTCCGAACAACGCGTTTGCAGGTTGCAGTGAATTGACCGGTATTTCCACCAACACTGGAAACGCAACGAGTTTGATTTACGTGTCCGGATACCCCCTTGCGGGCCAACCCATTCCGAATGGCTTCAATCTCCCCGCCAACATCACGCAAATTGGCGAAAATGCATTCAATGGTTGCGCCAAGTTTGCGGGTGCACTGAACCTGCAGCAACAAGGGTCTGTAATTGCCAGCATCGGCAATTCCGCATTCCAGGGTTGCATCGCATTCACTTCTCTTGTTTTGCCAAGCACGCCTGCGTACACATTGATTTCGGCAAATTGTTTCCGAGGCTGCACAAGCATTGCCAGCCTTACGCTTTCGTCCAACATCCTCCACGTATCGGACAGCGCCTTTCGCGGCTGCAACAAGATTGCCAATATTCCCCAACTCACCAACATCATTTCCCTTGGCAATGATGCATTCAATGGATGCAGCGGCATTGTTGGCGCATTGGTGCTTGGTGAAAACTTGACCCTGTTGGGAGACCGCGCATTCTTTGACTGCCCGCTTTTGACTTCGGCCACATTTTTGGGACCGCGCCCGCAGGGCTTGTCTCAAGCCGCGCTGGTATTTGGACTCAGCGCCGGAGCCAATACGCCATTTTATGTCAACGTCTTCACCGAAAATGGATGGAATGGCACTGACCTCACTACCAGCAATGCCGCAGTTGTGATTCACAAAGGCTTCCGAGCATTGGTAAACCCTGGCAACAAGTCTCTGGTTCAAATGTCATACATTGATTTCAACACCTACGTTCCTTCCACGACGTCCAGGGAAATCACACTCAACAACTACCAGTCATTCAATGTGTTTGATAATTCCAACGGTTCCGACACCGTCAACAATGGGCCTGTCGCTGCTCCTCAAAGCGGACACTCTTGGAACGATGTGTTGCTTCCAAGCACCCTCATTGGCAAGGACCTTGCAAGTGCTTTGCAGAACTTTAACCCCTCATCCAACATCCAAAACCTCATGACCACATTGGTGACCCCCAAAATTGATGCCGTTCAAACCAGTTCATTGGATTCAAGCGCCACTGTAAACGCCATGCTGAATGTGTTGGACGGTCGTAATTTTGAGGTCAAGGCGTCGGCTCCTGGAACACCCATTACGTTGAATGTCATGGCTAATACTACGAATCAGAGCACTTCTACACCCTGGTATGGTGTTTTTACCGACACATCTGTGACTCCCAATGTAGACAGGTTGTATTTCGCTTCAACAACCGGCACCACTCCGGTTCTAGTTAACGGGGCGCAAAATGAAGTTCTTTGTTACTTTGTGACATCCGCTTCTGCGCAATACGCTAATAAAATCATCACGGTTGATTCCACCGGCGCGATAACGGTTTCCAGCAACGTCACGGCAATTGGATACGGAGCTGTGGATGCACCAACCACCGTTTTGTTCACTTCTAATGTGCCAACCACCGATCGCACTGGCAAAGGATACTCCATTGTCAAATCAGCCATTGTTGGAGTGCTGGACAAAATGCACATTGACACGTTGTTTGCACCGGCAGGCACGTACTACATTGGACTCGTTTCGGTTGGTGGGAGCGTTCAAGCGGCCGAGGCCAGCAAATACAACGGCGTTGTCGTTAATGTTGCGGAAGACGGCTCAGTCCGCGTACTGGAATCCCAGTTGAACAACCATTTCATTGATATTCCTAGTGCCAGCGTGTATGCGGACGAGGCCGCTTTCAATGCCGCCAATCCAACTGGGGGGTACGGATTCATCACTGCTCAACAGTCTGGCGCAAACACGCCATTCAAGTTGTTGCATAGGGCAAATGGAGTTACAACGACTGCAGCATCGTATTACCACCACGTGCATTTGTCGTCCGAGAATTCCGTTAACAACCGATTGATTCTGGTTCTTCCCAATGGCGGCGTTTCCGTTGCATCGTTCGGTGTTTCGGGCAGTGTTAGACGCTTGCAAAATCAGATCAATGCGCTCGCCTTGCAATCCATTCCGATTTATTCGTCCAATCAAGACTTTCAAAATTTTGACTACCACTTGAACGGCGTGATGTCGGTTGCTCAAACCCAACTCACTGCCCATAATCAGGAATTGAATTCCAAACTAACGGCATTTTCAGAAAGGTACGTTCCATTGAAGAATCAAATTGAGCCAATGGCTCTCTTTGCCAATGTGGCTGGGGCGAGACCGGATGTTGTAGCATTTGCGACCGCATTCAATTCCCTCAAAACATCCAGTGATGCGCTGCTGCTTGGAGCCAATGGAATCATCGCGTACAATGCTGCCTTGGCCAATTATGAAACTGCATTAGTGAACTTTAGGGATGTATCACTTGGTGGCACAACCGTTATTGGATTAAGACAAATTCAAACCAGCACATTGAACGACCCGACGAATGGCATTTTAAGGTTTCGCCGCGACAGCGCATTCAATGCAAATGCGCTGGACACAACCGTGATCGCCAATCCCGAAACTGCCGGCGCAAATGGTCTTGTAAATAATATTGACTATGCGACGACTCAAATGGATCAGTTTCTGCGTGAACTTTTGTATAGGCAGTATGCCAACCCTGGAACGGATTTCGCCACAACAACTGTTGAAGCCATTAAAACGTCGGTATTGTTTGCGAAGTCTCCAAGCAACGATGCCTCCAATGTAATGTACAATGATCTTAGCATACAACAAAGAGTATTGTTTGATCACGTTGTAAACGCCGTGAACTTGTGGTTTAACAGCGCCACTCCTGGAGCGGTTGGAGTCAAAGGTGGAAATTCCACTTGGGGAAATACTCCAACAGCCAGTGCTGCCGGAACTGGATTGTACAGTGTGCAAGGTGCAACAGCCGATGCCATCAAAGCCGCAGTATTGAATTGGGGCAAGGACAACATTTTTGCTTACTTTGTTAACCAAGGTCAAAATATTTACAATCAATTTGTTGTCAATAACCAACCGAACACCATTGCATCGTTGGACAACATTCGTGCATCCATGACGGATTATGAAACCACTCGCAATCAGCCCACCAACAATACCGTTGCTGATGCAAATGTCGCTGCCCGAAGAACCTACATTCGCGTGGCTGCCGTTGGAATCACGCAAACCAACGTTGCGATTGACACCACGTCTCAAGCCGCGCTTACTTCGGCTGATAACGGAAAATTGAGATTCAATAATGCAACCATTGCATCGGCCACCAAGTTGTATATTTCACTCTCCGATGGCGCTTTACCAACTCCACAGCTCATCAACCTAAGCGGATACTTTGACGAAATCCGTCTGTCCGACAATTTGGCATTCCGTGTGAGATCGGTCACCACGACTGCAGCATGTCATGAACTTGATGTGATCCTTGTTCCCAATTCGGTTAGCAATGGTGCCACAGTCACAAGCTTCACGAGGTATCAAACCATCTCGGAATTTACACTTGCTAGATTGGATGCAGTGAACAACTATGTGTATGGCTTGTATTATCAGTCAACCATTTTCAATGGAAACATCACTCCAACCAAGAGTGCACTCACTCTGGCAACAACCGACATGACTCAACGAAGAAACGAGCTTTTGACTGTACTGGAAAACCTGAACCGAGGCATTCACACGGTTGTGCAAAATGCAAACGCATTGAATCAATCCGAAAATTTGTTGATGGCCACGTTTCGCAACGTTACTGTTCCTGGAACCCCCGCCGACTTGGATGGTGCCAACATGCTGCGCCGTGAATCGGAGCTGTTGAACATTGCATTGCAATCATCACCAGACATTCTTTTTCCCTCCTACGAGTCTGAATGGTTCAAAAATCGCGTTGCTGCATTTTGGGTTGCACAAGCGTCAACAACACTGCCAACAATTGCGAACCGGTTGACCGCTTACACCACTGCAAACACGGCTTACATTGCACAGCGCATTTTGCTGCAAAATGCTGCGATTGACTCCTTTGTTGCAAACACGCTCGCTTCTCAAGACTTTACACTACCGGTCACTACGTCAAAAATAGCCGAGCAAGTCCAACTCATTAAGAGCCAAATTCCGGTGTTTTTGATAACAACCACAAAAGAAGATCTTGCCAAATTGATCGCCGAAAAGGTATCATTGTATGTGTTGGGACGCACGATTAAAATCGAGGGATTGAGTGGCAATTCACTTGTGACTGCTCGCAATGAATATCAAACTGCTAAAATTGCCGAGTCCGCAACTGCATTGAATGCACAGCGAGTCTTGTATGGAAGATCCGCGCACAGTAGATATTTGGCCGTCATTGACTTTGCGATTGCAACCGCATACTATCCTGGTCTTGCGGGGGCACCCGCTTTGGCGGCAAGCGCAACAAATGCGTTTCAAACTCTCATGCAACGGTGGAACGCTGCCAGCAACAACCAAAAGGATGCCATTTTTGCTCAAATTCAAACGTTGTTGACCAACATGATTTACACCACTGATGCAACCGCCACTTACACCACGGATAGCTTTCCACTTACGGCGGCGGGAGAGGCGGTTTCATGGTTTGGAAGCACCCAAAACGGAAGTTTGAACACCATCATACAGAATGCATTCGCAGTGGCAAATCATGCGCTGGATTACAGCGCCAATGGCATTCCTCTCGCGACATACAACCTGCCATCGGGTAGAACAGTGACATTTAATGGTGCTGCAATCACATTGACTGCGGAGAATCAAATCACCGTCCTTGTGAATGGCACTAATAGAACATTTACATTAATCACTGCACCCGCCCAGCTGCCCACCACCCCGACCCCATTGACACTGACGCTGTTTAAATCCCTCCTACAAACTGCCGTGGTGGCTGCACCTGCACCTGCACCCGCACCTTCCAATGCTGCATCGTTCACACCATTCAACGTCAGCACGTCCGTTGCAGTTGCCACCGCAGTTTCGTCAACCCGATTTGCCGTTGTCAGCGTTGGCTATTCTTCACTCCCGGCTTCACATCCACAGCCACTTGCAGATTTGGGTTTTAACAACATAACTGCCGTACTGCAGTTCAGTGTTGCGCAAGACAATGGCACCGCCCTTTACAAGTTCACGAGCGGAAACGCCGTTTGGCATTACGGACGCCAGCAATCCCCTGCTTTGATGAACTCCTGGTCAAGAGCGTCGCCCAACCAAAATGTGGTGATATTCTACCCAGGAGGACCCGACAGTGTGCCCGCCAATTTGGTTTCGGACAACGTCAATGCCCTCTGTGACAATGCCACTCATGTAATGCTCATTGAATCCAATAACAACAACGTGTCACTCTACAAGTATGACGTGTTCGGGGTTAATTCTGGAACACTGATTGCAGTTGGAACTCTTTCACCGCTAGCATTTTATTCGGTCGGAGGTGCACTGCAAAAGCGTGCCGCCAATCCGGTTGGAGTTGGAATCAATCTGGTGGGCAATTTGGTCATTCCCACGCAGTGCAGAACCGTCGGCATCAATGCATTTTCCGGCTCCAACCAGATCCGCACGCTTGCTTTCAGTCAATCAACCCAAAATTCTCTTGCGATTGGTTCAAACGCGTTTGAGGCTTGCACGTTGTTGCCCGAAATTAATTTGAACGGTTCCGTTGCTTCCATTGGACCCAGCGCATTTTTGAATTGCACCGGTGCTGCCTCTCTCGTGTTGCCTCCAGCCACTTCAAATTTTTCGGTCGTAAACCATTGGGCATTCCTTGGATGCAGCAACATCGCCAACGACGTGCAACTGAACAACAATCTTGTGCAAATCAGCGTGCAGTCGTTCGCGGGTTGCGCCAAGCTGAGATGCACCCGGTTGAATGAAAATCTCCCGTCAACCGTGCAAAGGATTGGCACAGGTGCGTTCGTTGGTTGCATTGGCCTCACAGGGGGTCTCAATTTCAACAATGTGAACCAGAACGGCAGCTACGTTAGCAGCGTCAGTGTAATTGGATCGGCCGCATTCATGGGATGCAGAGGCCTCAACGGGCAGCTGGTTTTGCCGGTCAATGACAACTACGCCAATGTTTTGCCCTACACGTTTGCATCCATTGGTGCTCCGCTGTACAACCTGAATGCGAACTTGATGGACAACGCAAACGCGCCGAATAATGCATCGCTTTTCATGCGGTTGAATGGCAGCATTGACTTCACATTGAATAAAGTGAAGACCATTGAGAGAAATGCATTCTTCGGGTGTTCCGGTTTGGCTTCCCTCAATCTGTCCAATGCGATCACCGCCGTGGCACCCCAATCATTCATGTATTGCAGCAGCATTCTGCAAAATCTTCTTATTCCTGCATCAATCAAGAGCATTGGTAGCGAAGCCTTCCGAGGATGCTCGGGCTTGTCTGGATTGAGCATTGTTTCCACCGTGGTATCTCAAGTTGCAACGGAGGCGTGGTTGTCTATGGGAAACAACTGCTTTCAAGATTGCACATCCATTGCAGGCAGCAACAGTACCACTTTATTGGTCATTCCCAACAGCGTCAATTCCATTGGCGACAGCGCATTCCAAGGTTGCACGAGCATTGTGTCTGTGAATGTGGGATCCGGGTTGACCAAGGCCAACTCGTTCGGCAATCTCGTGTTCAGCGGTTGCACCCGACTGGAACGCGTCACCTTTGCATTCTCGTTCATCTCTCGCGACGTGGCGGGTCAGTCGGTGGTCCGGAACGCAACTGGGGTATCGCCGTTCAACGACAGCTTCGCCGGGTGCACCGCACTTGGCGTGCCGGCTGAAACCCCCACTGGAACCATCCAAATTCAAAGCGGTGCCACCGGCTGGACTCCTGGACGGGCTGCATTCTTCAACCGGTTGACCATTGTCATCAACAACCGAAACATCACGTTCTACTTGAAGGAGTTTGACCAGTTGGCCAAAATCAACGTGGTGGACCCCAGCACGGAACCATTGCAGCTGGAGGCCGTGCCTCCGACCGACGCCCAAGCCACCGTTCACATCAAGGCGTCCGACATGCGAAAGGTGTTCCTCACCAGCACGGACTCGTTTGTTAACGGCGAGACGGATGTTGGCCAAATGTTCTTTGTTCGCCCTGAATTGTTGCCCCGCATCCTGAATGTGGCCAACGCGCGGGTGGTGCAAGGTGGAATTGAAAGCTACAATGCGCCCGTTTATGAACAGCTGGTGAAGGACGATGTCATGCGCTACTATGCCATGTCTCTGTTCAACTCTGCCGACTGGGTCAGCCTGTTTGCCAATGACACCGAAATGGTTGAAAACATGGTGGCGTCTTCGGGATTGATGCCGCTTGTGCCTGACGGCAACGTTGAAAACGGCAGGAATCTCAGCAACACGGGTGTGCTGCACAACATCATGAGAGAGCTTGAAAAGGTGGGTTACATCAACGGCACCAACTCGTTGTTGGTTAGCTCACCCAACTATCCTGCAACGGGAGTGAGATGGAAGGGTTTGCCCGACACGGTTTTGCCGGAACAGGGCAACATCGGAAGGAAACTCTTCGGCTTGATCAATCGCAATGATCCCAACCGCATCAGCACCATGGTCCTCAACGGCTCCACGCCGAGCGAGTTGCCGTTTTTGCCCGGAGATCAGTTCATTTTCATTTTCACCCTCAATGAAAACCACGTGACTCTGAACACCAACAGCCCACCCGTCACTGTGAAGAAACGCACGTACTTGATCCGCATGATTCTCACCGACGATTTCAATTCCGGAAATGCCACATTTGCGGAGCACTTCAATGCGTTGTATAACCCCTCTCCGCTGAACCAAAACATCCTGCCCGTTGGTGGCGCATACGCGGCCGATTACATGTATTCCAATTACAACTTGTACATGGCCATTAAGCCGTCCGTCGCTGACCAAACGACCGATTCGGTTTACAGACGGGTCACTCAAAACACGTTTGAACCCATCCCTGTGCCGCAGGCATTGTTGCCCTTCACCGGTTGGTATTACTCATACAGTCAAAACACTCAGAAACTTCGTTTGAACTTCACGCCCCCTGACATCAATGATAGCAACAACAAGATGCTCTATAACGATTTGAAGTATCTGTCTGCATATGTGTACTTTCCCAATAACTGGAGTTCGGTCTCGTCCTTGCCAAATGTCAATTCTTTCCCACATTGGGTTCTTACCTTCTACAATGGAGCCGATCGTCAAACGATAATATTCCGAGCCAGTTTCTTACCAACCCAAGGCGCAGAAACCGTCAACTTTTTGGGTCAGACCGTTCCTTTTGATTTCACCAACACGCACGTGCAGTTGCTGTTGCCGTTTGACATTTCCGCTGCCAGTGATTTGATTGCGTTGTTGAACGGATCGGATGGAACGTCAACGCCAGACGGAGTTGGAACCACCAACACCATTGCTGGAACCTTCATCCGCAGACAACGGTCCGACAAGAACCTTGTGCGCGGTTTGCGCAAAGCCGCCAACAGCACGGTTGGTCCGTTCACTTATCCACCCATTGCACGCGGTTATCAATGCATCCCAATGTCCATTCCCCCCACCATTCCTGCAGGCGTTGCAGGCGCAGCCTCCCAGTATCACTTGGAATCCGTCCACTTTGAAATTAACATGAGCAACAATGACGGGTTTGTTCCCAGCATCATTGTCAAGTCGGTGGAAGTGGTTGCAAAGAATTATGAAGCATACTACTTGGCGCCACTGGATCCCAACTAAATCAACTAAATTCTAGCAAATACACAAAATGATTTAATCGTTGCATCGCGATTTAAATCATTTCTTCATTTCTTCATTTATTCAATGCTACATTCAATCCACGTCGTTCATTGTGTCAGCGGCCTGACAACGACGACAGCCCGCGATCCGACCGATCCGGATTGAGCACCACATTCTCCGCGCTGAACAACTGCTTGCGCACGTCGTCCAAGCTCACGTCTTCTGCCGCTTCGTCTGCATCCACCGCAAAATCGGTGCCTTGGGTTTGCGACACGCCCACCAACTCACCCTGCTCGTTCAGCGTCTGCGTCAGCTTGTTGCCGCTCTTCGCCGCCAGCACCTTGTTTTCTTCAATCGCTTTCTGTTTGGCTTCCTTGACGCGCTTCTCAAACTCCGTTTTTGCCTGCTCCTCGTTCTTCTTCTTGTCGTTCATGAGCTGATTCAGCGTGTCCTCCATGTACTCCACGCGCCCGGTCTTGTACGCCTCCGGATGGAACGGCACCCACAGTCCCACCGGACCCACAAACACGTCGTGATGGGGGTCCACCTCGCGCAGCATCTTGCATCGCAACTCCGCCTCCTTCTGCGAGGGGAACACGCCGCGCACCTTGAGCCCGCGCACCGAGGTCTGAAACTCGTGCTTGGCGCCGAATTCCTCGTCCAGTCGCTCCTCGTTCTGGTCCAAAAACGTCTTGTAATCATCCAGAATGTCGGTCTTGGCAATGACCTCCTTTTCCGACTCCTTGAACTGCTGGAAGTCCTCGGTCAGCTTGTCAAACTTGACACCGTACTTGTACGACACGAAGCTGAGAAACTGCAGGAACTTCTCGCTGGATTTGTGGATGTCCCAGTGCTCCACGAACTTTTGGAATAAAAAGTGCTCGCGCTGCTTGATGATGTGCTCGGGTGAAATGAACGACAAGCACGCAAATTTTTGACCCGCAATGGGCTTGTCCTCGTCCAGCAAGTCCACGTATTTAGGGTTTACGGTGCCGTCGGGCAGGGTTTGCAAGGTGACTCCTTTCGGTGGCTGATCGGTCATTTTGGTGTATTGGGATTGGGTGCAACGTGTTTGTTATTTCGGATTTGATTTTAAGCCCATTTTCAAACTATTGTATTAATTCCATGAATTCCATGATTTCCATGAATTCCATGAATTCCATGAATTCCATAATTTCCATTACAACATTTGAAAAAAAAACAACACTCGTGAAAAAAAAATGACCGGAAATAATTATTTTTTTTCTTCTTGCATTGTATAATCATATACTCAAAATAAAATAACAATGGTCGGCGGTGTTCTAGATTTAGGCGAGTTGGTCAAACGCGCCATGAAGTATTTGGTGGAAGGTGCGCTGGTGGCCCTTGCCGCTTACTCCATCCCCCAACGCAAGCTCAACTTGGATGAGATCGGTCTCATTGCCCTCGTTGCCGCTGCCACTTTTAGCATTCTGGACACCTACGTGCCCACCCTGGCCGTGTCTGCCCGCAGCGGCGCTGGCTTCGGTATCGGCGCCAACCTCGTCGGCTTCCCAGGCAACGTGCTCAAGGTTTAATTTCATTTCATTTCATTTTCATTTCATTTCGTTGAATTCAATTGATAAAAAAATTGAATTAAATAATTATAAACATGTATTAATAACACGCATTTGTTTGGACATGACAACCGCAGCCGCTGCTTCTGCTGCCATTTTATCTGGAAACGCCAGTGGCACAATCACCGCAATTTACAAATCCCGAACCAACTTACTGGCTTTGTTGAAGGCACAAGGGTATGACGTCAGCCAGTACGACAATTTCGGGATGAACGAAGTGCACGCCATGAACACGAACAAGCAACTGGACATGCTGGTGGTGAAAGAATCGGGTCAAAAGGCGTACATCAAATACCATTTAGGAAAACCGTTGCGAAAAGACAACATCACCGAATACGTGGAGGATTTGTTTCAGTTGGAAAAAACGCTCACCAAACAAGACTCCCTCGTCATCGTCATGAAGGCCGAAATGAATGACACCAACGTGGCAACGCTGAGTCAAATATGGGAACAATCCGGCATCCACATCGTGATCTTCAGTTTGGACCGTCTCCAATTCAACATCCTGGAACACACGTACGTTCCCAAGCACACCATTCTCACTGAGGAAGAAACGCAAGAAATGATGACCCTCTACAACATTGCGCATCCCGACATGCTGCCCAACATTTCGCGGTACGACCCGGTTGCCATGGCAATCGGCATGCGACCGGGACAAGTGTGCCGCATTGACCGTTTCAGCAAGACCGCAGTCAGCACCCCGTATTACCGCATTTGCACGCCCAAGTAGCTAAACCACACCAAAAAATATTGCATACATATAATACATACATTCATTTATTTTTTTTCTTGAAACGCATGACAGACGCAACGACAACTTTAACGCAGAGCGAGTTGGATGACATCAAAACTCAGTTTTATGCGATCATGGAGAATTATCCCACGGTGTATGCCAATTTTAAGGCGAATCCGAGCCTTCCCACCGCGCGAGATGCGTATGACAAAACCGATGCGGCGCTCACGTCGCTCCATCGCCGCATGTTCACGTTTCAATCCGCTCTAGAAAGGGCGCTGGATGAAAATGAAACCGCCGTGGGGCAGTTGACGGTGAAAGGCGCCCGGTTGAACGCAAAGGTTGCAAGACGCACCGCCGTTTTAAACAACAAGAACGCGATGATGGAGTCCCCGAACGTGGTGGAGTCGTTTGTCACGCGACAATTGCCGGGTTGCACCATGAAGAAGGATCCGAATGATTCAACTAAACAGGTAGTAGACACATCATCATGCCCGTGTGTTGAAGCTGGAGCCAGCACGTGTTCTAAAAGTTGCAGCACATGTCCTGCATCTTCAACCCAGCTGTCTCTGGTCGCCGAGGCCCGCGACATTGAAAAGCGGCAATACATCTACGCCATTTTCCGCATCATTTACCTCGTCGTGGGGATTGCCATGGTTTCATATTTCGTCGCGCAGACCGTGGGCAGTCCGGACTCCACCATCATCGACGACGCAAAAAACAAGGCGGAACAGTTGAAGCAGAACATCGCCTCGTATGGCGGCGGGGGTGAACTCCCGACACAAATGGTAACACAAACAACACAGGGCGAGAGAAAATAAAGAAATAAATAAATATAATATTGTGATATTGCAAAAAGGTTAACACAGAATACACCAATTTCTCTCTTTCTCATGAGTTCCATATCATCTGCAACCGACTTGGTGCACGAATACAACGACACCGCCGCAGCGGATGCAACGCTGGACGGCCGGTTGTATCACATGATGTACACGCGCCGGTCATACATGTACGAATTCATCATGCTGTTCATCATTTCCGTCATCGTGCTCAGCATCACGCTGCGCAACATGGCATCGGACACGGTCACCACTGCTGGCTACATCATTTGCTGCATCATTCTCGTGTTGTTCATCATTTCAGTCATTGTCTACATTGTGAAATTCATGGGATTGAAAAACCCGTTTGCTGGGTTGGAGCCTGGCGAGCCGGCTAGAACCAGCGGAGGCCCTGTTATTCGCATTCACTTTGTTTGATTCGGTTGTATTTCGGGTTGGTAATTCAGGTTTGTGCATTGCGTGTATGGCATTGCACAAATATAATATAGTGATTATATTAGCACATATTGGCACATATATAAAGGCATGCACCGCCCCCCATCAAAGCAACATGATTTAGTGCAGGTTCAGCAAAAGATTGCAACATTGGACCAACTCATTTCCAAGTACAACCAGTTGTACCAAACGTATTTGCAGCAAGTGGAATCCGAAATGAACAAGCGGCAGCAGCGCAAGTACCCCTACTCCATAAAAAACCCCAACGAGTTCGGGAACGCAATCACGCCGGCCGCGCCTTTCCCGTCCAACGGCACGGAAGACGCGTGTTTCAAGTCCTGCGTTGACAGCAGCGACTGCGTGTATGCGCTGTATTCCAACACCGGCTGCGGCATTGACTGCAATCCCAACAAGTGTCTGCTGTTCGGCGAAAAGGCGGAGGGCATTGTCCCCGCAAAAGAGCTGCCGTCTTCGTTCCCGAAATGCCCCGTGTCGGGCGACGCCGACGGCACGGACGCGTGGTGCAAGGTGTTCAACAACCCGGTGACAAACGCCGTCATTCCCGCGCTGGTGCTGCGACGGGGCGGCACGAATTGGCGCAATTTGGCAGTCCAGATGCCGAAAAGCACCGCCAATTCCGCCGATGCGCCGCTGTCCGTGGATTTGACGACGGACGTGCAGACGTGGGGGCCGGACACCCAGTTTTCCGACGTCAATTATGCGCCGACCAATGAAATCAGTCTGCAGTTCCGCTACTTTGCGGAGTACTGGCTGAACGCGTACGGGCTGCAGTCGGGCAGCACGGTGGTGGTTGCGGGACAAGGCCCCATCGGCACCTTCTCGTTTTCAAAATTGACCCCGGCTGGCAGCACTCAGAATCCCACGTCTTACATCGGCGCATTCGGGGGGCAGACCATGTCGTGGAGCAGCGACGCGCCGTCGTCGGGGGGAGCCGCCGCCGGGCAACAAACGGCTGCCGTGATTGCGTCCAACTCGCAATCCACCAAATTCAATTACAACTACTCCGCGTTTGAAAAACCGGTTTGGAAGGTGGCACCCAACATGAATGCTATGATGGGGCAAATCCCGCCACAAGCCGCCCGAATGTCGGTGCCCAGTTGGCAGTTCTTGGGCGTGCAGGACTCCGCGGCAGCGTGCCAAGCCGCGGCCATGAACGATTCCGACCACGTTTACACCACGGCCACTTACTTCAACGCGTCGTACGACAACGCCAAAAATGGGGGCAACGCATTTGCTCGCTCGTGCTACGGGCATGTGGCGGGCGCGCCTCCCTCCACGGTCGCAACCGCCGCCGACGACAATGTCCAAACCATGACGCCCCCCAACGGATTCACCAAGTTGGGTGGAAAGCCCGGCATTGCCATCCTTAAACAACTGTACCACATCAACCAGCAAATCATGGCACTCACCCAGGAACTGAAAATAAGCAACGGGATAACGCCAACAGCCACAGCCACAGCCACAGCCACAGCAAGTGCCGGCAAGGAAGCATTCACGCAGCAGCGCGAAGATCGCGTGGACAGCCTATCCGAAAAAATTAAGACAGATCATTTGAAATTGAGAGAAATTATACAAAAAGATGAATCATTGGATGCAGATACGGAGGCGTCCAACCGTGTGCTCTTGTATTCCCGTGTCAAATTTGGAGTGGCCGTCGCAATCGGACTCCTGCTGGGGTACCTTGCATACCGATTTTTAACATCCAGCAATGAATTGCCGGAAGTCATTCAGGACGAATTGGGGGCTCCAGCGTCGGGCTCATCCACAAGTGCCAGCGCAATTGACGGTGCCAGCGCACTTGACGGTGCCAGCGCACTTGACAGTGCCAGTGCACTTGACAGTGCCAGCGCCAGTGCAGATGCAGACACGGGTTTAAGGGCCTGAGCAGAACCGATTCCGTTTGAATTTGATTGGGTTGATTGTTTTGGGTAATTTTATAATCGCATATTACATATAGTTGAATTTCTCTCGCGGCATGAACTCCAAAAACAAAAACCATTCCGAACCAAGTCAGGTGCAGCACGCGCCGCCATCGGATGACGTGCAAACCGCGTTGGATCAATCCGAAAAAGAGTACAACCGAATGATCAGCCAGCACATGATGCACCACCGCATGCTGATGGACGATTTAATCAAACTGACAACCGAGACGGGATCCGGGTCTACTAGAGATATGTCGTTGCCCCGGCAATTGTTGCAGCAAAAAATGGACCAAGCCCAACAAGCCAACACGGTGCAAGGACTGGGAACCACCATCGGCAACATGAACGCCAATCGGGATAAACTCATGAATTCTGCATCCAAAATTGCAGGCAAATCCAGCGTGAACGCCCAAACGGTGGCGCGATTGAACCAGTTCATTCAACAAAAGGGTTCCGCGCTTGTTAAAAATTTGGATTCGTTGGATTCATTGGATTCGGTTGACGCAACGGCAACGGCAACGGCAACAGCAACGGCAACGAACAAAACAGCGGAAGGGTTCGCCAACCCGGCACCGAATCCCACGTTGGACGGCGCATTGGAGGTGAGCGCGCTCATGAGAGAAAGCCACAAATACGCGCTGATCGTGGCCGGCGTCATTGCAATCTACCTGTTGTACAAAACCACAAAAAACTTGCGATCCCAATAATAATAATCACAAATATTAATATACTGTTTTATTAATACTTGCATTCAAATACTTTTGTTCTGCATAATTGTTCCATATACTTGATGTCGTCTAATCCACATGCATCATCCGACACATTAAGCGAATCGCAGCAACAGTTGTTGAAAAGCGTCCAGCAGCTGCAAGACGAGCAGACCAACAACATAAGCACGTTTGCAACCGCTTCAGATCCGGCCGAAAAAAAACGGATCCTGGGCCGAATGAAACAGAACGAAACGCTGCAAACCCAGCTGCTTTCCTCCTTGGGGAGGGTGGCGTTGGTCCAAACGCAGGAAGTGGACAACCGCCGTAATGCCGCAAAGGAACTGGCCATTCTGGTGGAACTAGCCGAACAGGAGCTGCAGGACGTGCGCGCGCGCCTGGATGCCATTCAAACCACGCATTCCGCAAAACAACGCATGATTGAGCTGAACACGTACTACGGAAAGCGATTCATGGCGCAGGCGGGCGTGATGAAAATTTTCATTTACATGTGCCTTCCCGTGCTGGTGTTTGCGGTTTTAGCAAACATGGGGCTCCTGCCCAACTACATTGCCGGCTTCATCATTATTGGAATCATTGTCGTCGGCATCATTCAAATATATTACGCAGTGCACGACATCAACCGCCGCGACAAAATGAATTTTGACGAGTACACGTGGGAGTTTGACCCTTCGCGCGTGGGATCCGTCATCAATCCAAAAGACGTCACGAAACGGCATCGGCACCAGCATCACACCGGCACCGACACCAAGAGCTGCTCCAACGGCGACTGCTGCGATGGCGTCACCACTACGTGGAACCCCGCATCCAAGTCCTGCGTGGTGCAGGACGCCCAAGGCAGCGGATCCGCAGTAAAGGGCGAAAATCTGCAAAAATCGTCGGCATCAGCATCAGCATCAGCGACAGCGGCAGCATCAGCATCAGCGGCAGCGCCAGGGCTCCTAGGCGACTTGCGATCCCTCTAAAACGGCAAGTACTGCATGACCGAGTTGTCGTATGCCGTCACCTTGAACGCGTCCTTGTAGCCCTCCACATAAACCGTGTCGCCATTGTACACGTTGTCGCACCCGTATTCGTTCGTGCAGCTGCGCCCCTTGACCGAAATCGGCAGCTTGATGAAGTTGCTTTTCTCGCTGATGGTGTAGAACTGCCACTTGTCGCGGTTGCGGAACAGCGGGCGGCCCATGAGGGGTAAAATTGTTTCGGGGCCGTTGATCCGCGTCAAAATGCCCACTTGACGGTACGCCGCATTCGGTGTGCCCTGCGTGCTCACATTGATTGGCATCACAGCCGGCCCCCGTATGTCCAACGACGCGCGGTCATCCCGCAGCGGCGGCACGTACGGATTCAACAGCACATCTTCTCGCGCATCGCTGACTCCATAATTGGCGCGTGACTGAAACATGGACGGGGGGTGCACCATCGGCTGCATCACGTGGGATGCAGTTTGTGGTGGCCGGGCAAAATACACCATGATGGCAATGAAGGCCATGAACGCCACGATGATCACGGTAAAGGAAATGTTTTCAATGCAGAACACGCCGGGCGGACAGCGTTTGTTTGGCATGTATGTATGTATGTGTGTGTATGTGAACGAGAGATAATTAAATTATATGAATGCACAGAGTCTTATAATTTAATTATATATTAATTCCATTTCTCTCGGTTCATGACGGGGATGGCGTGGCAGCAGACCCCATTCCCATCTTTCCGAGCAACCCGTCAATGCCCTTCATGTTGAACTTGTCCAAGAACCGCTCGGCCGTTTCAAGGAACGGCTGCATGACCTTGATGTTGTCCATGAGCATTTTCTGCTGTTTCATGACCTCTTCGGTCTGCAGCTTCATTCCCCCTGCACCAGCACCGCTGCTGATGTTTTGCAGCGTGTCGTGCACCTTTTCCATTTGGGCATTGCGATCCGCGTTGTTGCCCGGAAACGGGGAGGCGTCGCCGTCATCGTCGCTTTCGTCGTTGAATTTGGCAGGGGCGAGCTTGCCGTTCATGCCCTCCTTCTTCTTCTCTGCGCTCGTTTTCTTTGAATCGGATTTGGTGGGTTTAGGGACCGAAGGGCTGGGGCTGGGACTGGAGCTGGGCTTAGTAACAGCATCTTTAGCATCCGCAACGGCATCTTTAGCATCTTTAGCTTTGGCATCTTTGGCATCCGCAGCATCCTTATTCTGCATGCCCTCCCTAGAATTCATTCTGCTAAAATAGTTGACTTTGGACACCATGAGAAAATTGGTCGCCAGAATGGACACCAAAAACACGACCACCATGTTCTTCGTAAAAAATGTGCTTAAATAGGCAACGATTGCAAAGAATATGACCGCCTCAAAATTGCCCATCATCAAGTAGCCGACCACGTTCACCACCGCAATGACGAGCATGATGTACAATACGTTCTTGTCGGTTGCCAAGATGGAGGCACGGGCTTCCACCGATTTGAGCCCGCTGGACAGCGAACGAGAGATGCTCTTTAAATTTGAATTCATAAGCGCGTTTGTATGTATTATGTTGTATGGGTATATTATTATTTATTATTATTTATTGTTTTGAAAAATTTATAACATAATAATTGCGTTAATTATTCCATCAAATGTCAAACACTGTTCATCGTTATCAAGAACGTGAACGCCTCATTAAAGACGATGAATTTTCAACGGGAATTTATACAAATGAAAACTATTGTGAACGTATGAAAAAACATATTCAAAAAATGCAGAAGCTAGAAGGTGAACATCTGAACGACATTGAAACTTACAAACACCTAATGAGGAAAGAAAATTGCACAAATGTGAAATATGATATGTCTCGTCCTGAATTTAATATGAGTGTAGGTGAGATTGGATACACTGATGAAGGGCACGATATTCTAGCGACTGGCGGCCGTCGTACCCGTCGTAAAGATCGCAAGAATCTCCGAAAAATCAAGAATAAAAAGAGTCGTCGTTCATATCGTCGTAAGTCTAAAAAATAAATAGATAATTCAATGGAAAATAAATTTACTGGAAATCATCCTCATCGTCATGCTCCAAGAAGTCCCGAAGACACTGAAAAATAAAAATAAGTATGCGCATTGTATCATAATTTGTATTATACAATGCAACAATGCATAACTTGATATAAAATTGCGAGGGGTATAAAAACGGGGGGGTCTAAGGGGGGAGCTCGTCTCCCCCTTTTTCAGATGGTCGGCACAAACTCCCAGTTCAGCTCCTCGCAAATCTTCTTCCAGATTTCGTCCTGCTCAATGCGCTTCTCCCGGTCCTTCAGCATGGGAAAGTACGGCAGGAACTCGCGCTGGTCCAGCAGCTCGCACAGCTTATAAACCGTGTAATAGTAATTCAGGAAGTTGACGCGGTCTTCGGGGCAGAACTTGGCGTACGGCCCCTGGATCTCCATAAACAGGTTGCACAGCGTTTCCTCCAACTCGGGCGACATGACCGGCGGCTTGATGCCCAGCTTCTCCTTGATGAACGGGATGTGCTCGTAGTACTTGTTGTACCCCAGCTTCTTCAAAATCTCCTTCGCCTTTTTGTCGGTCAGCTGCGTGTGCAGGTCAATTCTCTCCTTTTTTATCTGGTGCTTGATGTTTTCCAGCACGTCGGGCGGAATCTGCGTGGTTTCCTTGGCTTGGAACTGCGCCAAAATCTCCTTGAAGTGATTGATGCGTTTGTACGCATAAAAACACGCCTCATTCGGCGGTTCCTTGTACGACGGCTTCTCGTTCTCCACCAGGTAACTCACGTGGATGGAGCAGTTGTTGCACACCATGATGCCTTCATTCTCCACCGGAATCATTTCCCCCGCACGGCAGTACCGGCACACGTCCGTCGGAAACACGTACTTGCTGATGTCAATGTAGGACGGGTCCAGGTTGGTCAAGTACCGCTGCACGTTGTTCTGGTTCATGCGCTTCAACTGGTCTTCTTTGGACCCCCCGCCCTCCACCCGGAAAAAATCATTGAGTATTTTGGTTTTATTGTTCCCGTTGCAAATTTGTTGCTTGTTTTCAAAGTAATCAAATATGATTTCGTTGTTGTCCAAATAATATTTTTTGCACTTGTGCTGGTGCTGCAGAATGGCGGTCCGCAGCTCTTGGATCCGTTCCTTCAAGTCGTGGCGCCCCGGATTCAACAGCAGCTGCTGCTGCAACAAGCGCTTCTCTTTTACCAGTTTAGGAATGGTTTCGGACTTCAGTTTTGCAATCATTGCTTGGTTTTCTCGGTGTTTGCTGTCCAGCGTGACGATGCTTTTTTCATCTAAAACAATGGTTTTGTTGGTTTTTTGTTTGAACGAATTGTTGGGAGGGGCCATTTGATTTAGACAATAAGACAATGAATGCAATGATTGTGTTATTGCTTATATATTTAATATATTATTTAGCGTATTGTTAATGAGATATTATTTATCATTTTTATAATAAATTAAGGCACTGGATTGCATTGATAACATGCTGTCAGACTCCGCATTGAATCAAATGTGCTTTTTGTTGCAACATTTGGAAGAGAGATGGAGCATAAAAAAACGCAAGCACGTCTACATTTTAAAACAAATGAACGGATCCGGATCCAAAAAGAGCTACACCTCATCCTATTTAGACGCGCGCAAGGTGGCAATTGCCGCCGAAGAGCTGGAACTTAAGCAAATTCAGCTGCTCACATTTTTGCACAATGCGCTGGAAGACGGATGGAACATTAAGAAGAATTCGCACACGCCCAACAAATTCACATTCATGAAGAACCACAATGGGGAATGCAAGGTGTACGAAGACGACGAGTATTTGACCCGGTTCATGAAGCACAACCTTCGCATGGACTAGACTGGTTTAACTAATGCAATTTCTGTTTTTTTTGTTTGTAAGTTTAATTCATTTGTTTTTCCGATTTTTTTTTCTTTAGGCATATTATAACCAACAACAACAAAAATGGGAGGAGGATTGATGCAGCTTGTCGCCTATGGCGCCCAAGACGTTTACTTGACCGGCAACCCCCAGATCACTTTCTGGAAGGTGTCCTACAAGCGCCACACCAACTTCGCCATGGAGTCCATTGAGCAGACCTTCAACGGCCAGGCCGATTTTGGTCGCCGTGTCACTTGCACCATTTCCCGCAACGGTGATTTGGCGTACCGCACCTACCTGCAGGTCACTCTCCCCGAGATCAACCAGCAGATGAGGAGCTCCACCCAGGACGGTGTTTATGCCCGTTGGCTGGACTTCCCCGGCGAGCAGCTCGTCTCCCAGGTTGAGGTTGAGATCGGTGGCCAGCGCATTGATCGCCAGTACGGTGATTGGATGCACATCTGGAACCAGCTCACCCTCACCGTTGACCAGCGCCCCGGCTACTTTGCCATGGTCGGCAACACCACCCAGCTCACCTACATCACCGATCCCTCTTTTAACGATGTTGACGGTCCTTGCCAGGCCACCGCCCCCCGCCAGGTGTGCGCCCCCCGCAACGCCCTCCCCGAGACCACCCTCTACGTCCCCTTCCAGTTCTGGTACTGCCGCAACCCCGGCCTTGCCCTCCCCCTCATCGCCCTCCAGTACCACGAGGTCAAGATCAACCTTGACATCCGCCCCATTGACGAGTGCTTGTGGGCCGTCGGCTCCCTGAACTGCGGCGCCGGCGTCCGCACCTCCGCCGGTGGCAAGGTCGTCACCGCTTACAACCAGTCCCTCGTTGCCGCCTCCCTCTACGTTGACTACGTCTTCTTGGACACCGACGAGCGCAGGCGCATGGCCCAGAACCCCCACGAGTACCTCATCGAGCAGCTCCAGTTCACCGGTGACGAGTCCGTCGGTTCCTCCTCCAACAAGATCAAGCTCAACTTCAACCACCCCGTTAAGGAGCTCATCTGGATCGTCCAGCCCGACAGCAACGTTGACTACTGCTCCTCCCTGGAGTGCGGTCAGCTCCTCTACAACCTCCTCGGCGCCCAGCCCTTCAACTACACCGACGCCGTCGATGCCCTCCCCAACGCCATCCACTCCTTCGGCGCCAAGGAAGCCACCGCCCTCACCTCCAGCTCCTTCATCAACGACAACATGTTCAACGATGCCGGCGCTGTCGACGTCAACGGTCCCGGCTGGTGGCAGGGTGCCCCTGCCGGTGCCAACGGTGGTGGCCCTCAGGTCCCGGGCTCTAATGCCATCTGGCTCTCTGCCCCCAACTTTGCCGGTGAAGGCCCCGGTTACGGACAGGGCTACCTCGGCAACGCCCCCACCCCCGGCTACCTTGAGAACTCCGGCGTCTCCGATGCCGGCGCCTTCGTCCTTGCCGAGACCGCCCTCCTCCTCCACTGCTGGGGCAACAACCCCGTCGTCACCGCCAAGCTCCAGCTTAACGGCCAGGACCGCTTCTCTGAGCGCGAAGGTTCCTACTTCGACACCGTGCAGCCCTACCAGCACCACACCGCAACCCCCAACACCGGTATCAATGTTTACTCGTTTGCCCTTCGCCCCGAAGAGCACCAACCCAGCGGGAGTTGCAACTTCTCTCGCATTGACAACGCTACTCTCCAGCTTGTTCTCTCCAACGCTACCGTTGAGGGTGTCAAGACTGCCAAGGTTCGCGTCTATGCTACCAACTACAACGTTCTCCGTGTCATGAGCGGCATGGGAGGCCTTGAAGCCGCATGCTTAGCACTGATGATGATCGTGCTGGCTGTGAACAAGGGCCGAAAAGCAGTATGCCATGGTAAAGTGAGCTCTTACCTTGGAAAACCATTTATGTCCTCACCCTCATCTGCCTTGATGATATGACTAACTGCTAGTGATTCCGACTTGTTGCCGTCGGAGTTGCAACACATCTTGTTGTTCGGGAAACCCCTTAGAGCCTTTTCTACCAAGCTCATCTCCGAAAGGAATGAGTGGCCAAGAGTAATGAACTTGGGTACGGTAATAATGAAAAGGATTGGGCAATCCGCATGCTCACTACCTAAAGACGATAGTAACACGCTAGTCAACGGTAGGGCGTCAGAGACTGAACGGATGTGGGTCGTTAATGAAGGTTTAAGCAACCTGAAACGGCTTAAGATACAGTCCTCCCCCTAGGGAAACTTAGGGGAATAAGAGTGCTTACAGCAATTAAATTGCATGGCGCTTCACAAAATATAAAAATTCATGTTATCTATTTGATAATATGAACAGTCAAGGGCGTGCATAGTATGCACACCCTTTTTAATGTATGTGCAAAGGGTGTTCATACTATGTACTCCCTTTGCGCACCATCGGTGTTACTGTTGACGGCACGAAACCAACCAATATTCAATTATAAACGGTGGTGTAGATACCTATTGACATCACGAATCACGAATCACGAATCACGAATCACGAATCACGAATCACGAATCGCGAACCCATCTAATTTTGAATATAATGTGCAAAACAACTTAAACCCAAGGGGTGGTTAACTAGTATAACACCCTAGTCAATTACAATAAATGGACATTGTAAGGGCATTCAATTCAAATGAATTACACACTGAAATTGTGATAAAAGGCACAAGCGATAAACCGTTGTTTCGCGCAAGTGATGTCGGAGTTGTATTAGACATAACCACAATTCGTTCTGTAATAAGAGACTTTGACGACTCTGAAAAGATAGTGCATACTATGCAGACCATTGGAGGTTTACAAGAAGTGACTTTTCTTACCGAAAAGGGATTGTATAAGGTATTGTTCAGATCACGAAAGCCAATCGCCAAAAAATTTCAAGATTGGGTGTTCGAGGTGGTAAACGAAATTCGGTTGCATGGCATGTATGATTTGAAAAAAGAAATGGAGAAAAAAAACAATGAAACAGTTCAGCAATTGGAGGACAAGCACAAGCAGGACATTGAAGAGCAAAAAATCGCAGAACGTGAAAAAGTATTATTGAAAGAATATGCGTCCATTGGTTCAATCGTTTATGTCATCCGGGTGAAGACACTGGATGATGGAAAATACATTGTGAAAATTGGTGAAAGTCGCAAAGGGATAACTGGACGATACACTGAACACAAAAAAAACTACGAGGAGTGCACCCTGCTGGACTGCTTTGCGGTTGGCCGAAGCAAAGATTTTGAGCACTTCATTCATCATCATGAAATTGTAAGGTTGAACAAAGTGACTGATTTGCAAAACCATGAAAACGAGAATGAATTGTTTCTGATTGGTCAGAATTTGACATACGACCAATTGAATCATCTCATGACATCCAACGCAAAGCATTTCAACAATGATGACATTGCAAAAATGGAACTTGAAAATGAAAAATTAAAGTTGTTGCTTGAAATGAATAAAACCAATAATCCAAATGGACTTGTGCAGGAATTGATGAAGATGGTGCAACATCTCTCGTCTCAGATGGAGAGATTTGAAAAAACAAACAAGGAACTTTGCGAAAAAGTCAACGCAACACAAATCAAAACCACAACTGGATTCAATGAACCATTGGTCACGCTGGGCCCACGACTTCAAAAAATCAATCCGGACACGATGCAAATCATTCGTGTGTATGAAAGCGCATCCGAAGCAATGAAGGAAAACCATGATATCAAGCGCCCGAGTTTGAACAAGGCGGTGGTTGAAAACACGGTGTATCATGGTTACAGATGGGCGTTTGTGGACAGAGAACTTGACGCAAACGTGATCCACAACCTTCCACCAACAAAAAAAACAAAACAACAAAATTTAGGATACGTTGCACAGTTGAATGAAACCAAAACCGAAATTTGCAATGTTTACATTGACCGAAAAACCGCCGCGCATTTCAACGGGTATGAGTCCGCGTCTGCGCTTGACAATCCGGTGAAACAGTTTACAATGACAAGAGGGTTTTACTACAAATTGTATGACCAATGCGACGAAGCGTTGCAAATCGCATTTGAACAAAAAATAAAGGGAAAACCGTTGTTGTATAAGAACGGAGTGCATCAATGCGATTTGCAAAATGTGGTTGTGAGGGAATTTGAGTGCAAATACGATTGCATGAAAGCACTTTCAATGAGCGACAAAACATTGACGAAGGCACTCACGAAGGGCATTCAATACAACGGGCACATTTTCAAAGAGGTGGGAAGCAAACTAAAATGCATATGATTTAATTAATGTATCAACACAATGTAATGTCAAATGCAATACATTGTTCCTTTAAAAATCGCATGTGCGCTCCTGATTTTAATACTCGTTTCGGCTGCAGTGCAAAACCGATTCGGTGCCGAACAAAATCAAGACAATGCATCTAACCCCATTGTGTCCACGCCGTTCAAAAACTTATTTGACGATCAAGGCGCCCCCTTGAATGTGATCCTGATTGCAGCCCCCTTTCGCACCGTGGAGGACGAGCAGGCATATGAATTATATAAGAGCCAAGGGCTCTCCTTTTGCGGCATATCCAGCTACATCAATTTCCCCGGCCACATTGAGAACCCCCACGAGGACCGCTTCCACGAGGAGCGTGGGCACGACTATCCCGCCATGGTGTCGGCCTGGCTGCACTGTTTTAGGGACCCGCCCACCAATCTGCGGAAGTCGGGGCTGCCGCTCATGCTGCTTGCCGAGTCGGATTTGAAGGACGCCGACGCGTACAAGCCCGACCCCTCCATCAAAAAAGAATACGACTTCATGTACGTGTGCCTGCAGGACAACGACAAGTGCGAGCCGGGGTGGCAGTCATACAATCGGAACTGGGACCTGGCCAAGCAGTGCCTGGAAATCATGTGCGGCGAGTTCGGCCTGCGTGGCGTGCTGGTAGGGCGCACCAATTGCGAATTCACGCGGAAGTGCAACGGCATCGTCAAGGTCGTCCCATTCCTGGAATTTGACGCGTTCCAAAAAGAAATGCAGAAGTGCCGCTTCCTGTTTGTGCCGAACATTGCCGACGCCTCGCCGCGCGTCATCACGGAGGCCATTTGTTACGACATGCCCGTGCTCGTGAATCGCAACATCTTGGGCGGCTGGCACTACGTGGAGCCCGGCGTCACGGGCGAGTTCTTCACAAATAAGAATGATGTGAAGCCAGCACTGCGCAGCTTAACAACCCGCATGAACGCGTATGCACCGCGCCGGCACTTTATGCGGCACCACGGCAAGCACCGCGACGGCCGGCGCCTGGCTGCATTTCTGAAGCGGCATTACCCGGGCCTGAACAACAAGCGCATGAAATACGCCACGATCACGATTTAGGTGGAGACCGCGCTGGCAATCGCATCCTGGCCTCCAACTCACTCCCTTCGTAATAAGGAATGCTATCCTGTCCTGTCATGATCTTTACGGTTTTCCAGAGACGAATGAATACATTTTCGCACACATAAGGAACACCGTGTCGCCGACACACTTCTTCGACATCCTTCTGAATGACCTGATATTCATATGCCGACAAATCTGGAAAGATGTGGTGCTCGATCTGATAATTCAACCATCCCTGCAAATAATCGGTTACGTCATTGCCCGTTGTGTAATTCGTGGATGAAATGCACTGGCGAAGGAGCCATTCGTCGCTTTTTGCGACTACTGGCGTACAATACAAATACATGTCGCTTCCCGCGTGGTTCGGAACAATGATCACGAATGTATGCACGTTGCAAAAGAGATCCGCAATAACGTAATTGAGTATGACGTTGTGCAGATGGTTTGCAGTGAAAATGGTGGAGAAATGTGTGTGAAAATAATATATGGGAGCAAAACAAACCACACGATAAACAATAATAGGAAATAATACTAATAAAAAGTACTCCAATTTGCTTATCCAGGATGGCCATCCTCCTGCAAGTGTCATCTGTTTATGGTCTTCATCATTCATCGTGTGGTTGAGTTTGTTTGCCTTATAATATTTGTACGAGTTTGGCGAATAATAAAATAATCGCCACGTAAGCGCGAAGAATGCAATGACTCCGTATTTCACGATGCACGGGGCGTTCATTGTGCGTAAGATGGCGAGATTCTGTTGCACGTTATCTGGGTCATGGCACTCATTGAGGTTGTAATGATGATAAATGTTGTGTTCGCAATGCCACGCCTCCGGCAAAATGTAGTCCATCCAATCGTAAAACCGGCGCATTTTTACACCATACTTAAATCGGTTGTATTTGTTGTTGTGATTTTTTCCCTTGTCGTCGCCATTATTGTTGGCCATGTACCCTCCATGACTCACATGATGGGAAACGGTTGTCCAATGCGAACTAATGGAGAGACCCATCATCGCCCACGGAAACACATAGGACGGGTCTAAAAATGAAAATAATAACCCAGTATAAAATACAACGTTATTGAACGCAACTATACCTTGCAAATGATTGAACGCACGTCGGGTATGTTCAGGTGTGAGTTTGGTGTCTTTGATTGCGCGGATGTTGGCGGCCCATTCCGATAGACGAGATTCTTGCGTCATTGTGAGTATTATGTATAACATATTAACATCATTATTTTTATGTTGGTTTGATGAATGCAATATAATACAATGATGTGCGCAATAAACATGTGATTAAGATATATAAAATCTATTAAAAATATATACACATGTGTTTTTCGGAACGAATTTCTCTCGGAATCGGGTTATCAGGAATTGCAACGGCCGCGCTTATTTACGCGCGCACCAATAACGCGTGTGCGTCCATCGGACTTGTGTATTTTGCACTGATGGAAATCATTCAGTATTTTCAATACAAGGTGATTAACCAATGCAACAACAAAACCAACCGATATTTAACAATCCTCGGATACATCCACATTTGTTTCCAGCCGTTGTTTTTCAACCTGTGGCTGTTTGCATTCACGGTGAAGCCGATTGTGCAGTATTTGTATCTCTCGTTTTTTGGAGGACTCATGATGGCATCGCGTTTATTTTTTGTGAAAAACAATGAATTGTGCAATCCATCACATGAACCGTTGTGCGGCAAGCGAACCTGCTCCGTATCGGGGGAACGGCACATTGCGTGGAACCTGCGTTTGCGCGCGCCGGATTGGGTCACTCCCAGCATTTCGCTGCATTTCTTTTTGTGGATTTTTCCAGCGCTCTCCATGTTTCAATTGAAACCGTTGATGGCGATTTTGCTTACTGGGCCATATTTCGGATATCTATTGACAAACAACATCCACGAACGGCCGGCAATTTGGTGCTACACATTTATCATGCAAGTGATTGTCACGTGCTGGTTATTGCTGCGATAGACGACAAATACTATATGAAAGGCATTTAAAGCCACATGCATTTAATTCAAATAACCCAAAAAATTGAAAGGTTGTCCGAGTTTGTCAACTTTTCAACAGACAACAACAACAACAACAGACAACAACAACAACAACCTCAAGGAAACCAGAATCAACAACAATGTTTCGTACAGTATCAGTATCATCATCTGTTCAATCCGTTCCTGCGCCTGCTCCTGGAAAGAATGCCGGCAAAAACAAGAAGAAGCGTGCCAACAAGAAGAAGCGTGCGGCAGCAAAAGCCGGGACTGGTGGCGTTTCAGGAACCATGACATCACAACTCGGTGCCGGTCGCGCCACGGTTCCTCAGTGGTGCAAAATTGACATTGACCAGGTGGCAAACCACGCCGGCGGGTTTGTGTGGAAGCTGACCGACCTGGAGCACGCCAGGCGCTACTTGATCATGGGCGCCAAGGACAACGGCAACTTCTACCAGACCAGCGAACAAGTGTCAACCGAGTGCAATACGGCCATTCTCCGCGTCATCCGCAGCAATTCGCCCGACGACTTCAAGCATCTGTGCGCAATGGTGGAGGACATCTCGGTCAGAGGGCTGGCTGCGCGCCAAGAGCCCACGCTGCTCACGCTCGCGGCGGCCATCGTGTTTGCCCCCACGGCAGAAAAAAAGGCAGCGGCACTGGCGCTGGTTCCCAAATGCGTGCGCATTCCGACGCACGCGTTCATGCTGGCTGGCTACGTCACGGACCTGTCGCAGTGCAAGCCTGGAAAGGAGAAGGGCAAGGGCTGGGGGAGCGGCTTCCGCAAAGCGCTCGGGCAGTACTACACGAGCCGACGAGGTCTGGAGCTGGCAACCGCGCTCACCAAGTACAAGAACCGCGAGGGATGGCGCCACGAAGACTTGCTGCGCATGCTGCACGTCAATCCGGCTGCGCTGAGGGACGACGGTGCGCGCTTGGTGTTCAAGTACGTGTTTGCATGTGCCAGGGGGGAGAAGGAGTTCATTCGCAAGCTGCTGGCCGACATTATCGCCGCAATCACGCAGGAGCGGGCCATGCAGCTGCTGGACACGCCGGTTCCGTCTACCAAAAAGGCTGAAAAACCCGAGTCCAAATCCAAACCCAAACCCAAACCATTCTCTGTGGCGGGGTTCAAGTCGGCAATTCAAAGCGTGTTCTCCAAGGCAACAACAGCTGCAACAAATGCAAAGCCCGCACAAAGAAAAACAGAAATCCGATTCAAACCCACAACAACACCAAATTCGGACTCAGACGATGTGACCAGCGTGGAGATTGCGACCTCAGCATTTCAGTGGAAGCGCATGTTCATGAACCGCGTGCCAGGAGGATTTACGATTTCACTGGAACTGCCGCCCGGAACGCACGACTTCAAGTTCATCGTGGGCGGAGTGTGGCAGTGCGACCCCAGCAAGCCGATTCATAAGACGGGCGAGCACGAAAACAACTTCATTGTGATCTCAGACCAGGAACCGACGACGGCACCAAAAACAATAACCGCAACCCCTGTGTCACGCGACCTCGTTGACACCGCTCTCTACCTGCAGGCAATCCTGGCGATTGAATCATGCACCACGAGTGTGTCCGACCTCTACAAGGCCCTTGGGCTGGTGCGGGAGCACGGCCTGGTGCGCGAGCAGATTCCCACGCACTTGCTCAACAGTTCGGACATTTGGAAGGAGCTGTTGATGTCAAAGGGCGCCAACGGGAAAGGCATGCCGCTGGAGGCCCTCACTCGCAACCTGGGGAAGCTGTCGTCGCTGCCCAACTTCATGGGACCCGCAAACACGGATGTCATCTGCGCCCGACTTTCATCCGAAGAGGACATTCAAAAATCGCGCATTCATCCGTTCAAGGTGTTGGTTGCTTCCCGAATCTACGGCGCAGGAAAGGCATTGAAGGGCTCATTATGTTGGACGGTGTCGCCGCGAGTGCGCGACCAACTCACGACCACCTTCCTGCGTTCATTCAAGAACGTGGCACCCACGGGCAAACGCTACATGGCCGCGCTGGACGTGAGCGGCAGCATGGATGTGGCCTGCATGGGATGTCCCGCCATCAGTTGCAGGCAGGCATCCGCCGCGCTGGCGCACATGCTGTACGAAACCGAGCACAATGGCGGTGGCCATGTGTACGTGCGCGGCTTCACCGCGGCATCATCGTCTGGCTATAGCTATAGCTACACGGGGTCCGGTTCCGTGAGTCCTGCAGACAACGGGTTCCGCAACTTTGACCCGTTTTTGAGGCGCGGCATGACACTGGATCAGTTCATCGCGGCAACCAATGCACCCTTCGGCGCCACCGACTGCTCGCTCCCCATGCTGCGCGCGATGGAGGAAGGTTTGGACGTGGATGTGTTCATCGTCATGACGGACAGCGAGACGTTTGCGGGCAAAGTGCATCCCCAGGTTGCACTGGAAGAGTACCGCAAGAAAGCCAACAAGCCCGACGCGAAGCTGATTGTGGTGGGAATGACCGCGAATTGCCTGACGATTGCCGACCCGAACGACCGCAACACGTTGAACCTTGCGGGGTTTGACGCGTCAATGCCGGAAATCATCGCCATGTTTGTGCGCGGGGAACTATAGACGGGAACCCAGGTCATCGCAGTAGCCTTGTGTCCCGTAAGCCCTCCTTTGCGCCCGCACCCCTCCTCCGAACCTTTCCCTCTCCTTTGCGCCCCGTAACCCCTCCTTTGCGTGTATGTGTTTTTTATTTTCAGTTTACACGACGTCATTGCACATTTTCTCTATTTTCAAAAAAAATTGAATACTTTTTTTTCAAGATGGAATAAAATGCAGCGAACCCAGACATCATGAGCAGACAACAACAAGAACAACAACTCTTCAGCCGAACCGCCGAGCTGTTGTATGATGACAAAATCACGCCGAAACAAGCATGTTCGTTTATTGAGACGCTCCGCGATGCGAGCATATATGCGGACGATATATTGGAGCCAGAAAACCCAGAACAAGAAAAGCAAAAAGGATTCAACGAAATTGCGGGGGTTTATGCAGATTGGAAAATCACAAAGGAAGAAGCATGTGACCTCTTTGTGGAGTGGATCGAGGAGTGGAAGACTGTAAAGAATTGAAAGGATGCGAATTTGCGGGCGGGCATGGTGGTTTAAATGCCCTTTTTTTTTGATAAACTGAAACGCACTTAAAACAAAGACGCAATGAATAAATAAATAAATAAATAAATCCATTAATTCATGCCACAAACCACAATCACGTTTTATGACAATCGCGGTCGCGTGGAAACCGCGGACATGCATGCTGTCGTGTTCAGCGACGGGGTTGAGCGCTTCATTTGCACTCACGCCCATGTGCCGGATGCCTACTTGCCCAGAGATGTCTACATCTTGAATGAACATTCCCAAAATAGTGAATGCGTTGCGGTTGGCACGTACACCACGACCGAAACAAAATCAACGCAGTGGTTCAACCCGCGCACGAATGCATGGGAGGGAGCGCCAAGTGTGAAAACCTATATTTTTCATAAAAATTGATTTTGACTGCATTGACTTAATGTAAATGTGATGCACACATAAGTCAAAATCAAAATCAATTTCAGGACCATGGCAGCCGAAGTCATCTTTTTCACAATCATGATCGTCGTCTTTGTTGGCTATATGGTTGTGATGCATTTTATAAAACGGAATGATTAAATGCACACGCGTTCACTGGTTCTGGTATGCGGGAACGATGGTGGACCCCACCACGATTTGCCGGTTTCCGCCGCTGGTCGTCAGCACGGATCCGCCGCCGGATTGAAACCCGCTGTTCAGAGCGCCTTTTTTGCGGGGGGCAGTGCATCCACCCGCGCGACACCGCTGCAGTCGCGTGTTGCGAATCGTATTATCATTGCTCCTAAACGAAAGCGGAACTCCGGCGGCGTTGATGGAGGATTGACCGATTGCATTATTATGTTTTCTCTCAATGTAGAGTTCGGTGTCATGGTTTTGGACGGCCCACTTCTTGGACCCGCCCTGGCAATACGCGCTGTTTGCCGGGCTGGCATAATTTGCGCCGCCTAAAGTGCGCAAGTACACGGCGCGACCCATTGCAAAATCGTTGCCGCCGTCGCTCGGGTAAAATTTGGCGGGCATGGCCGACGGGGCCGACAGCACCGCGTTGTTGTCGGCTTGCTTAATTAAAATGCCTTGGTCTGCCGGACCGGGGAATTGCGGCGCAATGGGATGAGGATAATACACGAATTTTACCATGATATGTGCAATTAATATAATGGAATGTTTTATTTTTTTTTGGTGGTGCGATTGCGAGATTGCCTTTTAAAACCGGCGCACACGACGCCACGCGCTTTGGGATGCAAAGCTGGCGTCCCCGCCGAACGACTTGTCGTTATACGTGCGGTTGATGGCTTGGTTCTTCTTAAAGGTGGTGTAGTCCGAACCGTCGTACACGTACTTCACGTTGCAGGTGGACGAGGGAATGCCCGTGCCGTCGTTGGTGGCTTGCACGTGCCCCGCAAACATCCTCCATGCGCCAATGACGGAGCTGCGCACTCGGCCCTGCACTTGATCCGACCCGCCCGACACGTAGTTTTGACGTCCTAAATAATCGCCCGCGTTGTTCACCAACCGAAACGGGGTGGTGACCGGCTTGCGACCATTCACGACGCCTGATGCGTACTGCCCGTTCCAGGCCTGCCTCAGCAAAAGGCGGTCCATGCTGCGTTCGTTGCCGCCCTCCATCCCGCTGCCACCGTGCGTTCCGGCGCCACCACCCAGCAGCGCAGGAGAGTATCCATTGTATCCTCCACCTAAAGGGCTGGGCTGTGAATTCGGAGACACGAACGAGTTCGGGTTCCGAGTCACGCCCGACATGGCAGAAGAGTAACCGATTGATGTTGACATACTGTGATAAAGTTCGTGGGTTGATTAATATAATATGACACGATATAAAAAAATGCATTTGCTATGGTTTTACTAAATGTGTTTTTTTGTGCATTGTGCATTGTGCATTGTGCATTGTGCATTGTGCACACTTATTCCGTCATGATGCGCGGTGCAATGTTCATGGTCTGCAGCTCTTGGAACAGCAGCTTGCACGCGTATGGGATTTCAACATACGCAAACTCCGTGCGGTTCTCGCACATGTGGCAGCAGTGTATCCCCATCTTGTCATTCACTGCAGCAATCATGCCGCAACACTTGCACACGTGCACCTGATACTTGTCCGACGAATCGTACATGCGCCCACGCGTGAATCGGGAGGCCCCGTGCGCCACCATGCTGTCGCGCTCCATTTCGCCAAATCGGTGCCCGCCATCCCGGCTGCGCCCCTCTGCCGGCTGCCGCGTCAAATTCACCATCGGCCCGATGGACCGGCTGTGCTGCTTGTCGTTCACCATGTGTTTCAAGCGCTGGTAGAATGCAGGCCCAATGAAGACGCTGGTCTCAATTTGTTCCCCCGTGAGCCCGTTGTACATGAGCTGATTGCCATTGCATTCGTAGCCCAGCTTCAGCAGCTCCTGCCGAATCGTTTCAATGTCCAGTTCGCCAAACGAGGTGCCGTCGCCAAACAAGCCCAGCTCCACTAGAACCATGCCCAGCAACGTCTCTTTCAGTTGCCCAATCGTCATGCGAGACGGGATGGCGTGCGGGTTGATGATGATGTCCGGACGCAGCCCCTGCGCCGTGAACGGCATGTCGCGTTCCGGAATGATGTTGCCCAGCGTGCCCTTCTGCCCATGGCGCGAGCTGAATTTGTCGCCCATGACCGGCTTGCGCAGCGTGCGCACCTTCACCTTGCAAATGCAGTACCCCTCGCCATTCCGCTCCAAGAAGTTTCGGTCAATGTAGGACTCCTCGTGCGTGCGATACGCTCGGCTCTGATCCTCAAACTTCAACAACTTCGTGGGGTCGTTCCGGTTGATGGGCACCACCTTTGCAATGATGATGTCGCGGTTCTCCACCAGCGTGTTTTCCGGCATCACGCCCTTGGCGTTCACCTTCTCGTAATTCCCGAACTTCATGCCCTTGGTTTTCGCAGGGTCGGGCTTGCACCGCACCTCTTCATCCCCGTTGATTTTCTTGTCCTCGTCCTTCTCGGTGTGGTAAATCACCGTTTGAAACAAGCCGCGGTCAATGGACCCCTGGTTCATCAGCACGCTGTCCTCCTGGTTGTACCCCGTGTGCGTCATGATTGCCACGATGACCGGCCCACCCGACGGAATCTTGTCCAGCTTGATCATGCCCATGACCCGCGTGTCCACCAGCGGCCGCGCCGGATACGTCATCACGTACGCCGTCTTGTCCATGCGCTTGTCAAAGTTCGTCACGTACATGCCCATCGCCTGCTTGGCCATTGCCGACTGGTACGTGTTCCTCGGCGACTGGTTGTGCTCCGGGAACGGAATGCAGGACGCGATGACGCCGAATATGGTGCTGGGGTGAATCTCGCAGTGCGTGTACTTGTATTTGAACGCATCGTCCCGCGGCAAATACAGGTCCGACGGTTTCATGGCAACCATGCTGAAATTCTGCTCCTCCGGGTCAATGTATTCAATCACCGCATCCGGAATGCGAAAATCCGTGAGCAGGTCGTCCCAGCACAACTCCTTGCTTCGCAGCCGCTCAATGATGTCCTTGGTGATGTAGAGCCCGCCGGTTGCTTGGTTCACACGCAGCACGGGACGCGTGATGCGCCCCGCATCCGTGCAAATCCGGATTTCTTGTGTCCGGTAGTTGAAAACAACCGACGTGTAAATGTTGATGATTCCGCGTGTTTTTTTGTCTTTGAAATCATTGTACAGCCGCTGGGCATCAATCGCATTTCCAATCCAGGCCCCGTTCACAAACACCTTCACCCCTTCATGCATGCGCACTTGAGCGGCGCTTTCCAGCGGCACAATGTACGCCTGTATTTGTTCGCGAATGTTGTCAGAGTTGCTGATTGTGGTGAGGTGCGTCATGTAGCTGATGTTTTTCACCACACCCACGCTGCCGCCTTCCGGCGTCTCGGCCGGGCACAAAAACCCCCACGTGGTGTTGTGCAGCTTGCGCGGCGGAATCAGCTTGCCGCTCTTGTCAATCGGCGTGTTGATGCGCCGCAGGTGGCTCAAGCTGGAAATGTAGGTCAGCCGATTCAAAACCTGCGCAACGCCGACTTTCGTGGAGCTCACGTTCTTGATTCCAAAGTCGCCGGTGGACAGCGCTTTTTTGAGCCCGTTTTCAATGGTGGACGACTTGATGATTTTGTACACGTTGGTGTTGTTCACAATGCTCAAGTAGTCGTCGGTGGAGCGCCACGACCCCGTGTTGATCTCGCGAATGATTTGCTTCGTCATGTCTTTCACCACCTTGTTGAAATAATTGCGGAACAGGTTGTTCAACAGCGCCCCCGTCGCATCCACGCGCTTGTTCACGTACGAATCACGGTCGTCTTGGCGCGACGCGTCGCCGATGATGCTCGCCCCAATCAACCGGTTCGCCATGTATCCCAAAAAGTACAGCCGTTGCTTTTCAGTGCTGCAGTGCGGGAATAAGTCGTTTTTCAAAATGTCCGTGGCAAATTCGCGTTTTTTTCGCGCGCCGGCTTCCTTGTCCACATTCATGGGGGTGTACATGACGTGACTGGTGACAATCTTGAGCGCGTCTTCTTGCGTGAGCACCGTGTTTGCGTCAATGATGGACCCTTGCAGCGCTTCCAATGCAGCCGAATCGCCGGTCAAATCCAACAAAATGACCTCGCAAATCTCCTTGTCCGAAAGGATGCCCAGCGCTCGGAACACGACAAAGAGCGGGAGCGGTTGTTTAATGCGCGGAACCTGCACATAAATCGGGTACCCAAACCCGTTGTTTTTGTTGGCAATCATCATGTTGATTTGCTTCGGCGAAATGCACTTGAAATCGGGGACCGACTTGATTTCCGCCAACCAGTTCCATTTGGTGTTGCCTTTGGACACGTTGAAGCAGTACACGCGGTTTTCGGCCGCGCGCTCCTGGCCCAGCACCGTTTTCTCGCTGCCGTGCATGATGAAGTAGCCACCGGCGTCGTGTTTGCACTCGCCGGTTTCTTGGTGGCTCACGTGTTGGCACTGTTTCAACACGCAAATGCCGGATTTCAGCATGATGGGGAGCTTCCCAATCGGTATTTTCGGCAGCACCTTGTGAAAGTATTGTTCGTTTTCCAGTTCGGGTCCCGTGCGAACCGTGATTTGAATTTTCACGTCGATCATCATGGACGACGCGTAGGTGAAGTTCCGCAACCGCGCCTCCTGTGGAAACATGAGTTTTGTGGCGCCGTTGTTTTCGTGTATTTGAGGCCGATACAGGTTGAAGTGCTTGAATTCCACCGTCATCTCTAGGCGGTGTTTTTTGGCAACACGGTCATAGTCCTGGTCCGACGCAATGCGCACCGGATTGAACATTTCAATGGTGCGCTCCAGTTGATTGTAGACGAAATCGTTATAAGACTCCAACTGGTGCCGCACCAGCTTCTCCAAGTGGGAGTTTTCAAAGTACGAGCCGATCATGTCCCACGGCTCCTCCACGTACTGGCCGATGGCGGCCTCCAATTCTTCACGAATGCGTGATGATGATGATGACATTGATGACATTGATGACATTGATGACATTGATGAATGACTGATTTGATATGAGGGTCGTTTGACTGGCTAATTTGCAATTCAATTTTTGCGTTTAAATTGATTTTACGAATTAAAAACAACATATAAACAATTTTGCTTTCACGATGACGCAGACAAATGATAAACTCTCGTTGCGGTCATGGACTGGCGATTTTCATGGGTTTCCCTTTCAACCCATTTACGTGGGGGGCAAGCGGGCCAAAATTTGCGTGGTGTCCGCGCCGTTGTATGCACATGAAATCCGCACGTTTCATGCATTGAAACAAAAGGGATACGTAATGATTGGAATATCATCGTTTGGACATTATCCCTTCATGCACGAATCAGACATGCTCAACAACGATCGGTCGGCAATGCTGCAAACCGAGGAGCATCGGTCAATCATGACCCAATTTGATGGCTGGCTCACATGTTCAAGGGAACCGGTTCCATGCGATATTCCGCAATTGATGTTCAGTGAATCCGATTGCATTTATCTCAACGACAGCACCGCGCCAAAAGGATTGGCTAAAAAATACGACGTCATCTACAATGCCGCCAGCGACAGCGCATTCCATCAATACCACAAAAATTGGAATTTGGCAAAGGAATGCTTTAAAAAAATGTCGGACGCGGGCTTGACTGTTTTAGTGATTGGCCGGAATGCGCCGAGTGATTTTGAATTGCCAGGCGTTTCATACACCCCGTATTTGAAGTGGCACGAGTTTTTGGACACGATTGAAGCATCGCGCATCCTGTTTGTTCCCAACGTGTCGGACGCATCCCCCCGCATCATCACGGAAGCGTTGTGCAAAGGCACGCCCATTCTTGTGAACAAGCACATATTTGGGGGGTGGAAATACGTGAACGACTGCACGGGGGCATTTTTTGAATCGCAGGATGACGTCATGCCTCAACTGCATCGCGTGTTGAACGCAGCATGTGCCCCTCGTAAATGGTTTTTGGACACGTATTATCCCGACGGGGAATCCGCGCAGTTGAAAGAGTTGAAACGGTTCATTGAATCCATGTGTGGAGGCGCGGTTCCGTTGGAAGCAAAGGCAAACGAAATAACCGAGTACGCGTACGCATTGAACCTGCCAGACATGGAAATGCACGATGTTCAATTCATTTATGTGTCGGTTGACACGGAGGATCACACCTCTTTGTGCCGGCACGACTTGTTGACCCATACGAACACGCTGAATGTGAAATTCAAGACAGATTTGACCCCGCATCATTGGGTGGTGTGGCCGTATTACAGATCCACTGGATGGGGCACTAAACAAGACTTCGGGTTGACCATGACGAATGAATAAAAATAAACGATATAAAAAAAACCGTGAATCACATTACATTAAGCCCGCGCATTTATCTGTGTCCAACCATCCAACAAATGAAACCTCAACCCCTGGCCGAGTTTATCAAATCAAACAATACGACATTTGCCGCGCTGTTTGACAATCCGCACATTGTGGGACCGCGACGCGAAGCGCCCCCCACAGCACAAGTGGTGGTTGAGCGCATCAACATTTGCTGCGAGGTGTCCTGCATTGCCGACTTGTTGCGGATTGTCAAAGAAAACCCCGTGGCCGAAAACGTGGAATACAACATTAATATGAACGCCCTGCACCGCATTTCGGAGCCGCTGCACAAGCTGGACGCCATGATCGGCATGGACTCCCTCAAATCAAACGTGGTGGACCAAATCATTTACTTCATACAGGACCTGCACAAAAATGAAAAAGACAAGGGAGACAAGGGAGACAAGGGAGACAAGGGAGACAAGGGAGACAAGGGAGACAAGGGATGCGTTTTTAATGACTACATGCACACCGTAATTTATGGGCCGCCCGGCACCGGTAAAACCGAGGTGGCCCAGCTGATCGGCGCCATTTTTTCCCGCATGGGCGTGCTTCGCAAAAATCGATTTAAAAAAGTCACGCGGTCCGACCTGATTGCCGGCTATTTAGGGCAAACCGCTATTAAAACGGCGGACGTGATTAAGGAGTGTTTGGGCGGGGTGCTGTTCATTGACGAAGCGTACGCGCTGGGCAACCCTGAAAAGCGCGACTCCTTTTCCAAGGAGTGCATTGACACGCTGTGCGAAGCGCTGAGTAACCACAAGTCCGACCTCATGGTCATTGTCGCGGGATACGAAAAAGATTTGAACGACTGCTTTTTCAGCGCCAATCCGGGTCTGAATTCACGGTTCACATGGCGGTACAAAATTGACGACTACACGCCGGCGCAGCTTGCGAAAATATACGAAAAAAAGGCGCTGGACTGCGGGTGGGAACTGCGCGAACCGGTTCGTCTGAACTGGTTTGAGGACAACATGGGGTATTTCAAGTGCTACGGGCGCGACATGGAAACGCTGCTGTCCCGCGCCAAAATTGCGCACGGGCGCCGCATCTTCGGTTCATCAGATGACAAAAAACGGTGTCTCACGCATGCCGATTTGGAAAAAGGCATGACCGTGTTTCTTGCCAACGACGAAGTCCGGCTGCGCAAAGACTCCGGCACCGGCGGTGTGCTGGCTTCCATGTACTTGTGAGTGCGCAATATATGTCAAAATATTTTATATCATGACATATATTTGTTCATGCAGTTGAGTTGCGAATGAGTTCAAAAAAACAAATCACCATTGATCCGAGTAGTTTAAGCGACGGGCATGGGCATGCAAATAACACCACGTTGAAACGCCAGCGCAAACCCAAGCCCCCCGTTGCATTGCTCCGCCCCAACACCGTGAAAAAAAACTTGCTGGAAAAAATAAAGGATTATAAACGTCGCAATGAAGAAACGCCATCATTGCATACACCGTCGTCTGCTCTGTCGGACAAGGACTTGGCTAACCAGTTCAAATCATCGTCCAATTATTTGGAACAACTTATGAACAAAAAAAAAGATGCACGCAAGCACGCAACCAAGACCAAGACCACTAATGCGAATCAGGTCATGCCTATGCCTGCACCCATGCCTGCACCCATGCCTATGCCTGCACCTATGCATGTGCCTGCACCTATGCCTGCACCCATGCCTGCACCCATGCCTATGCCTGCACCTATGCATGTGCCTGCACCTATGCCTGCACCTATGCCTGCACCCATGCATGTGCCTGCACCTATGCCTGCACCTGCACCTATGCCTGCACCTGCACCTGTGCCTGTGCCTGCACCTATGCCTGTGCATGTGCCCGCGATCCAAAATGAAATATCATTGGTATTGCCCCCAGAATTGCAAGTAAATCCATTAACATCCATGTATTCAATGCCACACTCGTTTAACATTCCGATTCCTAATCCTTCGGTTGACACCCCTATTCCTAATCCTTCGGTTGACACCCCTATTCCGATTCCTTCGGTTGACACCCCTATTCCGATTCCTTCGGTTGCTTCGTTTGCGGATGTTCCGTATGGTTGTTTGCGTAACGGTATCAAACCAACGTATCGCACATATCACAGAAACATGACAGAACAATCATCCCATTCACACACCCTCAAGAGACCCATTGCATCAACATTCAATACAAATGCTGCTATCGCCGAAGAAAACCCAATGATCCAAGAACGGCAACGCAAACTGAGAGAGTTGCAAGAAAGGGCAACGACAATAAGCAACGCGACAATAAGCAACGCGACAATAAGCAACGCGACGACACCCGTTCCCGTGCCCCCCACCAAACTCAAAAACAAGATCAAGCAAACCATTACCAAAAAATACAAGCTCGGCCGAACCCCGGGCAGCAACGTGGTTGGCGTCTTCATAAAAAACAACGAAACCCGACGCCAGGTGCAGGAGGAACACGGCCAATTAAAACGCGAACCCATCATTGAGGTGCGCAAATACTTGCACGATCACGGGTTGTTGAAGGTGGGATCCGATGCGCCGCCCGACGTTTTGCGCAACATGTACGAAACCGCCAAGCTGACCGGCGAAGTCAACAACGTCAACAAGCACGTGATTTTGCACAACTTCATCGCAACCGCCGACAAGGACGCCGATTGAAACCCCTAATGCATTTTCAAAACACATTTAAAGAGAGAAATGCATGAATATGCAACGTGATTCAGTCAACCATTCAATTCAAATTTTTTGCATGGCCCTTGTCAAGGAATACTTCCGCCTCTCCAAAGAGGCGGCAACCAAATACGGTCCCAAAACCATTCTCCTCATGCAGGTGGGGGCATTTTATGAATGCTACAGCGAGTGCGAACTGGGGGGCACCAATCGCGCCACCATGGACGAATTCACGCGCATATGCGAGCTGGCATCCGCCAACAAGTGTCCCGGCATCCTCATGGCCGGATTTCGCGACTACAGTCTGGACAAGTATTTGAACCGCATGCAGGAGGCGGGATGCACGATTGTGGTGCATTCGCAGGACGCACAAAACAAGGAGGAGCGTTCCCTCAGCGGGGTGTATTCCCCCGGCACGTTTTTCAACAACGAGTCGCCCGCCCTGTCCAACAGCGTGGCCTGCATTTGGATGGAGCGCATGCGCACCAAAACGGTGATCGGCATGGCCAACATTGACGTGTTCACTGGACGGTCCAGCGTGTTTGAAGTGGAAACGGAGCTGATGCATGTGCACACCACGTATGATGAGCTGGAACGCTTCATTTCATCACACACGCCGAGCGAGGTCATCCTGATTGCCGAGCAGTTCTCTGCAAAAGAGACGGACGATTTGCTCCATTTTACCGGAATTGCTAACTGCGCACACTTGATCCACCGGCCGGACTCAACGCGCGACGACGTGCAAAAAGCCAAGAAGCAAGTGTACCAACGCGAGGTATTAACCCGGTTTTTTGGATCGCTGACGGTGAAACCCGGGCTGCTGCAATTCACCGCGCACGAGTTTGCAACCCAGTCGCTGACGTACTTGCTGAATTTCGTCCACGAGCACAACCCGCACTTGGTGCACCGCATCACGGAACCCGCATTTGAGAACCGCTCGGACCGCATGGTGCTGGCCAACCATTCGCTGAAGCAGCTCAACATCATTGACGACGACAACGGTGCCAAGAGCGGGGCCGGCAAGTGCTCCTCCGTGTACCGGCTTCTGAACAACTGCATGACGCCCATGGGCGCGCGCCAGTTTCGCACCCAGCTGTTGAACCCCTGCTGCTCTGCGGCGAAGATTCAGCGCGAATACGACATCACCGCGCACTTGATTTCAAGCAATCGCGTGACCGATGCATGGCGTCCCCAGTTGGCGCAGCTGAAAGACCTGGAAAAATTCAACCGCCTCATCATGATGCGCAAGTGCACGCCTCAAATGCTGCACTCGTTTTACGCCGGGTTGGCCATCGTGGAGGAACTGCATGCGGGCACGGACGCGACCGTTCAAGCGTACTTGAATGCAACCAATGCCAATGCCAATGCCAATGCCAATGCCGTAACCACGGAACCCGTGGACGCCATGTGCGCCCGGCTGCGTCATCATTTGGACACCACGTTCCACATGAACAAGTGCGCCAATGTGGGCGCCGACTTGGGCGAGTGCGACTTTGTGCGCCCAGGAATTAGCGCCGAGTTGGACGCGCTGCAAGCGCAAAATGACGCCGCAACCCAAACCTTGTCCGAATTGCGGACTTATTTGGACTCTCTCATCACGTGCGGAGAGAAAAGCAGATCCAACGCAACCGATGTCGTCAAAATTCATGAAACCGACAAGGGCAGCATCACGGTGCAGGCCACGAAACGCCGCACCAAGCTGCTGGCCGATCAAATCCGACAGCAAAAGCTGGATCAAGTGCGCATCGGTGACCGCTGGTTCTCGTTGTTGGCGCTCACGTACACGGCAGCCACCAGCGCAAACAATGAAATCACGAGCCCGCAGCTCAACGAGCTGTGCCGCAGCATCGTGGTGTCCAACCAAAAAATCAAGGAGATTGTGGGAAAAATTTACGCCGACTTTGTGCACAAGCTGCAGGACTGGGACCCCGTGTTCCAGCAGCTCATCCATTTTGCCACCACGCTGGACTTGCTGCAAAACAAGTGCTACATTGCCGTCAAGTACAACTTCTGCAAACCCGTCATTGCGTCTGGCTCCGAAAAGTCGTTTTTTGACGCGCGCGACTTGCGCCACTGCCTCATTGAGCGGCTGAACGAGGACGAAACCTACGTGGCAAATGACGTGGCGCTGGGCTTGAATGCAGCGGATGGAGGCAGTGGGGGTCCCCGGGGCATGCTGATTTACGGCACCAATGCCGTCGGCAAAACGAGCCTCATTCGCGCCATCGGCATTGCCATCATCATGGCGCAGGCGGGGCTTTACGTGCCGTGTTCTGCGTTCACATACCGTCCTTACACCACCATTTTCACGCGCATTCTGGGCAACGACAACCTGTTCAAGGGGCTGTCCACGTTCCAGGTGGAAATGAGCGAGCTGCGCGTCATCCTGCGCACGGCCACCGACCGCAGTCTCATTCTGGGCGACGAGCTCTGCAGCGGCACCGAAATGGACTCTGCCATTGCCATATTTGTCGCGGGACTGACGCACCTGCATAAAGTGGGCTGCACGTACTTGTTTGCAACGCACATGCACGAAATCAACGGGTACGACGAAGTGCGCCTATTAACCAAGATGTGCATGAAGCACCTCACGGTTGTGTACGACAGGGCCAAGGATGCCTTGATGTATGGGCGCAAGCTGGCGGACGGCCCCGGCGCCAGCGTGTACGGACTGGAAGTTTGCAAGTCACTGCACTTGCCCGACGCGTTCTTGGAATTCGCGAACACGGTGCGCCTGCGGCATCGCGCCCCCCCGTGCGACATCGGCATCCTGTCGTTTGAGCCGTCGCATTTCAACGCGCACAAGCTGAAGGGCGTGTGCGAGCGCTGCGCCGTGGAATTAGCGCAAGAGGTGCACCACTTGCTGCCGCAAAAGGACGCCGACAGCCGGAATTACATTGGGCACGTGCCGAAAAACCACGTGGCCAACTTGATGGCGCTGTGCACCCGGTGCCACGACGAGGTGCACAGGCATTGATTGAACCACTTTTACACCTTTTCTCATTTAAAACATCAACCCAGCGAATAAACCATAATTTATTTATGTTTTGCTTCCATATGCAACTTAAATAATCCTTTTGAAAAATTACCAAAATCACATGCTTCACAATAATATTTAAACTCCTTTTTTCTTTCTTCCTTATTTGCGTGGTTATTCAAATAATGAAGTTTCATATTGGTCGTTCGTGTAGTTGTATAATCACATATTTTACAATTTGGTTCAAATACCTTATCACTCCTAGTCTTTCTTATCCCGTTATTTTTATGTTTTTCACATTCTAAATGCTGTTTCCAGTGTGCAGGATACATACATTTATAATTACAGCATTCACAGGGTTGAGAAAATTAATTCATAAAAAATATGATACAATAACGATAAATGAATGCAACACAAGTAAGAAGTGTTGTGATTGTAATAATGATTTGGAGTATTATAAAGATAAGGAAGGAAATAAAGTATTTCTAACTGCGTGAGTTGCGAAAACAAAAAAATCGTATTTAGAACCAGAGACGCAAACTCTTCTATAAACATAATGAAATTAACACATTCTTGGATAGAAAAACAAGAGCGACCATTATGTTTCCAAATTTCGTCTTTCACCTGTTCCAATAAAAAAGAAGAACAGGAAAAAGTAAGACCATCGTAGGTGAAATTCCTACTATTGATTTTACGCTTTTTTCTTATTTTTTTTGCTCTATAAAATGGGCGTTTTAAATGAGAAAAGGTGTAATGGTTGATATTAAAAATACGAACTCCATTTATGCAAGAGATCCATGTCTTTTTGCGCAATGACATCGTTTGCCAATAAATTATCATAAATTGACATTAGTGCAGATTTTACGTTTAATTTATCATCATCTGATGTGTTTACCGATATTTCTTTCAATGGTTTTGAATCCCAAACCACATCATTTATTATTAATTTTGTATTGTAATACAAGCAATCCATGTCATCTCGTAGTAATGGTTCTTTGGTTATTAATTCAAAATCGCGTGATTTTAAATAACTACAGTCTTCTGCAAAATGTGTTGAATTTTTATACAGGGTGGTAGTGGTGTCGCTATTGCTTTCCATGACAATGAACATGACATTGGTTAGTAAATTTCCGGCAGATTTAATTACATTTAGGTCATTGCCTTGTGCATCAATTTTTAAAATGTGTATAATTTCATTTTTTAAATATTTTTCAATTATCGTTTTCAATGGTTGAGTTTCTACTTCTTTTTGTTCAATTATAGTTGTTATCTGGTGAATCACGCTGGGCGGTATGTAAAAATGGGTTAGATTGCATTCAGATGTTGTCAATTCCGTATTAAATTCAAACAATGATGATGTGTCGCGAGAATTTGTTATGTTAAACATTTTTTTGCCAGATTCATTGTCTATGGCAACATTATGCAAAATAGTAAATTTATTTAAATGATTGTGCCAGTGTTTATATTGTTCAATCAGCGGATCAATTCCAATTGAAAACACATTTGCATGGGTTATTAAATTTCTAAAATCTCCAATTGCGCACCCAACATCAATGCAATTTATTTTTTGGAACTTTCTCAATACCACATTCAGAAATTCAGCAATTTTAAATATTGATTGCGATGTTGTATCGTGGATTGCATCTAGTTGCGAGATACTTATTACATTATTAAAAATAAAATCTTCAGTTTCTTTCCAACCATCATTTTTTGGATATTCGGAATGATTGACATTGTTTATCTTTAAACCAGGAAATAATAGCACTTCTTTGTCATAAACTGAACATAAAATAATCATGGCGTATTGCGACATCCACCATGAGTTGTCATCAAATTTATGTATGTATGGAAATATTTGATTTGAAAAAAATGCTTCTTTTGAAAACGCATTGAACATTCCGTCAAACCATATAGTTGTATGCGCTTCAACCGATGGAATTATTCCATATGTCAAGTAATACCCATCATAATTCGGATTTGCAATAAATGGGTTATATTTTGTAAGTAATCCTTCAAATATGGTAAAACCATCTTCTTGTGAACAATATGCAAATGAAACATCATCGTCTAAAAAAATATAATAATCATACTTTTTTTTCAAATTCAAACCATATTCTCTTAACCGATTTCTACCGGTGGTCCATGTGGAACCTGGATAAAATATGGAAGTATCTGAAGTGGATTCTTTATAACTTAAAAGCACAACATCCCGATGCACGCAATTTTTTAAACACTTGTATATGTCCGGCAATTTGGATGCAGACTGAATGAGGTATAAATATTTTTTATTTTCAATGAAATTCAATATGTTTTCATTGTGAATGTACATTTCATACTCACTCTTGAAATCGCTCATCAAATCATGCTCGTTCCTGTATTGCGTGACATTCGGCGACGAGTACATCATGTAATTGTTCGTTTTTTTCAAAATCGCGTTGCTTATTATTCCGCGCAGAATGTCGCAGTACCGAAACGACACGGAACATGGTATTAATAGACACATGAACACCTCTGGATTCAGCCAAAACGTGTTTTGAGAATTGAAAACGCAAACATTGCGGTTGTTTATCATGATGCGTTTATTTTTTTCCCATTGAATGCAATGTTGATGATTGCATATGATTCTGAACAGGGCGTCCACGTCCGGGTCATTTTCAACTAATCCATTTATTATGGAGGGGGTTTTGTCCGTGGGTTGAATTAAATAATTCGGATTATGTTTCAATAAACTCAGCGGGAATCCACGGGGCCAGATGTACCCATTGTTTGTAAAATATTTGAATATGTTGATCCATGCATTGTTTTGTTCCGTGATCATTTGAAGGCCGTCATTG